TTAGGAAACAATCCTATTAAACTGTTTGATTGCCTCTGCTTCGGTCTCTTCTTTTAAGATATGAGTATACACTTTCAAGGTTATATCGGGCGACGAATGTCCCATGAGGTATTGAACCGATTTAACATCCATCTTGGCTTTGACAAGCCGTGTACAATATTCGTGGCGCATACTATGGGCAGTAACTTCAGGCAATGGTTCATCATGGCAACTATTATAGGCTTTGATTAGTCCTTCAAAAATTCTAACAAGGTTTTTATTCGTATAGGGCCTTCCAGTTTTTGCTATAAACAAGAAGTCGGCTTGCCCATCTATTATTCTCTCTGCTTTTACAATCGGACGTTGTTTTACCGCTTCTTCAAAAGCAATGATGGCGTCTTTAGATAATGGGATAGTCCTTATCCCACTTTCTGTTTTTGTAGGTGCTAAATACAGCCCGCCGCTCTTTCCATCGTACACCATCTGATGAGATATAGTAACAGTGTTGTTATCAAAATCAAATGACTTTTTTGTTAGCCCGCATAATTCTCCTGCTCGAAGTCCTGTCTCGTGCAAAAGCATCACCATGCCAACATGCCTTTTATATACTCGACTAGATTTCATGAACTTGATCAGATTTTGATACTGCTCTTCTGTTAATATTTCTTTTTCTTTTGAGTCACATTTGACAACTGTATTTAATTTAAAAACGAATGGATTTCTAGGAATTATATTCTCATCAAACATTTCTTGAAATGCCGGTCTAGCTAAAGACATGACATCTCTGATTGTTGTATAACAATATCCTTCGTTATCCAATTCTCGTGCAAATTGTTTTACATCGCGCACTAAAATATCAGTTGCATTCATTTCCCCAATTAGGTGATTCTGAAAGATTTTCAAATTCTGCAATTTTGTTTTATAGCTGCTTGGCCTAATAGTAAGTTTTGTTTCTTCGAGATGTCTTTTTGCTAATTGGTACACTGTGATTTTTGAAGTAGACGTTGTACCCAAATTAAGTTTTTCTTGGATTTCAGCTTCTTTTTCTCTCAATTCTTTAAGTGAAGTGGCGTATATTATTGAGCGTTTTCCAAGTTTGTTTGTCCATCTATATTGGTATCTCCCATCCTTTCTCTGGCTCTCGCCGTCTTTTAAAACTTTGCCATTATTATCTTTACGTCTTATCATGATGCGGAACTCCTTACGTTATATAAGAAGCTCTGGTGTGACACCATGAGTATACCACATCAGAGCCTATATTTCAAACAGAATACGTTTGATCTATATATTTTTCGAGAGCCTTACGTTTGATAAGACGTTTATTCCCCACCCAAAGTACCAATGGACAGTTTTCATCATCAGTAATCGCTCTTAGTCGGCAGACCCCAATCCCCGTGTAAGCAGCCGCTTCATCTAACGTCAGAGTCGTCTTTTCCCAAATTGGGACTTCTTTCATCCAATCACCTCTTCCATCTTCACTGCTCCGTACTTCGCCACACATACATTATAAAGTAGCATGGCACGGGTCATGAGGCCAACTCCGCCGATACGAGGGGTCACCTTGATACCTTCCATCTCATAAATATCATCAGCACAGTCACCGTGTTGCTTTCCATCCTCGTCATAGTTGATACCAACATCGATACAGACTTCAACCCGACCAAGACCAAGAGGTGTGATAAAATTACGTTTTCCGACTGCAGAGATGACCACATCGACCATATCCATTGCAAGAGCAGTACACTTCATAAAACTTCCGCTGCTATTTACAGAAATCACATTACAGTGCCGTTTAATCAGCATATCGACCAACGGACGACCTACGATATCAGATTGACCACACACAAGCACATTCTTGCCATCCAGATCATAATCAATCGCGTCGAAAATCTTCATAACGCCCAGCGGAGTGCAAGGTTGAAATTGAGATGTAGTATTAAAACCATCAACATCAACTGCGTCTGGAATGTAGATATTTTTGGGATTGATATGTTTTGGCAGTGGAAGCTGGACGATGATACCGTCCACATCTTCCCAGTTATAATCTTCCAGTATTTTATTGTTTAATTCGTCTTCAGTAATATTTTCTGGCAGCTTGATAAGCTCCGCTTCGATTCCAACCTCTTCGCAATCGCGCAGTTTACCGCGAATATAAGCGTTGGATGCAGGGTTGTCCCCTACTTGATAAATATATAAAATAGGAGCGTAGTCGGCTTCTGCGATAATATTCTTGATTTTATCCTTGATATCTTGTGCAATAGATTTGCAATCAATAATCATTGTGAGCCTCCTTTATAAGAATGTCTGAAATAGTTTCCTAAGCTTTGCGTTGAGAGCATCATTTTCAAGATATGATGAAGAATTCAATCTGAACTTTCTGTACGGAACGTTTTCAGATGATAGATAAACATCATAATTGATGTCGTCCATTATGAAGGATTCATTAGTGACAACTTTGGCGGTCGGTAAAAAACATTCAAGTAATGAAATATCATAATTGAAATCCTGACAAAGAGATTTACAAAAATCATCAATATCTGGAATCTTCTCATTATCGATATAGTCCCAAATATATTTTATTCCAGTTAGACCATCTTTCATGAGGCCATCCGTTTTTACCATTTTGTGTAGGTCTGTATCAATCAAAATAAATCTACTATAGAATCCAGAAAATCCTCCATTAGACTGTAAAAGCAACTTCATATGTTTTCTCCTTTATACTCACTACTATACAGAATATTTCGTAGCTGATTGATAAAATCATCCACAACGCACTCACTGCAATCTAAATTAACCGTACACATGCCACAGCTATCAGTATAATGGTGCAGTAGATCTTCGATTGATCTTTTATAATATTCTGTTTGGTCTTTATAAAACCCTAATTCTACTGTAAATTTGTCGCTTTTATTTAACGCATTATCGCTATTATTTTTACTCATTTATTACCTCAAATACGATGAAGGAGCCATTGTTTGCTCCAATCGATATTTTTCATGTTCACCCAACATTTCACGTCGCCATCTTTGAATAAATATTTCTGATTGAACTTTCTTAATGTAAAATGTGGCTCGCAGTCCGGCCATGAAAAATTACCGGGGCATCTCCACACAAGATATAAATCACCCGGAATTAGATTTGACTTATCTGTTGTCATACAACTCAACAAAAGTGTTTTAACGAATGGATCATACATATCGACATAGGCTACTACGTTTAAACATGGGCGCGTGACGTTATTTAGATATGGATGAATGAAGTTCCTTGAGATTCTAAATCCAGGCTTAAATCCATCTATATCAATCCAATATGCGATTTTCCATCTTGGAGTCCAATCTCCGTAATCTACTATTGTAAGGTATGGTCGGTAGTTCACAAAACAAATTTTATCATCCAAGTTCAACACCACTTTCGTTTACAATATAGATGCCGTTGTCTTTCAAATACTCAATAAACTCTTCATGTGGTAATTTATGGGCGAGCTCACAAATAGTGTAGTTGCTTCTGCCTTTCACCCACTTTGTTTCTTTTCTCAAGTTAGACCACTGATGTACACGAAATTCCTTACAACGCCATTTTAAATGAAAGGTATCCGCACACGAATCGCAAATTGGTATCTCTACATAAAAGTCACCCGGATAGCGTTTTCGTCTCCACCACTCCATATCATATAATACAATACCATAGAGTTCAGGATAATCTTCAAATCCATGTTCTCTAAGGTAAGCAAAACCCAATCCGTTGATGGTCCATTCTGGCGACCTTGGAACTGTATATCGAAGCTGCGATTCTGTATGCGAGATACAGGCATTGTTATATTTTCCATCAATGCCCATAATGTACCAGTCGGATTTATAATAGCCTATTTGTTTAGTCACAACTAATCACCTCCCACGTATCATCACCCAACGGCCACATGCATCCATAAAATGTTCCCAAATTTTCGATTTTAAAATAGTACCATTTTTTCGTCACGTAGTCATAAATACTGTAGCAAGTGCAACGGCCATCCGGCCAATGGTTCTTTTTAATGGTTTCAATATCAAGTTCTAAAAATCGTTTGATCTCGGATAATTTATATGAAGCAAAAATATAATCCCATGGGTCACGCCAATGGATAAACCACATGTGCTCTACGAAGTTCGGCCATTCTACAGAAAATCGTTCGACTGGTTTATTTCTGCTAAAATTCTTATATTGAAGAAAATAGTTGCTGATACCGTATACACCAGTCCAATAATGGTCTTTAGTGCAGATGAAATGAGAATAGCTTTCCCATTCTGGATTTTGTATTTCCCAGTGATTCTTTTCGATTGAAAATCTATCGTCCATTCAATCTACCTCATAAAAGTCTAGTTTTACCGTATTATTTTCTAATTTTTATAGCGATGATACGTTATTTATTTACCGTTCGGAACTGCTTCTCCATAAAGTCGTCCCATTTCATACCGAGAGGATTACCGTCAACATCCACACAGTTGCCATCATCATCACAATAAACAGCAGGCTCTGTTGGCTTGCCATAAAATGGGATAGATTCCTTTGGAACAATTTGAATTTCTTTGTTAGGATCATAATTGAAATCGTGAGTTCCATCGCAAGCTACGACATCTCCATCCGGCATTATGTAAACCGGCTTGAAGAACTTCTTGTTTGGATTATTTGATGTGTCAAAAGAGACTCCTACAATCTCATACTTGTCCCATATTGGATTTCCTACACTCGTATTCTTTGTTAGCGATTCGTTCTTGCTCATGTAATTCAAGTCCTTTCAACCAGTAAGATGGGCATTCATAAATTTTTTCAAGTGTGTTTGCATCGCAAAAGTGTTCTCGATCTCTACTGTTGTAATCATAATATCCAATAAATGACAGACCATAATCACTTATTACAACGTTATCTTTTAAAAGGACCGGACGTTCATCCATGACCTTGACCCAACCGAGGAAGTTTTCGCAAGATTCGGCGCAACTATCTCTTGTTTGCTTCCTAAAAGCGCATACTTCTTTATGTAAACATTTACTGCAAATAGCCATTTTTTCTCGCTTTCCAACAGAAATTCTCTGCCCAATCATAAAATAGTTTTGGAATGTCTCGTACACGAGAAACAACTTCCTGAAGTAAGGTGTTACTAGCTTTGTCTTCATGAGGTTCTTTATAAATACATTCCCATTTATACTCCCAGAGTTCAACTGTATTATCGTCTTGTGTGCTAATCTTTACTAAAATAGAATGAAGCTTGTCGTTTATACTTACGGAAGCATGACAATTTTCTTGTTTGAGAGGCCACTCGTTTATTTTTGCAAATAAATTAAATGCTCTATCGACTGCCATTTCGAATAATGGTTGTTCATCAGAGCACATACATATTCGTTCTATATCCCCATCATGTAAAAGATTTAACTCCCAAATTTCTATTGTTCTCACCTCTTTCTAAAACATACATTTTATTCATCAAAAACTTCTTCTCTCAAAACAGGCTCATCGTGGCTCTCTACACGACTACCGCATTCTGGACATTGTGTTTGATAAAACAAAATCACATTCAATGACTTCGCAGACAAAACACCTTCTGAATCAGACCAAAATTCACAACCGCAGTTGCATTTAAAGTGATATGCAAATTCTTTCGGAGTCTGCTTATGTTGAATAATTTTAATCGCCATCTGGCACCTCCACGGTAAAAATAGTTTTAGTTGCTTCTTTCCAAGAAATAAACTCAGACCCAGCAACTTCCGCTCTACATCTATAGCACGCAATCACATTATTCTCAGGAATGTCCAAATCAGGATTTTCAAAAGAAGCCACTCGAATCTTAGTTGTACAACCGCAGTTCTTACATGGAAATACGATTACCGGATTTTTCAAACTATCAGTCTTATGCATATCTGCGCCTCAATCCACAAAAATCTTTTCTCTTGGAACTGCTGGAAAACAAGAAACGACTTGTTCTCCGCATTCTGGACATTTTGCTAGTTTTACGCCTGGTGCGTATTCTCGTATAATGGAATAACTCGGAAATTTAATATCTTTGTCATCAGCCCAAAATATACATCCGCATTTGCACGAAAATTTTGCAGCGTATCTATTTTTCTTTGGAGTTCCTTTGTGTTGAATAATCACAATCATAGCATTCCACCTCAATCTGTGAACACAAACGGTGTATTAAAAAAGTTCGACCCAATAATCATATTTTCTTCAGACAAAGTAACCTTGATAACATCATCGTCTATATGCGTTTCGTCACATTCTACTGTGTCGCAGACCTTATAATATTCGCCATCCTTCTTTGTGAATAGCGTTCCTTCACCAAGGTTTAATGAAGTTGTTTTCTTTTCTTCATGAATATGTGCTTTCATACAATCACCTTAATCAAATATCGTTAAACGCATCTATAATCCATCCAATAAGACTATTTAGTTTTTCTACAATCTTATCAAGGAAATCCTTCAAATGAGGTTTTGGCTCAGGCATACTGCATGTAAATTCCGCTGGACCTTCTCTTTTCGGAGAACTTGTTTGCATGACATATACTTCATCGTTGCGAATGATTCCAATTTGAGTACAGTTATCACCATTACAAATCTGATTTATTGTGATATTCCGTTTCATATTATTTATTCCTCCCACCCACCACTACTATTAGAGTTATTCGTTATCTAAAACATTAAGCATCATTGTACCCTCTGCGCAACTTCCTTGAATTTGAACTCGACAAGGAAGATTTGGAATATCCTTAGCATTATTGGCAAGTTCGTACTCCCACCAGTAATCCATTTCCCATCCATTTTCGCTTTTATCAATATTCTGATATCCAAGTTTTTTAAGAATCTCCCCTACTTGATAAAGGGAAATTCGCTCAAAACTGAGATCAAGAACCTTTTCTTTATTTGCACTACCTACCCATCCAATAATATCAATAGCTTTCGGAAATAAAATATCCGTGTCTTTATCGTATCCATTTTTGCCTGCGTATGCCATAGAATCACTTCCTCCGTAAAATTTACCTTTTAATCGAGAGTCACTGCGCCATTTGGCCAGTTACCGGTCATTTCATACCACTCCGTCTGAAGTGCATTCTCCTTTTTCTTTATGCACATTTTAACAAAGTCATGGACTTCTTCGTCCTGTGGCCTTTTAAAAGTCCATCGCTCATCCACGAATCCTATATCTTCAAGACACTTGCAGTAACCAGCAATCTCGTTATAAAAGATGTGGTCGTACTCTTCCAAAAGCGTATGCCCATCAAACAGCTTTATTTGCCATGCAATTCCAAATGGAGCTTCTTTCTCGTAATGAGATTCAATAGCGTAATACTTCATTATGTATTCTCCTTACTTAATGCCGTACTTAGCCTTGACCTTCTTTAGAGTCTCGCTCTTATTATGATAATCGTCGCGAGCTGCCTGATAAGCAGTCATCTTCTCTGCCAGAACACGCTTTGCTTCGCTCTCTGCAACATCAGCATCTGCCAGCTCCTTATTCAAAACAAAGCCGCTCGTCTTAATACCATCAATAAAACCATCCATGCGATCCTTTTTGACACTCTTCTCACCCATTGCACCAGTATCAGTGTTGAACATCTTTACAATAGAATCCTCGACACCAGCGATATTATAAACATAAAAATACTTAGCCATAATTTAGTTCTCCTCAATTTTTTCAAACTTATAAATTGTGTTTTCGGTCTGGACAATAACATTTTTCTTGTCACTTGAGATGTAGTAATCAACAACACAAGATGTATGCATTGCACCCGGATAGTCGTGTCCCTCATTATCTTTGATGTACAGGAAACCAGCTGATTCTCCACTCTTCAGACGCACAATCTTCATGGCCATGCCAATCCAAGTGGGATACCAGCCATCGTTTCGAGTGCGACCGGTTACCAGTGAGATTGCGTTCACTAGCTTGTACTGATTCTCCATAATCTCATCATCAATTGGATTCTTATGCGTTAGCGCAGCATTCGGCATCTTCTCAATTGTGCGAGTTAAAAGAAGCATGAAATGCATAAACGCATCATGTTTTTCTTCTCCAACATCGATTTCTGCGTACTTGCCCATCCGATACAGAAGCTCGGATGTATCAATTGTTTTTCCCATAATTCTCTCCATTACTGTTTTCCAGTAGAACCAAAACCGCCCGCTCCACGCTCCGTTTCGTCCAATTCGGAAACCTCTTCAAAATCAGCCTGCCAGAACGGAACAACTGCCATCTGAGCAATGCGGTCGCCATGAGTAATCATTTGAGGGATATTGGAATGATTATGTAGTGCTACGATATATTCTCCACGGTAATCCTGATCACAAACCCCTGTTTTATTCGCAGGTGCAAGCCCCTGCTTCGTTGCCATACCACTGCGAGCATAGATAGCGACATACCAACCTTCCGGCGGAGCCATCCGCAAACCAGTATGTACCTTAACGGTCTCATGCGGCTGAATCATAATGCAGCGATCACCATTCTTGTTTACCATCGTTGCGTCATCAAAACCGATATAGGCGTATAGGTCTGCACAAGCAGCATTTTTAGAACCATAAGTCGGCAGATGAGCATCTTCGTGAAGTTTATTGATTTTAATGTTAGGGCGATACGGCATCCGACTCATGCCATAGCCAAGATTAGTAGTTGCATTTCCCAAATCCATATTATTTTCCTTTCTCTTCTGGAGTCCACCAAAGGACTGGTCTTCGTAAAGCAAAACTCTTATTACAGCCGATTACACGTTGATTGGAGCTCCCCATGTACGGCAAAGAGATATCTCGTTTAGATTCGATATATGGGCCATCGACTAGCACGTTTATATTTCGAATAATTGTTACCGTTGTCGGAATAGTTTGATATTTCAATTCTTCTGCCGCCTGTTGAATCAATTCTTCCCATGTATATCCAGTCCACATCCAAATGTCTTTGCTTCCTTCAAACTCGTGTCTGATTCTTATTAGAATTTTGCAAATTATCTCCCTGTTCTCTGGATACAGTGGGTCTCCACCAGTAAGCGTAAGCCCCTGAATATAATCAGGTCGAAGTAAATCTACAATTTTATCAAGCGTTTCATCTGTGAATGGCTGACCACCATTCGGGTCCCATGTAGTAGGGTTCTGACAGCTGGGGCAATGATGCGTACAACCCTGCACGAAAAGTGTGACACGCACCCCTTCACCATTCGCTATATCACATGGAACGATTTTAGCGTAGTTCATCTTAAACAAACCTCATCCACATACTTGCACATACGATGATAAAAACATTCAGTGCAACACAGCCATACATTCCGTTCTTCCTATCACCTCGGAAAATATATGTAGAGGTGTCATATAGAATCTGCTCAGAGCGAATTACCGCAGCGGTGAAAATCAAAATGATATAAGCCTTGACCATAAGCCAAACAATCTCAGTCAGCATCGATTAACACCTCCTCGATTGGAACAACCTGACCATTAACGTAGTAGCACATCTGACCGTGCTCATTATAATAAGGAGACATATAGCCGTAGCCTTGATTGCCTGTACTTCCACAGAATAAGTAATACATAATGTGTGTATCCTTATCGTATACCATATGGGTATCACTGATACGATAGAACCAGCCATTCTCTACAGCTACATTTCCTACTGAGTCTTTCACGCTTGTACTGCATCCAGTCAGTATAATAGCTGCTAGAAGTACGCATACGGCAGTATTTTTGAAAGTTTTAAACATACCTTTCCTTTCTGTTAAAAGCGGAATTCTATTAAAAAATCGCCAAAAATTTATTGCGATAACACGTTGATTAAATTTAACTAAAATCAGGATTGTTTTCGTCCCCTGTCACATATATCGCCAATAATCAGGCTTATCGATAACATCGCAATTTAAATCATACCATTGAGTGTTCCAACCCATAAAACCAATTTCTGATGGTCCATCATTACCGTATCTGATGTAGACATTATCAGAACGAAGTTTATTATTTACCACTGGTTCTCTATCTTTTACTCGAATCCACCGTGGATCATAATCAACTTCCTTATAAGATGAAATCTCGATGTTATGGTAACAATTGGAAAGCTCTATACGAATATCATCTTCAATGGACTTATTATTTTCTTTATCGATCTCATCAACTAAAAGTTCAAGAACCACTTTCTTCACGTTCATTCTCCTTTAAATACCGCCATGCATCAGGCACTTTTAAATAATCAAGCACACCGTCCGGCATCCAATTTCCTTGCTTTGAATACCACACTCTAGTTTCTCGTTCTCTGTATTTTGCCATGACTGTGCTACAAGGCTTCGGAAGATTTATCGTCGGGACATTCCAGTCATCCAACTTAGTTTTCGGCCAGTCAATTCGAGTGCCACACTGACCGCAGTAGCTATTTCGATTCCCGTCTTCATTAAAGAGATATTCACCACTGCCACAGCACTGGCAGGAAATGATGCCATCTTCTGCAAAAGGATTGTTAATCATTTTTAGCCTCGATTTCTTTCCATCCAATGAAATCACAAATACAAATCTTCTCTGGATCACACCGATGAAGCAGGAATTTATTCTGTCCAGAGAGCCTAGAACCACCAGACACTTCAGCGAGTTCACACCCATCTTTAAACATTTCGGAAAGAGTCCATTCCTCAACAGCAGATAAATCAACATCATTTTTAATGATGTTGCGATCGCATCCACGGCATTTAAAAATTTTTACATATTTCTTTTCCATGTCAATTACTCCTGTGGATCATCGGGCAAAAACATCCAACGAGTTGGCTCTACACGACACCAATTACGGTCAACAATATCATACCAGTGTCCATTCTCGTGATAAAATACTACCGCCTTCCCCATTTCTGGGTCATAAGCAAGAACAGGCTCGCTTTCACAAGTCTTTGGATTAGTTTTTTGGCAAATCTTCTTTTACGCTAATCCACGAATCACTGCCAAAGGTTTCCGCTGGAAAAGTCTTGCAAAATACGCCTTGTTCGTTTTTCAAAAGAATACGTTCAACCTGATTGAATACATCATCAGGAACAGAAAGTTCAATTGTTCCGTTGCTTTTCTTTGCAATTATGTTAATAATGAACTCATCCGCATCCATATTAGCCAGCCTCCTCTTTCTCTTTGTCATCAAAGAACGATCCGTAATCAAACCACATATCCTCGATGATATTACCGATAATTTTTACAATTTCTCCAAGGCCGGTGCCCTTTATGGCTACACGAACGTACTTCCCTTTTAGTTTTGAAAGCTCTCGTTCTCCGATTACATCCATGATTCGCATAATGGATTCTACGCCATTGGAATATCCTTCATATTTACCAGCTGGCTTGCTGCCAATAGCATATCCACCATATGCAGTTCCCCACGTATTTCCACGAATGGTCAATCGCGGGACGAACCAATCGTAGTCGTTCATGTACAGATTAACATCCACAATCTGTGCATTCTCAATTTTGTATCCAGCAGCCTCAAGAGAATCTTTAGTCCACTTCTTCATTCAGCAATCGCAACCTCCTACGTCTCTCACGTCTTGAATCATGCAATCAGCACCATTATGAGATTTCTCAAATCGATGCCGTGCCTTATTCATTGCTTCATTCTGATCGTATGCTTGGACATAATATGTATTAGTTGCCTGAATTCCATCTTCATAAAACAGGACTTCTACTGACCAATAATTCATATAGCTCCCTTCATGCCACCACACCCACCCTGCTTGTTAGTTTACTTCCTCGTATGTCTTTTCAAAGATATCGGGCTTGCAAGAGTAAATCTCTCCGTTCACGCCACGGATAATATAGTCTCCGTAGTTTGCGTGCATCACACCTTCCAACGTTTCGATGTCTGCGTTAGTGTCTGGAACGTGAATAAATCCGCTACTCAACCCATGCAAAGTAACCGTTCTGTCTGTCACCTTATTCATAAACCAGTCTGGAATATAATCAATTCCAAGCTGAAATGCTTCGACGACAACAGGTTTCTTACGATACCACCCCATTACTTTCGACTTCCTTTCAAGAATCCTTCAATCAAAATAAGCACCAGCCAAATGCCTGTCGCAACTTTGATATTAAAATTCAAACTGAATAGCTGATAAATAACCCAGATGAGTGCAGTGGAGATTGTCCACGACACAAAGTAGGTTACTGCAAACACAAGGATTGCTCCTAGAATATTCTTAAATGAGTTCAAACCATCACCTCCGGCTTATCCTCTTCAATATGAACATGAGCTACTTGCACAATATCATGGTCACTCATTAGATACGAGTGTCCATCTTTTAAGCAAACAGCAGTGATCCCATTTAAATCTTCACATGGTTGCAATTTAATAAACAGGTCTCCACCCCAATAAAACGCTTCGCCAATTCCAATGCGTTTGAAGAATGTGTCACCAGAATTTTTAAGAATTTTCATTTTATAGATTCCTCTTTGATACACTGGTTGGTCAGCTTTTTGTACACGTCCTCGTACAGCTCCTGCTTATCGCCGTTGTAGGTATACTCGGCGTATATACCGTCACCACTGACGGTGGTAGACAGCAGCGCCTTATAGTTCTGGAGCGTCTTGCAACTCCAAACCACAAAGACGTTCTCCAAAGTGATTTTGGTTTCGCTGTTCTCGTTATACCACTTGACCAGTGCGTTTTTGCAAACGCTCTCATAGTGTGCCATACCTGTAATAATCATAATCAAGTCTCCTTTTTGAATATAACCGTAATCCAGTTATCTGGATAATCCTCTTCTTCCTTTGTTGTTTTTACATATCCGGGCATTTCAAAATTCCACGCAAGATAATTTAGAATTTCAAGGTTGTGTAAATCGCAATAATACCAGTCCCATGGTCTACTCCATTTCGACCAGTGAAGAAGATATGCATTATCACGGCAAGTAAGATAAAAACTATTGTCCAAAGTACACACGCTGCACACTTTTGGAAACGCATATCTTAGGATACGGTCAGTCCGCTTATCGCTCCATTTATTCAACTTTTTGCGACGGAGCCTCTCTGCGACAACAAAGAGTCTCTCAAGCCAGTAGATAATGATAAGAATCGGATACAGAAACCAATAAGGTGTTTGTACATCCTTGTAATGATAGTATTTTGTGACCTTGGTTTCTTTCTTCTTTTCTTCTTGCAACTTCTTACTAAGCCTATCCATAATAAATTCCCACCAACCCACCCTGCTGTTATTCCATCAATAAGATGCTACTTACTCACCCTTAGTTACAACGGTGTCAGCACCCTGTACAGTTACCCAGCCATGCTTCAAACGTGCCTCCGCTTCCTTCATCTGAATCAGTTCAGGAGTAATGGACTCGGAAAGTACCTTATTTGCATCAGCCTCAGCCTGTGCCTCAATCATCTTAACGTCAGCTTCCGTCTGAGCCTTGACCTTATCAGTTTCGGCCTGAGCCAGAGCGGTCTGCTTATTCAACTCAGCAATCTCTGCGTCCTGCTTGGCCTGCTCCTTGGCACGAATCTTCTGCATCAGGGTATCATCCGGCTGTGCATCAACAATCAGAGCGGAAGAGACATTGATACCGTATTCGGCGGTCAGCTTCTCATTCAGGTAATTGGTAATTGCAGTATTCACACCTGCTCGATCATCAGAATAAATCTGCATGACACTAAACTGAGGAGTCACTTCCTTGACATAAGCAATAATGTCATTCTGAATCTTGCTCTCCATAAGGCTCTCGCCGTCCATGCCACCAAACTTGGTATACAGCTCAACGACATGCTCAGGCAGGAAATTATAGTTTACAGTCAGATTGATTGCAATCGTACCGCCATTAGCAGGAGCGTCAATGTGCCAATCTGCGTGTTCCTTTGCGCCATAGTCGGACGGAGCATTAGAAAATACCACTCGCTGCTGAGTAATCGGGAACTCAGACACATGCTTCAGGGGACTCATAAAGTGCCAGCCCTGAGAAATAGTCTGCTGCTCAACACCCTTGGCAGAATACACAACACCTACATAACCGGTATGTACCCGCTCGGTACAAAGCACTACGCCAACTGCAACGAGAAATGCAACAAAAATTGCCATAAATTTCTTCATAAGTATCTCCTTAACCTTTGTAGTTATCTTTTAAAATGTAATAGGCGATAACCCATACAATCACAAAGAAAACAATAATTTCTTTCATATGTAATCCCACCAACCCACCACTTACACGTTAATGAATCACTCGATTGTGCTTAACACGAAGCTCAACTTCCTGCTGCTTACCAAGATTGAAAGCCGTTGTATAATCGCCCGTGAGATATCCCGTCACACGACGAAGACGTCGAATGTTGTGGCTACCACACTCAGGGCAAGTATCACCAATCTCATCGCAATAGCCGCACTCCATACAGGTATCATTTGGAACATTCACTGCAAAATACGGAATGTCATGATCCATTGCATAGTTCACAATTGTTTCCAGCGCACCGAGATTATTCTTTACAGTCGAGTCGAGCTCTACATACGCGATGCAGCCTGCGCTTGAATATCCGTCAAGCTGAGACTCAATATCGATCTTTTCAAACGGTGTCACTTCTCGCCATACCGGAACATGGACACTGTTAGTGAAGAACTCTTTGTCTGAAACATTTTTGATATCACCATATTTAGCCTTAAATCTCTGCATGGCAGTAAAACAAAGGTTTTCTGCGGGCGTAAAGTACACGCCAAAATTCAAAGAATACTTGTGCTTGAATTCGTCGCAGCGATCTTTGTAGAGCTGACAAATTTTCTTTGCAAGCTCAAGGCCATTATCACAAGTTTGATCTTCTCCAATCAAAATCTGAAGAGTTTCAGCCATGCCGAGCAGACCAACAGCCAACGTGCCATGTTTCAGAGCAGAACGAATATCTCTTCCGTCATATCCGGCCATGGTTCCATTCTCCCACATGAATTTTGCAGACTCAGGAGACTGAGAACAAATCCACTCGAAGCGTTCAATCAGCATATCTTTTGCTTCATGCAACTTCTGGTCAAGCATGGACATAAACTTGGCTACAGTCTGTCCTTCAAGGTCTTCTCCAGTGGCGTTTTTAATGATGCACTCCTTCGCTTCCATTGCAAGAGTAGGAAGAATAATCGTAACAGGACAGATATTCCCTCGGCCATCCTTCAACTGCTCAAAGCCGTTGACATCCCAACCATTTGCAGTCCTACAGCCCATCGTAGAAAAATACGTTTTTACGTTATTTTTATCGTATCCTTCATTGCCGCTCCAATCGACATTGGCATAATTAGGATAAAGACGCTGTGCGGTGGAACGCAGTGCCAGCTGATACATATCGTAATTAGGGTCCCCGGGAGCACGATTGATTCCCTTAGCCATCTGGAAAATACCACAAGGGAAAATGCTAGTTCTATGTAATTTGCCGATACCCTTAATGGAAGCATTTAGCAATGCTTCGATAACCATTCGGCCTTCAGGCAACGTACATGTGCCATAGTTGATAGACGTGAACGGAAGCTGATTTCCGCTACGTGATTGGAGTGTATTCAGATTATGGTACATGCCTTCAACGGCTTGATTCAATTCTCGCTTTGTCATGTCCATTGCATACTGATACACTTTTGCATTCCTTGGATCATTAGCCTCTAAGTCATTAAAAGATAATTCTTTGGGTACTCTATTGGGGTCATCTTCAGGCTGAAGGTATTTAATCCCATCTTTAAAATGCTTCGAAAAGCTCTTCCGTACATAAGGAACCATAGTCCAGTCTAGGTGTGTTGCGCTCACGCCGCCGAACTGCTGAAGACTTTGAATCTGGAAGATGACTGCGACAAGCTGGAATGCCGTACTGATGGATTGTGCAGGGCGAACATCAGTCTGTCGAGTGTTAAAACCATTCGCAAGCAGATCATCAAACGGAATACTCAAGCAATTGTGCATACCAACTGCGTAGCTATCGAGATCGTGGATATAAATCTCGTTGTTCTCGTGATTTTCACGAGCCATCTTAGACATGCAGTAGTCAAGGGCATATCGCTTTGAAACCACCCGGCTCATCTCGCCAATACGACCGCCAAAAGATGCTTCATCAACATTGGCATTCTGGTTATCAATCTTTTTGCCGAGAAGTTTCTCTTCGACTGCATCCATCAGCTCTTTATAATTGCTGCGAGCAATACCATGCAGATATCGGTAATTCATATAAGAACGAGTCGTCTCGTAATAGCCACTCTGCATAAGACGATTCTCAACTGCATTCTGAATCGCTTCTACATCCATAGTAGAGTCAATGGCTGCGATTTCCGATGCAATACTATCACTCAGCTTGTGGTCAACAGGATCTGAAGAATCATTCATCGCCTTCTCAATCGCATTTACAATCTTACTTTTATCAAAAGGAACTTTCGTTCCATCGCGTTTAATCACATATTCCATGCAATCACTCCTTTAAATTCCAAGGACGACCTTAGAAAACCAAAATGTCATTATCATAGCTAGGAGCATCAACGCTACCAGCGGATATTCCCAGTTGTATCTCATTTATGTAAACCTCTTAGAACTTGACCTCATCAGCACAATCAGGAACCACGGCAGTCTCGATGTTGCACATCGGCTTTGCTTTTGCCAGCTTTTCTTTGAATGAATCATCAGGACGGTAAACGCAATCGTTTACCAAACAATTAAGTCTAGGATCGTAAAAATTTCCTTGGCTGTCTTTTTTCGGCATCGTAGTCAGCTTATCAGTGACCTCACTAGGAACTTTCTTGAGCGTATCTACGACATTTTCAGCAATCTTCTGTTGTTCCTCTAAAAGTCGGATTTTATAGTCCAAATACCAACGTGCCTTCGTCAAATCTTGAAGCAGTGAATTGCCATCCTTGTGCCCTGCACGGCTCAGATACTTACCAACATTCCAAAGATAAGCATCCTTGTCCAGTTGCCACTCTCGCAGTACTTTGATGGCCTCGTAGGGATTGTCTGCACCGCCGTAATGGGACGGGTGCTCGACATTCTTCTTAATTTCGTCAAGTGTTTCCATCAATAACCTCCTTATTCTTTTCAATAGACTTATAAACATCTGCCAGCTTCGGGTGACGACCACAGCAACCACGACCTTCTGGGCAGAACGGATACTTCGGATTAGCCTCGCAGGAAGGAACCATCCAGTTTGCTACTTCAGGACAAACCTGTGCAACTTCCTTCTTCATTTCTGTAAACATCTCGCGGATTTCTTTTTGAGCCCTGGAACAAAGTCGAAGATGACTCATCTCAATCAAAGCACGAGCATTCATCGTAATGTAAAACTCTGTACAGCAAGCATTTGGCAGAACTGCACGGGCATCTTCGTTTTTGGCGTTGTGATACTTCTTGAGAATCTGATAATCGGTATCAATGTCCGACATCATATTATCGAAAACATCCGCATCTTCACCGGTAAACGGGTTCACATATTTGAATCCATCCTCGTTGCAATAACGCTGGCTGCGGCAGCTCATGCTAATATGTCGATGACGACTAATCTGCGCCAGAAGTGCTCGGCTTACATCTTTGACGTAAAACGTAAAATTGATGTGCTCAAGCACAGAATAGTGACCGCTTGCCTTACATCCCTTGGCAATCTTATAATCGTCAGTCATTGAAGAATCGTAACAAATACTCGCAGCTTCCTCCACAATATCTAAAGGATTCTTATCACTTGTAGGAACAACTCGCTGTGTGTACGCGATCAAATCAACAGTCATTCAACTCTCCTTAATATTCGTCCTGCCAGTTTTCAGGAATGTCACTCTCGTCAATTACGATACAATTCCTGGGTGCAACATTCGTTGTGTACTTTCCGTCTTGAACTTTAATCATTACGTTCATAACGGAGACAACTTCATGAATGCTCCAAAGAACTCCGCGACCTTTTCGAGTTCTAGCTCTAAGCACCGTATCGCCAACATGAATCTCTCTATTAAGAATATCGGTTACCATTTAATCCTCCTTCACTTTAGAAGTGCAAATTTAAACCAATCTGGAAAATTGGATACTGAAATTCCATATTTGATAAGGCAAAACAGCAACCACAGCACAATCATGATTCCGACCGCAATAAGATAATCCTTAAAAATCTTAATGAAAGCGATCCACATCTTAATCCTGTCTCTCATTTACTTCACCTCTTTCAATCAACTCATCAACAGTAACCTCTCCACAGAGAACCTGTTTAAGTTGCTCTTCTGACAACTGATATGTAATCGGCTCTCCACACTCGACAGGATATCGAGCCAAAGTTCTATAATATTCTGCAAGGGCTCGTTCCTTACGACCCTGCTCACGATGGTCAATACCAATCATATCGCCCCACCTCCTTCCTCAAGTTTTTCGCTTTTACCAGTCACGACATACACATCATCTTCGAGATCTTCTTTGAGAATTTTTACGATGCTAAATAATTGTGGAAATGGATCACCTTTATCTGTACATACAAGATAATAAGTATCCGTCTCCCATATAACATCATAAAAATACCCTTTTTGCATTAAAATGAATTGATTCATGCACTCCACACAATAACAAGCATGATAGTTCGTCCTGAAGTACATCTGCTTCATTAGGGCTCCTTGTAGGGTTCCATATCACCCTTCCAAATCTGGAAATAAGGATGTGCATCAATGCCGTAGACCTGACCCTTCATGCCGGTACTGGTAATCTTGTAAGGCTTTCCGTCCTCAAGGCTATTGATAAAGTCCTGATATTGCGGACTCATCTTGAAGAAATCTTTCTTACCCTGAATCCTCTTTACCTTAATAGTGACCACATCACCAATCTTGGGTTCCCACTCTTCAACCGGCATTCCAGCCAGAAAGTCGGGTCCACCAGCCTTCTTGATTCGCCGGGCAAGGATTCGTGCTTTACGCTGCTCTCTGCGCCGGTCTTCTCGGTTCATTGAATTACTCATATTCTGTTCCTTTCAGCTTATCAAAGTAGGGATCGCCGTCTTGCTTCTCTAATAAGTTGAGCTCCCCGGCGGAGCCTACAGAATACAAACGAAAATTTTTAAAAATCTCAGCACCTTTAATAGTGGCTAGAGATGTAATTATGTAGAGTATATTGTGTTCTTCTGTGCCATCCGTAAGTTGAACTTCAAGTCGTTCTTTCTTTGGGATGGCTAGTTTTCGGAAGTCATTCAAATAAAACCGCCTTCTTCCAATTTCTTTACAATCTGTTTGTTTACATTGATTGGAAGACGTGGATTTGTTAGCTGTGCAGGAGACACAATGTTAATATAGAAATATGGAGAAAATTTCTCCTCCAAATCCTCATATACTGCCGCAAACTCGCTAAAACCAAAGCGATCTTCCGTTATAATGTACTCCCAAATTGCGGACATTCGGCTACTTTTATATGGTTTCCACAAACGGCTACTTTTATATGGTCCCCACCAATACCCTTTACTATCAAAATGGCAGTTTGCCTTAATGATCTGCATAACCTTTTTACGAGTTTTCTTTGACATGTTTCTCATATGATTCCTTCTTGTTTTGCTTTCTTCGAGACGGTTAGCTCTCTGAAGTCGTTCATTTTGGCATTATGTATGCTTTCTCATTTTTTCGATAGCAATCAAAAATACGTGCGATAATATCGTAGCATTTACTCTCAGAGTTATAGCTGCCAAGAACAATTCCACGCTCACCCATGCCCTGCCTTGCATAAACATTAAGGCTTGCGGTATCAATGATTGCCATGCGATCAAGATTTATAATTTCTCCGCCTTGCGTTAAAAGTAGCATTTTAAATACCTCACAAATCAGCAAGCTGTGCGGGAGACCAGATATCTGGAATATCCCAATCTTCTTCCGATTTTCCATTATAAATTCCGTAGAAATATCCTTCGGACGGTACATAGATGATTCGTTGCCAGCCATTCATTCCATGTGACTTCTTTGGCTCAAAATCACGAGTCAAAATTTTACGTCCACCACTACTATAAGCAGATGTCTTTGTAGAAATTTCGACACATTTGTTATCCAGAATCCGAAGAATGTGTTTAATTGACTTCTTGGAAAGATTCATAACTTCTCCTTAGCCGTAACTCACTTCATTCTTATCGTTTCGGAATCGCACAAATGTCGGGAATTGCAGAGACTCAAGGCCAGTCTTTTTGTCCATCGTGACCTCTTTGTACTTACATTCCACAATCTTGCCGATGTAATCATCAGGATTTGCCCACACAGCAGCTCTCGTGGAATCATCAAAGCCAGAACCCACTCGAAGTTCGTTACCTTTATAATCAACGACCAGAGCGCCCATCGTACCAGCCAGCCGATTCTGTCCTTCCTCGATTGCAGTAATGCGAAGGTCAACCGTGTAGAAACGCTTAACTTTTAGGCAACCATTGTGACGTTTACGGCGGTATGGAACATTTCGGTTAATAACAAGCCCTTCCCAATCATGCTGAACAGCGTAGTCAAGCCACTCATCAATCTTAGAATGGTCAGTTCCTTCGTAAACCATTTCAACGACTTCAATATTGTCGGTTCCGGTTCTCCAAAGCCTTTCCTTTAAATCTAAGAGACGCTTCTTGCGAACTTCGTATCGTTCAGTGCAGCTATCAGTCAAAAACTGATTTTCTGGAACCATGTCAAAAACAACGAATTTGATGCAACTCTTATCTGCTGTGTCGCTGTTTAAAATCCCTGTGCCAGTTACAAAATTTTGATTATCCGATAGTCCATCCACATTCTTGCGAATCAGTTCTCCGTCGAATACATATCCTAAGTACCAAAGATTTTCAAGATCTCTAATGATATGGTCAAGCCCGGTAAACGCTTGCGCCTGTCTGGAAATCAATTGACCATTGATGTAGGTGCCACGGCATCCATTGAGTTTGCGAGAGGCAAAAATTTTTTCGTTAGGCTTCAGCTTCACCTTATCAATCGGATATCCCTGCTGGACTTCCCAGACAGGAATAATTTCCTCGCCGTATACCTTGTTGATGGTAGCTGCCTCAACGCCAAGCGGAAGATTCTTGGTAAACAGCCGCTTTAGAAACTCTTCGTGCTCGGGATTTTTATGTAAATAGTTCTGGATTGTTGCGATGGATGCGTCAGAACCAGTGTTGTGACCAGCACCCATAATATAAAGGTATCCACAACTGAGATACTGGATATCAATTTCATGCTTGGCACTCACATGCTTGTTAATTTTTGCATCCGACAGACCAGTTACGATTGCCGGATCAAGCAAGAATCGGAAGAATGCCATCAGCTCGTCAGCTTCAGCACCAAAATCCTTTCGTGCATCCAGCAAAATGCGGGTCTTGTCTGTCTTTTTCTTCGTGCTCTGCAATGCCTTTACCATCGCGTCGAGCTTACCTATGAGTTCTTTATCTGTCATAAAGCCTCCTTGCGTATCCTGTGTTATATTGTTATAATGAATAAAGAAAGGCTTGCCATTACGAGCAAGCCATTTCTTTCTCGTATCCTGTATTATATAGCTAAAGAGAGAATTTTAAGCCTCCAAGATGGGGACTTTTTATAGCTATATTATACAGGATACTTATATAATTGTCAATGCTTTTCTGAAAATTCTTTCCGTAAAAATTCCTTCAGGAACGTCCGCTTATATGGAACTCTCGAAGTCTTTACCGCCCGATCAAGAGCATGAGTTTCAGCACAAATCACACAATACTTCTTAGCACGAGTGATGGCCGTATAGAGCCATTCTCTCGTCAACATTAAGTATGCAGAGTTGTCCATACCGACAATCACATACGGAGCTTCGCTGCCCTGCAGTTTATGACAACTCAAAGCATAAGCGAGTTCAAGTGTTGCCCAGATGTTATTCCCACCAAAATAATGAGGAATGAAAATTGTGCCCCATTGGTCAAAGTCAACCAGAATAAAGCTATTTTCAATCTTTCGAATGATGCCACGGTTGCCGTTAAACACCGGACACTTCTCTTCTTTTTTCTTTGTCTTGAGATTGTATGTATGAAGTTCATAGTTATTCTTGTTGATAATTACCTGATCGCCCTCGCGCAGAGTGTACACTCTATCCTTGCCATCACCATAGATGGAGATCTTCGCTTCGGTCTGACCACGACTCGGATTCACAATTTCCTGAATAGCGTTATTCACCTCGTAGGTGCAAATACTACCACGGAGCTTCTGCGGAAGTACAATCTGAATCTTTGCGCTGTCATTCCCTACCTTATTATATAAGGTACGGTATTGATTGATGATGTGGTTGAATGACTCACTTGCGTCTTTATAGATATCAAGCTCCAAATCACGAAGATCACCACGAATCTCACTACCAGCCCAGCCATAAGGCACCAATTGCGTAGCATTACGAACCTTAATGCTCTCCGTGATAATTGCAGACTTTGCTGCCTGACGATGGATCTTAGTCAAACGAGCCACAGGAACAACCTTAGATGCAAGCATATCCTTGAAAATGTTACACATACCGATGCTCTCAAGCTGTCCGTCATCACCAATCATGATGAATTGCTTTCCGGTCTCGATAGCCTGAATCAAATCGTAAAACAATTGAGCGCCAACCATGGAGGTCTCATCCAGAATGATGATGTCCTCATCCAGAGGATTGTCCTTATCGTGAACAAACCCACCGTTCTCGATATCATATCCAAGGAGACGATGAATCGTCTTTCCATCCTGACCAGTAATCTCCTGCATACGAGCGGCAGCACGGCCAGAGAGTGCAGTCTGAGAGAAAGACTTACCACGAAGAACCTTTAGGACACCAGCGACAACGGTACTTTTACCAGTGTTGCCTGTGACACAAATTCTTCCATTATATCTTGTCAGAAACATATGAGACGGAACAGTAAAACAATACTTATATCCATCGCTTGAACGAACAATATCAATATCGCTTTTACTGCCTTTTGTCATAAGAGAAACTTTTCCATTCGAGTGTTGCACAATATGAACATTATACTCTTTGACCATTCTACCGTGTCGTTCAATATTTGATTCATATACAACAGAACGATAACCACAAGAAGAAAATGCGAACTGAATAAAATCTGCCGTTTCTTTAATCAGTGTACTAAAATCTTTCCGTCTCCCCTCTTTCACATGACCGTCCCAATTTAGAATCTCATCGCAAATCACCTCTAGCTGATGATGATTACAGTTATACCAATACGAAGTAAATCTTTTTTCTTTTCTTGGAGCGTAAAAGACAAAGTTCGAATATTCCAAGTCTTTTGGATTCCACTGATGCTCATCAAAGTATCTACCACTTTCCGAAAGAAGTCTTCTCATGCGAAGTTTCTTTCGCTCTTTTTTTACGTTTACTCTACACCAAGCTGATTTATGATCCTTCAAAAACGATCCGTCGCAAATAACAGCACACATTAGTCTAATATCAGCATCGCTCAAATCGATTCCTGGGCCATCATAATTAAACGTTGTTATAAAATGTCCGTTAAACCCAGACTTTCGTTTAACATTTCTTTGATACAACTCCCACATTGGGATTTTAGCTAAATTGTTTTTACTGGTCAAGTAAACAACATTATGCTCTGCACTCAATAGTTGATTGATACTACCCGACTTGTTTTTCATGTGATATAGATATTCACATTTGAATTTTACATATTTCTCAGGCTCAACAAGCGTTGTAGTCCCATTTTCATTATATTGAAGAACTTTGTCGCCCTTAACATAATCTTTTATTTTTTTCCATTGGACACCATTAAAGAACTCCATCTCTGCATCGAGGCATCCTCCGTAGCCTGTCAAGATACAGACATTACTAGAGCATACCTTTTTAATAGCATCTCTCTGCTCCTCAGTATACTCGATGCCAAGCGCATTTTCGGCCTCATTGATTGCTGCATCCATATTTCGACCAATCGGCTCAACAGGAGCATCCGCCAGACGCTTGATTTCCTTCGCAATACTATCTTCCAGATTCCACACTCTTGTTAAAGCAAATTCCTGACGATCATCACTCCACCAAAGCGTTTCGCGGACATCGTGCAGATGGAAAAGTGCTCTCTTGATAACCTCTTGGTCACCTTCGTCCAATCCAAGCTCTTTAATGCAACTATTGATTGTCTGGTTTGCCGGGATGATAGAATTGCCTTCTTCGGCACGGTCGGCAAGAAAATGCATAACGTAAGCTTCAATTCGGAACTGAGAGTTTGGCTTCAATCCCATATTCAAAGCAAGAGCGTCAGCTTTCTTCCAACCGATACCATATACATCGTCAATCAAAACATAAGGATTCTCTTCAATCTTTTTTACCAGAGTGTCTGCACCATGATATTGATGAACAAGTTTTCCGATAGCACTGGGAGTCAAACCATATTCAATCAGCTTCGTGTATGCTTCGCTGTTATCAATGTTATTTTCAAAGGCATCGATAATTTTCTGTGCGCGACCTTCCGTGATACCACTAACAGTGCAAAGAGACTTGATATCACCGTTCTTGATGATCTCATACGGATTATCAAATGCTTCGTAAAGCATCTCAAACTGATGTTCTGTCAAGATAAAATTGAGAAAGCTTTTCTGTTCTTCTGGGTCAGTAATCTCTTGGAACTCGTTCATATAGACGATTTTATACTGGTCACCAAACTTTTCATGATGAACATACTCACCACAGAATGAATAAGTTTTATCCATATCAAGACTAGGGACGTTACCTTTCAGTCGGAGGTCACCATATCGGCTCATGATGGGGTTCCCCTGCTTGACTTTTACAACCTCGGCAGAGAAAGTGGCGAAGCCGCCGGGCTCCACCTCCTTCCCATCTTTCGGATAAAAGACTCGTTTTATCCTGATGTAACAACGGATCATATTTTCATTAAATTTCTTATCTGCCACTTTACAACCCTCTTACGCTATCTCTCTATCTCGCAGCCACTGCTTGTATGGCTTCATCTTCTCAACAATGTACGAATTTTCTTTTCTCTTGCAAAGGATTGCAAGATCGCTACCCTTTGAAATCAGACTTGAATATCGTGCATACTGAGATGCCCAACAAATCATTTCGACAATACCACCTGTCGTGTAAACATGTAGGTATGCAAACTGGTTGCCACGTTTATCCTTCTTTTTTTGGATATCTACGATGACACAAATAACAGTTGCCTTACCGCCATCCTCTACAGTATCAAGACCAGCATCAATATAGGTGCAAGCATCCTTAATGGGATTGCTAGTCAAGAACATTGAAAGGGTTTCAAATTCCCACATGTGCTCGTCTTGCATATACTTTTCAGCAAACGCCTGCATAAAGGCATTCCGCTTTTTGTCTTTTTCTTTCTTCCGATTCCATGAGTCCGCTTCCCAGCGCTCCCTTCTTACCTTATTATATAAGGCGAGTCTGGTAGGTTTGTCTTTAATAGAATCTGTGTCAATTCCGTATTCATCTTTGAGAATAGAGATCTTGGGGAGAGATGCCATTTCGTGGAAACCTTTCTCTTTATACTCGTTCTCAAAAACCATATTTGCAAAAGTGATTAAGATTTTTCTCTTGTCTTTTGTTGGAATAGCTCCCGCCTTAATCAACTTGACAACGTTTGAAGTGCCAATCTTGCCACCGTTTGCTCTCTGAACAAAGTCTGCCAATCCAGAATATGGACGGTCTGCAATCACCCCTGATGCGACACTCTCACCCATTCCTTTAATGGCTTTCAAGCCAAACAGAATTGTGTGCTTTTCTGCATCGGCCTTAAATTCCATATCAGACTTGTTAACACTTGGAGGAAGGACCCGAATATGTAGACGGTCACATTCATTGATGAACACACCCATTTTGCCAGAATCATCTTCTTTAGTAATCATACACGCAGCCATGAAATACTCAGTATAATGAGTCTTCAGGTATGCTGTCAGGTAAGAAAGAAGTCCATAAGCAACTGCGTGGCCCCGGTTGAAGGAATAAGAAGCCTGTTTCAAGATCAATGCCCACATCTCAGAGATCTGATAATCGTTCCATCCTTTTTTGTGAAGACCATCTCTAAACTGGACCTCCAAGGATGCCATAACATCTTTCTTTTTCTTACCAATTGCACGACGAGCATTGTCAACCTCAGTTTCAGGGAATCCTGCATAACGAAATACTGCCAGAGCCTGTTCCTGATAAAGAAGAATGTACTGAGTCTTGGCAAAAAGCTGTTTGATATCAGGATGAAGTAGTTTGATAGTTTCTGGGTAAAGCTTATTGGAACAATACGTCGGGAAGCTGTCCTTAGTACCAGGGCGGTTTGCTGCATTCACAACAATGATATCCTCGGCGTTGTCACATTTTGCTTCAACACACATCTTTCGAGCTTCAGCAGACTCCATCTGAAAAATACCAATTGTGTGTCCAGACTTATAAACTGCGTCGTAGACTGCCTTATCGTTTAGGTCGAGATGGTTGATGTCAACATCCTTCCAAGTTAGACCGGCCATCTTTAATGTGTCATCAATCGTGTCCAAATTTTCAAGACCAAGAAAATCCATCTTGACCAACGATAAGTCGTCCATTGCATTGTGCATTTCAAGCTGACACATCTGATTACCTTCTCTATCCATACAGAGAGGACAATATTCAATAACAGGCTTAGGCGTAATCAAAGTTCCTGCAGCATGGCGACCCATACTCTTCGGTAAACCTTCAAGTCGCATAACGTACTTAAACCACAGAGGAAACTTATCATACACATTAGAAAGCTGCTCGCTTTTTCCAAGAATGTCCTTCAATAGAACTTCCTTCTCAACTTCTTCTCCGAGATCATCCAATGTTTTCACGGTCGGAATCAACTTAGCAACTTCATTTCGCAATTCATACGGAATCTGCATATAATATGGGCTTTCTGGATCTTCGTTCAGTACCTTGCCAATATCCTTAATGGCAACCTTTGTAGACAGAGAATTAAAAGTTGCGATTGGTGCTACACTCTCTTTTCCAAAAAGCTCTTCTGCAATAGAAACAAGTTCTTTGCGACGACGACGGCTAATATCAAAGTCGAAGTCTGCGAGACTCTTACGACCTTTATTTGCAAAACGAGAGAAGTCAAGATCCCAACGAACAGAATCAATCTGCGTAACGTTTAACATAAATAGACATAGACAGTTTGCACCAGAACCACGAGAATAGCCACGAGGGATACCTCGTTCATCGGCCACCTTACAAAGCATATACAGCATGATGAAATAGTCGATGTAGTCAACATATTCCAAAACGTCAAGCTCCATCTCAATTCTATCCCGCCGGGTTTGCTGTTCTTCTTTACTCATCCATCCGAATTTTTCATCAAAAGTAGAATAAACGAGGTAACGCAGGTAATCCAGATGCGAATCAAATTCACCTTCAATTTTCACTTCGGGCATCTGATTCGGCTGACCGAGGCCAATGTCAATATTATCAATCATATCTGCAATCTTCACAGACATTGAGCAGCCTTCTCGGATGAAGTCTTCATCAAACTGCTTTGAAAGTGTTCTCAGCACATCGTCTTCGGTCTGAAGATAGCAGTCAACATAACTTTCTCCAACTTCTCGTCCTTCTCCAATTTCTACAAAAACTGAATGTGCATCAACATCTTCCTTGGAAAGCATATGAGCATCAGTTGTAATGGTATACGGAATATTGTACTTTTTGATAAAAGCTGCAATTTTGGCATTAGCTTCAGCCTGATCTGGCGTATCATGAGACTGAACTTCCATAAACACGTCATCAAAGATCCTTTTCAGTTTGTTCCATAACTGCCATGCTTCAGTCTCGTTGCCATCAACAAGTAATCTACTCATTCGACCAACTTGACAGGCTGTAAGACAGATGATACCTTTACCCCACTCATTCTGTTCAATAATATTCAAAGAAGTTCGAGGCTTTTTATACATACCATCAACGCAAGCATTTGAAACGATCTTAAATAGATTTTTTAAACCGGTCTCGTTCTTTGCTAGTAAAACAAGATGGTAACGAGGTTGTTTATAGTCTTTTGTATCGGCTTTCTCTGCCTGATTATCTACTTCATAGACTTCACAGCCGATGATAGGCTTAATACCTTCTGCTTTGCAAGCCTTAACTTGGTCAACGAAAGAGTGCATCTTGCCATGATCCGTAACAGCAATAGCCTTCTGACCATTCTCTTTGGCAAAGTCTACAAGTTCCTTGACGGTAAGAATAGAGTCAAGTAACGAACCCTGCGCTGTATGTACATGAAGATTTACAAAATTATCTGACATCTATTCTCCTTTCACCATTAAAACTGATTGCGTTCCTTCAAGCGCTTAATCCAACGCTTGCGCTTCTCGTTAGCAATCTCATTCGCTTTCGATGTAAACGCCAAGATGCAATCCTCGTCATCATCATAGTATGCGTAGATACAGTTCAGCACATCACCGAATTCTTCTACGAGGTTTTCATAAGCCTCGTTAATGCTTACAGGCGTTGGGTTCTTCATATCGATTGCACAATAAAACTTTATTGCAGCTTTCGACAGCTCAGAACCTTCCTCACCCATCTGAATGAGGATTTCCTTGCCATCAATATAATCAAGCACTCGTAAATTTTTATCTTTGATCATTCTGTCTGCTCCTTATCTTCGATGGACACTCTCAAAGTTACAGTCTTACCGTCCTTTGTTGTCCATGTGTATCCACCAAAAGTTCTATTGTTGAACTGAGCTTCAGAAAGAAGCCAATCACGAACTGCCTCGATAGCTTCATCTGTGACACGAGTTTTATCTTTCCACTCAGTTCCATTCTTTTTAATAGTTCCTGCGTAAATACCAAACATACCACAGCTCACATGATATTCACTCATCACTCTTCACCTTATCTCCAAATTTAATAACGTCATCAAAAAGCATCACATAGTCATTAGTGTATTTATTACCATGAAAATGGCCGAAGTACCAGAATGGTTTACAATCGTTAGGATAGCATTCGTATATATTATCAAAGAATATTTCAGTTGACTGGTCTACTGTGCTTTGATCAATACCACCGATAAACAATTCAGTTGGAATGAACCGGAATGGACAGGTATGCGTGAGCATAACATCAATATCATCGATTTGAGGGTCATGTGTAATATTCCAAATCTTTTTCTTAGTCTTCTCATTAGGCTGTTCATCCGGCCACCAGTTCCATCCACGTTCCAACCGATAATATTTATCTACAGAATAGGCTCCGCCGCAAACAAGACAGTTTAATACTTCCCTATCAGCAAGAATTTGATAGACTTCGCCATCAATAGCAAAATACTGATTTGGATAATGTGGGTCATACCACACATTACCACAAATATCTCCACTGATTTCCTTTGTCCTATAACCATCCTTACGAGACGGGCGGCGCTCGTGGTTGCCATGAATACAAAACAGATTTGCAGGAATATCTGCGGCGATAGTTTTTATACTCCATTCGCGAGGGTCGTCCTTGCCGTAATAGTTCAAACCGACATCGCCAAGGCAGACAATCCAGTCATTCTTTCCAAGATTGTGTTCATGGCAAAACTTTTCCAATTCTAAAAACCGATTAAAGTCACCATGAATATCGCCTGTAATGTAAACCATATACTCACCTCACTCAAAATCTTCTTTATCAATCACATAAGTTCGTGGATAAAACCTATCGTTTCTATCACCGAAAATATCAACAAAGTAGACTTTAACAATCTCAAACTCACGATTACACTCTTTGCTTTTTAGCATTTTAACTGCATCTCTTGCATTTTCAGCGTAGATTTCTCTGTGTAAGTTGTGATATTTCTTGAGCGTATAATTATATGTACGGTAATCAATTTTGTAATATCTATATCGTCGTTTTTCCATTTTTCATTCAAAATCAAGAACAATCATATCTCCCATACCTTCATAGAAAACATGATCCATCTTAAATTTCTCACTAACCGATCCGTGGTCAGTTTCGATACAAATCTCCCAATCTGGATGCTGCTCTGCAAATTTATCAAGAATATGAGTCAATTCATCCGGTTCAATAATATGAGCACCATCATTTAAAATCTGATTAAATGCTGTGCCTTCCCGAAGTAGTTCTAAATCTGCAATAGTATGTGCAAGTGATTGATGTGCTTTGTCAAGCAAATTTAATGACAAATCGTAATTATCCACTTTATTCATTATCAATCAACTCTCCATTCTTTACAACTTTAGCTTTATCGTCCCAATATTCATCAGCTCCAACCTTTCTAGGAGCAGTGCCAAAATGCTCTTTCCACTCAGGAAGACTCTCATTGATTGCATCAAACTGAATACCCCAATCAAAGCAAGCCTCCATTGCATCATACAAAAGCTTTCCTTCACGGCAAGTCCAGAGAATCAGACCAGCACCGTGCTTCTGTTCCTGAATTGCTTGATAAATGACATTCCAGTTTGGCTCACCAATATCGGGATAATTATTCTCACAGAGAGTGCCATCAAAGTCGATGGCAATAGCACGCTTCAGATTTCCCATATCAAATCACCTCAAAATCAACAATCTGTGCCTGCGGAGTCACCTTGTTTCCATACTGATTCAAAGACAACCGGCATACAGCATTGATGTATTTTTCTTCTTGACCACCATAGAAGTCATTGTTAATCCAGCCAATCATCCGGCCATTGTCATTAAAACACACAAAATCAATGCCTTTTTCTTCGTCAGAATACTTCCACATATTGCCGTTCTTGCCCATCGGAGCACATCCACTATGAATCAGCGGAATATTTTTAATGTAGAAATACGGCTCGGAAATTCCTTGTGCCCAGATTTTGTGCATCTCATACATCGTTTTCGGCAATGCAACGTTCAATTTATTGTAATCAAAATCAAAGTCAACCACGATTGCCTTACTCATAGTGACATCTTTAAGCAGTTCATCACAGTCTGCAATAGCCTTTGGCACGTTTTCTTTCTTGATTTTCACACCAGCAGCATTGTCGTGACCAAGAACCGATTCAAAATCTCCGGTGCTCATCAAGAATTCCTTTAGGCTTTCAATCGGAGAACCGTCAGGATTTCTCATTGAACCACCATAATAGTCCGGTTCATCAGTAAAAGTACGAAGCAACACACACGGTTTTGCGTACATTTCAGCCAGCTTGATTGCTACAACACCGGTCAGAGTGTTATCAAGAATACCTGTAGAGTTACAGAAAAGAATCTTATTCTGGTCTGCACCGTGCTTTTCAATTAACTTCTGAAGCTCTCCAACAGCCTTGTCCTTGATTTTATTCTGCTGATACTTGCAAGAGGAACACTCACGAGCCACATGCTGCGCCAGAGTTTCATCAATCGTGACACCAGCATTCTTACCACGAGTCGGAGTATACTGGAATGTCTGTTCTTCACCGACCATCGCACGGAACATCCGCTTTTTTTGCTCAGATGCGCCAACACGAATCAATGCGTTCATCATTGGAACAATGTAGAACTGAACATCATTGATAGTCGGGTCGCCCTTGATATTGAAACTATTTGCCTCAATCAGAGCGCAAATCATCGGATTTACAATTCGTGCAAGACCTTTCGTGCAAAGACGTTTTGTCTCGTGTGAGTGCATATCCATGACATCACCAATGTTTCCGACAGCAACCAGATCAAGATATCGGTCTGCAACATCAGTCCAATTATATTCATCAACAGCCTGAAGAAACTTATACACCACGCCAGCGCCAGATAATTCCTTATTAGGATATGTACCGTTCTGGTTGTTGACAATTACTGCGTAAGGGTTTTCTCTATCACAGATATGATGGTCAAGAATTAAAATATCAATGCCCTTTTCACGGAGTTCCTTACACTGCTCAACGTCGTTGCTGCCAGCATCAGGAATAATCAGCAAGGTAGTTTCAGGTGGAACCTCAATTTCTTTAGAGAGTCCATGTTCCTTGCCACTATGATACAGAACATTGATTTTTCCAAAATAACCAATCGTCTTCAAATACTGAAACATCATTGCAGCACTTGTGAATCCATCCACATCACAGTCTACAAGGATAGAGATAATAGACTTATTCCAGATATGTTTGTTCAACAGCCTGACAGCATCTTCCATGTTGTCCAGTTCCCACGGAGAATTCAAGCAAGAATCATCCAGATCCATGTAGGTCTTATAATCCTTGACTCCTCTATTCTCCATAATCGTTCCAATTGGATCTGATAGGTCGTTCCTACTCCCCTTCCAGAGTTTTACATTCATTTAATTCTCCTAACACAATTCTCAATCAATGCCTTAAATTTTTCAGGATTGTCAGTCGGGGCTTCCTTTTCATCCAGAATCCCCTTATCATCTACTACAGCATACACACTTACGCCATCGACAAATCGATTGGCGAGAACCATAAGCTCACTAATCTGAACGTCTTTATCAAAGACAAAACAAATATCAACGCAAAGACGTGTTAAAATTTCAATTTGATTTTGTGAAACCTTCTTACCGCCAGTCGCCACACAGTTGAAGACATCCATATTCCACATCTGCATAACAGACTTTTCAGCCTCACCAACATATACCAGACCTTTATTCTTGATATAAGGCTCTGTTTTGTACAGGCCATACAGAATACGGTTTCTGGCACACGGCTCAAGATACAGATACTTCAATTCACCTTCGGGCGGCTTACCGAAATATCTTCCTTTTACACCAACCAGAGTACCAATTTCGTCTCTGATTGGAATCGTGATTCTATTTGTCAGCTCATCAAAGCCAATCTCGAACTCTTGCTGTGTCTCGTAAGATATCCCATCGTTAGCAAAAATCTGGTTTACATGAGGCTTATAATAACCGAGGATAGCTTCAGAGATGGGGACTATCGGACGGTCGTCCTCGTGTTCTTCACCTTCATTTTGCATTGCGATGAGTTCTTTTAAGATCAACATACTTTTAGGAAGGTCTTCCTCAAAGTTGTGATAGTAGTCAAGCCCAACCCATTCACAGATTTGCTTAATGGCTTTTGGGAAAGACAGTTCCAGAAAAAACTGGACGACAGAAATCAAATCATAGCTGGTCTTTCCATTGGCAATGTCTCGTGTGTAATCTACCGCAGTAAGATTTTCATTCTCGTAAATACAGAGTGCCGTTCTATTGTCGCCATCTGGATTCGCACACTGGTAATATCCAGCTTTGTGACTAATATGATGACAACCAAGTTTCTCCAGAATCGGTTCAATCTGCTGTTCTTCAAGAATGTAATTTTTCAGATCTGCGATATTTACCATTGTAGTTCCTTACTTTCTGGTGCAGACACCGACCTCTTTCCAGACATTCTGGTTCAAATTCACTTCAAACATGATTTTCTTCTTTTCGCCAAAACGGTTCTTGTCGATGTTTCCAATGTAATACCGCTTATCTGGATTCAGCCGATGGGCACAGTCACCGCCCCACTCAGGGTCATGAGAAATGTATTGATACTTCACAAACTTATCTTTTGGAATCTCCTTGAATAGAACCATCGTCCAAGCAACATGCTTAATCATTTTTGACTCAGCAATGTTGTTTGAATTCAGCTCATCAGGAAGATACTCATGGGCATTTTCAGCCAACTGGATGCTACCGTAGATAAAGATCTTCAGATTTTTCGCAATCTCTTCAAGCTCGGTGGCCGTGACCTTGAACGCTGCCCATTCACCAATAGATGCAATGTCGTTCTTTAGAGTATCGTAGAACACATACTTAACTCCCTGAGTGAGAGCTGCTTTCTGAATTTCAAATCGCAGGGACTTATCACTGTAATCGGCAGAGACATCCTTTGCGATAATCAAACCCTGTGATTCATTCTCGATCCACTGGCAAACATCGAGAACATTGCGATACTCTTCGCTCTCCTCGTAGACACGAGCAGTGAACTCATCAATGCTTTCTATGTACTCTCCATCCTCATTTTGTTTTCGGAAGATGAAGTTCCCGTTTACATCACGGTACATTCCAAGTGTGATTTCTCGTTCATCCTTATGAAAACGATGGCCATGCAGCTCTTGAAACTCAGGATTATTGATAGCAGTGACCAGTAAGCAGTACCGGACGGATTCAAGATCCATCTCGTTTAGCAGCAGAAGTGCCTTTTGCTTCTGAACCAATGTGACGTATGCAACAATCGCCATCATGTATCTAGTCTTGCCAGCGTTAGATGGCATACCATTGAACATCACAGTGCCCAGCTTCAATCCTCGGAACAAATCATTCATGATAGGATACTGGAACGGCAAGCCCATATCAGGAACACTCAGACGTTCATTAACCATTGGCAGCAGACCATTATTTAAGATCTCAGCATCATCGTTTGTGATGATAACCGTATTGATCTTGTCGGCCTTGCCACGAATCAATTTGTAAATGTCCTGAGCACCAAACATTTCAAACTGTCGATGCTTCAAAATTCCTTCAATGTTAAATCCGTTTCTCTGATATTCACGAAGTAGCGAATATTTTTTCAGGATATTGAAGTATCCCTTGATGTCATCGTCATTTGCAAGGCTCATGTAGTATTCAATGGTTGACCAGCCCTTCAGCCGCTTGTATTGGGACAATCTGGACTCATCTTCAGCCATAAACGTTAAAACAGATGTTTTATTGAATTCTTGAGTCCGAGTTTCGTAAATAATTAACGCTGCATCGTAGAAAAATTTTGTTGCTTCATCGGCAAAATCGTACTTGCTCTTGACATAATGCCCATACTCGACCAAATAGTCAGGATGCTTGTAAATTGCGCCGACAAATAGAATTTCGTTCGGGATATTTGAAATGAGTTCCACTCATCCACCTCCCTCGTGCTTTTATATCTCATCGAGAATTGCATTTATATCAATTTCATTCTCGTTTTTGCTCTGTTTTGGTACTGTTTTCATCCGTTTCAGTACCGTTTCCGTCAGGTTTTCCTTCGTTTTACTTTCGCATTCACTACGAATCGAAGCTTGTCTCTCTTTTTGTTCGAGATAACTCGGATATTGTGCCAGCAAAACAGCCAAGTCATAATTCCATCGTTGACTCATATCAAAACCTTTTGCTTCTTTCTCGGCAATTATTTTATCTAGTCGGGGTTTCGCTAGAACCCACATATCGTAAAGTTCTAGCGGAGGAATCGAACCTCTATATTTGTAATAATTCCCGGAAATCAACTGCGTAAGTTTCGAGTAGAAGCTACCCGGAACAACCGCCGGGGCGTATGTATCTCGAATATGGTCGAAAAGAATCTTTTTTTCTTCCTGTTTGATATGTGCAAGCTCACGATTGTGGTCTTGTTCTCTCTTTTTGGAAAGAAGATCATCGACCTTTTTATCCGTAGCGGGTTTTGCTTTGTCAAAAAATGCCCTTAGCAGGTCATCTGTCCAAGGGCGTTTTTGATTTTTCTTTTTTTCTACAAAACAATCTTTATGGCAAAAGCCCGTCTTGTCGTAGAAAAACGTGCTACGGTCTCGCTCGATGAAAATATTCTTCCCGCAAATCTTGCATTTACGGGTTAGTTCCATTAAGCCAGTTCCTTCTCCATGACTGCGGCAACCTTCTTCAGTTCCTCAATATCAGTCATAGAACGGAATGCGGTAGACAGGCCAGCCGCCTTAACAGCCTTCTGTGCGGCACTCTTCTTCATAGGAGAAGCGGAAGCAATCAGGTCATTCAGCTTTGCCTTGATGTCATCCATAGAAGGCTCTTTACTATCGGAACTCTTATCTGCCGGAACATCATCCGGCTCATCGTTTTCGATACCAAGGTCACGCATACTCAGCTTAACCTCAGTCTTAACAGCATCGTTTAAGCCGTTTTTGATGACGTTCTCCCGATTCTTTGCGCTACTAGAAATAATATCCTGATACTCAAGCAGGGTCAGATCCTCAACGACCTCACCGCCCTTATGCATACCGGTACGATCCTTATCGAAGAAAGCGAGCTGCTGACCATCCTGAAAATACAGGCGGAACTCAGTATCAACGTTGTACTCCTGACCAGCAAACCCATCAGGAATCTTACGACCAGTAGGCTCACTTACGATAGAACCATTCACAACCTTAGTATGCTTCTCGTCCTTCTCTCGGCAAACAACGATGTAGTTCACACCAGATGCATTCAGATCCAAAATCAGAGACTGACCCTTGAAGTTCAGAGTATTGAAATCCTTGAGCTCCATGCCAGCACCCTCAATCTTAACTGCCTTTTTATCACCGGTCAGACCCTGAGATGCAGCCTTAACCTTGGCACGCTTCTGCGAGAAGGCGGTGAGGCCCTGGGTAGCAGTCATCTTGAGGATGGAAGCGGAGTCAACAACCAGAGCGTCTGCACGGAACGGCTTGCCATCTGCATCCAGATAAACATCTCCATTCTCATCCTCAATATCCTCATCGTTGGTAACCATCTTGATATAATCCTGAACCTCTGCTAGAGACTGTGTGTAAACAATCAGCAGATTATCAGGATTCACACCATTGGCTTCCAGCTCCTCGGTGTAATTATCAATAGAACCATTCTCGGTATCCAAATACAGAACACGGAACGGCTTACCGTCTGCATTTTTCAAATAGCACAGCTGCATAGCAGTACGAGACTTACCAGTTCCCTGTTCGCCATAAATCAGCATATGAAGCTTCTTACGAACAGCAGATGCCTTACGAATCATAGCCATATATGTAAATTCCTCTCCAAATCTTTTCTTTTATTAGTATCCTGTGTTACTTAGCTAAGACTAAAAATTACACTCCCCAGTCATCCTCTTCCTCGTCTACAGGAGTTACAGTAGACTTGTTAGAACCACCCCACCAAGAAGTGTCGTTCTCAGCAGCCTTGCCGTCGAAGTCCTTCTTGGCCTGAACGTTGGCAACAATCTTTGCCCGTGCCTCGGAAATATTGTCCTCAGTGTAAGTGGGCTCCGCATCATTGTCACCAGGATTCGGATCAAAGGAATCAGGATTAACACCCTCAATATACAGCTTGCGAACCGCCGGGGTGCTCTGGCGCTTCATCTTGTTGGGGCCACCCCAGATATTCTCAGTCTCAACTTCCTCAACCTTCTGCTGATTAACGATGGGACCAAAACACTCGAAGCTAGTATAAGGCTTCAGACGCTTACGAATAGAATCAGCCAGGACCTTATTCTGAGCGTTTGCCTTATAATCAATGAAGAACTCTGCATCCTCGATGGTGTTATAGTTTACGATCTTCGCATCGACAACTACTTCATCACCCTCATCGCTCTTGCGGCAACCAGTGTACACAATGGTCTGAGTGAACAGAGCCAGTTCCTCAAAACCCTCTGCATCGAAGTCGATTTCCTTAGAACTCAGCGACACCTGAGTAGGAACAAAACGAATCTGGTGCTTACCATTGTAAGTGCTGTACTCAATGTTACCACGGACATACACATTATCGCCGTCATGCAGGTTCTCAGAAATCTCTTTAGCTGCATCGAAGTCAGTCAGAGTCTTGTTATCGTTGACAACCTTGCCGGACTCATTCGTCTTCTTGGTAACACCGACCTTAACGCCAATCATGTCATAGCCTTCCGGTGCAACATAGGTCATGCGATCCTTCCAAGCGACTTCCTTCTTGTCCTTCTCAATGCCCTTGTCCTTATCGGCACGTCGGAAGAAGTAAACCTTGTCACGAGGCATACCAGCCAGATCAATATAGAAAGTGTTCTCGTTAGAGGTCTGAACGCCAAAGCTCAAGACACGGCGCATAGCACCACTCTTTGTCTCCTTCTCATTATAGAAGTTGCTACGCTGAGTGCCGGTGACCTTACCAGCCATCTCAAAAGAGCCACGGGTCTGAGGAAGATTAAAAATTCTATCTGCCATATCAAGTCTCCTTTATGTAATTTTGTTTCATTAACAATCACTTATGTTTCTTTATGCTGTCTTAAATCAATTCATGCACTATTCATTCTATGTATTATCCTCCGTCTGGCTTATTGATGGCTTATATTTCATACGGCTTTTACCGTTAGAAATCGTCCTTTAAGGGATTATGTAAAAACATCGCGCCGAGCACTACCGGGAGCCGTTCTGAACATTCAGGACACAGATCAAAACTCAAAAGCGAACCATCAAGTTGGCTACCGTAAGAGTATTGATGTTCAAAACTGATTCCCTGCTCGCTGCCTATCGGCTTGATTTCACGACCACACCAGTTACATATTTTCTTACATGTGTTCATACGGCATCACCCCATTTTAATATTCCCTATCACGGAACATCTTAGATTGAGCACGAGTCAATCTGTTGTTCCGACCATGCTTAGGTCTAAATGCAGACTGCAGTTTGTTATTTGCATATTCGAGATCGCTCTCCAGAATCTTCGCAGCTTCTTCAATATAATCCCGAATTACACAATACTGGTCATTGTTGATGCAGTGCGTCTTTAGATAATCAAGCATATCGACGGCCTGATTTTTCAAAAGAAGCGTATCTTCAAGCTGAGTCTTGCGCCGTCGGAAGAAATCTATATTCAAGTGAACACCTCCTCCTTCTTTTCAGTGAACCTACTCCAATCCATCTTGCGATGACAATCAGAACATTCACGCTCGAACTTCTCCAGCTTCGTCACACAAAACGGACAAAAATATGTATTCTTTTCCTGTTGGAAGATAGGACTTGCCGGAATACTCAAAGAACCGGGGTCGATGGTTGCATTGATAGAAATTTTGCTGTTCATCGTGTCACCTCTTATTTGAATTAGCCTTTTATGAGATTTTCTTATTACGGAATATGAGTTGCTTTGTCAACGGGCTTTTCCATTTCCTTCATAATCCGCTTGTGTTCTTCGATTGTCATGTTGTTCGGGAAGAAACACCTGTCAACCATTTCAAACGGCTTAATATAATGGTCAAGAACATCTCGTGCTTCCTTTCGTGCCTTTTCAGCACACATCTCGATATATTCTTCTTCGGTCATGTTGTAATCGGTGACACAATCGACTACCGAAGAAAACCGACACAGCAAACCGTTAGGCTGTCTTGCAATAAAAGCTCCCATTTTTATCCTCTTTGCTTTTCCGGAAAATGCTTCTTAGTTACTGCAACGCAAAAGCTATCGATTTCAGATCCCCAGATAGCAGTACCATCACCATACGTACTTTCAAAGACAAGCGGAAAGCCACCAATTCCATCGAAAAGACTGCCAAGCGTAGGATTTTCACCGATATACGGCTTCATTTTCTGAAAAATCCAATACCACTGAGGCAAAGCGATTGAATTACCGAGTGCCTTATAACGAGCTGCGTCAGAAGTTTTGTGCTTCTTCCCATTCTCATCAATCCAGTCCCCGATATCGGTCCATCCATCAGGGAAGCCCTGAAGCCGTTCATCCTCCAAAGGAGTCAAACGGCGAACAATCCATCGTAGATTCTTCGTTTCTTTCTCTGTAATCAGGTCAGTTGCATCTTTGTAGTCACGAGATTTCATCGTGCTGGCGTGTTCGCTTTCCTTGTACTCACCAATGCGCTGCATTGCAAAGGCTTTCTTTTCAACGACCAGCGGCATATTATTACCGCCCGTTCCCCACTGAGCAGTACAAGTCGGACTTGTGTCGCCCTGTTGAGTGTATCGAGCGTCCTGGCTGTGACTCTCAAATACTACCGGCGAAATCTTTTGTTTTATAGGCGAATGAATAATATGACGTTAATACGTCTATTATTTTTCGCTCATTTTTAAAGTTTTAGCTATATAATACAGGATACGAAAAGGAGGGATGAACTCTGAAGCACTACGGAGATATTACGCAACTCCATGGCAATAAAATCGAGCCAGTTTCATGTATTACAGGAGGCTCTCCTTGCCAAGATTTGAGTCAGGCCGGAAAACGTGAAGGTTTGGCTGGTGAACGCTCTGGATTGTTCCTTGAAATGATTCGTGTGATTACAGAAATGAGGGAGGCCACCAATGGAGAATATCCAAAGTTTGCAATCTGGGAAAATGTCAGAGGAGCTTTTAGCTCAAGCAAAGGTGAAGACTTCAGATGTGTGTTGGAAAGATTTGCACGCATTGTCGAGCCAGACGTTTCAATTCCTCGACCTTCAGGAAAGAACGGAAAGTGGGCAAAATCTGGAGCGATTTCCGGTAATGGATGGTCTCTTGCATGGAGATTGTTCGACGCTAAATACTGGGGAGTCGCCCAGCGCCGCCAGAGAATCGCGCTTGTCATGGATTTTGGAGGACAACGTGCCTCAGAAATTCTATTTGAGCGCACGAGCATGTCAGGGGATTCTTGTGAGAGCATCCCGGCGTGGAAAACCTTTGCCCGAACTCCTGAAGCAAGCGTTGCTGGATATGATCGAATGGTGGAATCCAGGAACTCTGTCACAGGTGGTGCAGAAAGTGAAGGAACAAGAAGGTCTGGAAGAGAAGGAATTGGACGAGTATTGGAGTCAAACCATCGAGAGACTTCGACTCGATGCACAGAACCTGCAGCCTACACTCTAAAAATCCGTTCTGGATGTGAAGGTGGCGGTAAAGGCGCTCTGGTTCAAACTGAATTGAGCGCAACAATTTCTACGTTGCAAGACCAGACGCTAATTTGCTTGGTAGAAAATCCCTCCTTACATAATTTAAAACAAAAGTTCTAGCAGATTTTATGTATGCCCTATCGGGCTGGTGGGACAGGCAAGATTTGAACTCGCGACCAAGCGGTTATGAGCCGCCAGCTCTGACCAACTGAGCTACTATCCCATGCAAACGCCGACTTTCATCGGCGTGATGCCAGTGAAGGAATCGAACCTTATCTCTCGGCGTTTCCGAGCGCTTTTACCATTAAGCTATCCAGCAGTATACCTCAGAATTTAATTCTCACTATCCAAGCTACGTCGCGTTCCAATATGATCACTCTTGGCAACCATGTCGTAACATATAGGTTTCTTTCGGCTCTGAGCAACCGGTGCAGCGTAAGGGGCTGCGTGTGGAGCGACTGACGGGGCACGATCCCGCAACATTCAGATTGGAAATCTGACGCTCTGCCAATTGAACTACAGTCGCATATAAATGAAATCAGAAACAGCCAACCATTCGTTTTACATTCTAGTTTTCTGGCGAACCGAAGAGTATTTATCCGATAGCTAGTCGGCTTACACCTTATTTCTCTTCTTGTCTGGCTTGACGTCCTTTACCGGTATGACGTCTTTCCGGTCGCCAATGTACGGCCAATCCACGAACGAGCTAGAACAACTGATTTCATATTTTGCAGTCAATGAGTTTTGAACTCATCCTCTTACTTCATCAGCAAGCGTGCTTACCAACTACACCATAACTGCACAATCACTCAGCTTACAAAGCACTACTGCACTCTTACGAGCGAGCTGGGAATAATAGTGGTCAAAGGAGATCAACAAACGGTACGCAACCATTCTATGACCGTGGTACGGGTAGAGGGGCACGATCCCTCACGCCTTTCGGCACGGACACCTAAAATCCGCGTGGCTGCCAGTTACACCATACCCGCATATAAATCGAGGATACAGGAATCGAACCTGCGGTCGTGGAGTCAAATTCCACTGCCTTATCCGCTTGGCTAATCCTCGTAATCTACCTAGCTTGCTACGCCACACTGCTCTGTTTCCAGAGAGCTGGGAATAATGTGAATGAAAAATTCTACATGCCCTTTCGGGCTGGTCCGAGTGACAGGTCACGATCCTGCGGCCTCATGCTCCCAAAGCACGCGCTCTTCCAACTGAGCTACACCCGGATATCAGTGTCACTACTGGGAGTCGAACCCAGATGGTATCGCTACCGTCGGAACTTAAGTCCGATGCGTCTCGCCAATTTCGCCATAGTGACATATCAAAGCTGTCTGTCCAGCAGTCAACCGTCTTTCCGATTTGCCAATATTCTAGCACTTACCCATCTGCAAATGGGTTGGTAGCCCTACTCAGATTTGAACTGAGAATTTTACAAGGTTTGAGCTTGTTGCGTATGCCTCGTTCCGCCATAGGGCCATATTGCCGGTCTTTCCCGGCTGTCAGCCCCGCGCAGGGCATTTTCGGAGGAAGAAAATATCTTAGTTATTCGTGCCGATTCTCATAGAATTCATTCCGTAACTGAATAATACCCTTCTTGCAGAAAGACTCTTTTTCTTTCTCTCGTTGTTCACGCATCCAACCATAGAATAAATTATCTTCAGCAGTAAACAGCTTGGCAGTGTTTTCGTAATAGCCACGCTTCTGTACGCTCTGCATAACACCACGCAAGAACTTCCAGTGCTTATAATAAGGAAGCTTCAGCTTAAACATAAAATTGTTGTTATCTCTCAAAACAAAACCTTCAATATGCTCGATGCCATGGTACAGATAATTCTCATTCATGACTTCTTCATACCAAGGATAGAATTCACTCCAGCTCTCAAAGATCTTAACCTTCTCCTTAATCTGCAAATGACACTTTTCAGCAACACGCTTCAGATCATCGTAATCCATCACACTGAAGTTCATATCATTCGCAATAATATCCAGCAAAACAATATGTGGTGTCTTGTATTCGATGATATGCGGATCATTTACAGGATCAATCACTTCAAAAATGACTGAACCATTCTCTTTTGCAACTTCCTTCAGATTCTTACGGTCTTCATCAGAAGTCGTATCCATGAGAATCTTTCGGAACATATCTGCAAAAGGCCCTTCAGGAGTGGATTTACTTGCAATGAACAGACCATCCTGTTCTGCATCATACGAAATGATACCGAGAAATCCATTCTCTTTTAGATATGCAGTCACCGGGAACTTCAAAGTGTTCTGTAGGTTTCCAATTCTCGTTTCATTCCGCTCATCAACCGCAAAGAACTTATCATAGCTTCGAGCTACAATCTTATTCGTCTTTGTGTTAATGAACAATCCCCTTGCTTTGGTAGAAACCTCATCCCAGTGCTTCTTGTAAAATGCTTCACGAGAGAAGTTGAAAGAAGAAATATCTCCGAATCGCTTCTCAAACACATATTTGCTTTTGCGCATCTTACTAACAAGTTCTGCGTTATCGAACTCAGTTTTCATTTCAACGGCAGTTTCAGTCTTTGGCTCCTCTTTTCGGAACACATCGTTCTTGGTTTCTACACATTTGATTGACTGACCGTGTTCAAGTTCCACGCAACGGAGATATCCACCAAACTCGATTTTTCCTTCGAGGTTGTAGCACCGATGCCCCATATCAATGGGAACATCCTGCACATTTCGATGACCGAAGATCTGAATGTAGCTATCCGGCATCGATTTTTCCCAAGACTCAGCCACGGTTAGCATATCAGGATAGCGACCTACGCCTTTAATCATCTGATCAGCAGATACAAAAGGAAGAAAATAAGGCAGATAACTCAAACCACCGTGGCTCACAAAATACCGTTTCCCATCATACTCAAAGTAGGCACATTGGCCGACTCTGGAATAGATCTTACGAGCAGTGTTCTTGTCAATACCGGCTTTAAAGAGCTGCGGACGAGTGTAGTTTGCAAATTCTTCACTCTGAACCGGTTCATCATGCCCCCACTTGTTCAGCCAACGCTCGTGATTTCCTTCCAAAAGGATCACATTCTTCCGATTATTGTCTACAACATCACAAAGGAACTTGAACATCTCTACATTTTCAATTCCACGATCCAGATAATCGCCAACAAAAATGTACAGTTCATCATCCTTCAGGTCGCCAAGATACTCTTTCAAGCAACTGTAACACCCATGCACATCACCGATGATATGAATTTTGCTCCAGTTGTTAAAGTCCTGCGGAACATAGTTCAATTTCTCAAGGATATTTACATCTGACGAGAGTACAGTCACACCAGACGGAATCTTCTGCGTTGCGAATCGTGCATACATCTTATCAATGGCAGCATCCGGGACTCTCTTCAGAAGAGTGCGAAGCGAATTACGCCGTTTACACTCACTAATGGGCAAATCAGTCATGTCGATGATGTACATTCTGTACCTGTACTGCTTGGCAAGATTCTTATAGCGATTGATTTCGACAGTTTTAGAGTTCGTTGCATCAATCACGGTAAATTCACCGTGAGACATCCGAACCTCCAACAGTTTAAAGAGCATATCCCAGACAACATCATCGTTCTGGGGAGAGATTTCCATTGTGCCAGCCGGGGTTTCCTGACCACCCTGACACATAAGGCGAATCGTATCGGCACTAAGCGTATACTTTTCCAGATCATGCTCTTTAATATAGGTGGACTTCCCGCATCCTGGTGCTCCACGGAAAAGAAGCAAAGTTCTCATCGTTTTCTCTCCTTTTGGTTAACGTATTATCGTTATTTATTCATTTCCAATTCTTCATAAAATGTCTATTTTAGTTGAGTATCCTGTGTTATATAGTTACCGTGTTAAAATCAAGGGGCCGAAGCCCCCTGTTTTTAATTTTTGTGGAAGTATTCGATCCAGCCCTTGTATCCTTGCCGGAAACTAATGTAGGCAACCTTGCTGCACTTTCTTCCGATAATGTCCGCAAGAGGATCTTTACCATTTCCGAAACTAAGTTCTGCAAGATTAAATTCTGGATGAGTTTTACAGTAGTTATAAACCTTGACATACTCGCCGTTTCTGGTCAGATGTCTTCGGTCTAAAGCCTTTGAATGATATCTTCTTTCGAGAATATCATTCAAGCGCGTGAAATAACTATGAATTGTGTTTGTAGACATTCTTGAATCACTGTCTGCACCAGTTCTATCCTCTGTTTTGCGAAGGATGTAATCACCGTTTATGACATAAAATGTTCTGTATCCTCCCATATTGGGCGCATCATATTGTTTCATCTCATAACACTGTTTAATGATATCCATCAGCCTTCCATCAACATCAGTCTTGTCAAGAACAGTACGAGATTCAAAATCCACATCGTTAATTGTTAGATTAGAAACTTCCTCAGAGGTGAGCCCAATCCAGTACAAAACAGCAATCACATTCATACGAACCTGATACGCTTCTTCATACTTGTTTAAGAAGTCAACAAACTCATCAACCGATGCAAAATACTTGTCCTCGTACATATTGTCTGAGCTCACATCACTCTCTGAAAATTCAGCCAAATCATACACGCTTGTACGATTTTCGCTCTTGATGTAGCCAGTGATTATCGACTTCACATTTTTAAACGAACGACTTGAGTTTACCCAATTGTATTTGGCAAACATCTTTACAAAGTCATCTTTTATGAAGTCGAATAGCTCATACCCGCACTCCGCTTCGTAGTCCATAACATGGTTAAGTGTCGATATAACAAACTCGCCGCTTCTATCAGAATACTTTTCAGCAAAAGCGTTGATCTTTTCTTCAGTAAGCATAATGGCACACTCCTTCTTATTATATGTAGTGTACCATTAACCCTTATAAAAAATCAAGCAAATGCGGCAAAATTCTGAAATTCCATAGTATGTTGTACGCCGCTTAGGAATGCTGCGAGCAAAAACGGTTCATCCTTGCATCTGGCCATTGCGATCATATTCATATGACGCTCAGACAAGACACCAAGCTTTTTGATGAACTGCCCTTTGTTAAGCGTATCAGTCTCTTCGCAGAGAACGATACTGTCAACTTCCAGAAAATCGCAATCTTCCTTTGAGAGCAGGACATGAACCGGAGAACGCTTGTATATTCTGGAAGACAACGGATTCCCTTTGATTGTGGGACTGAAGAAGTTGCGCTTGTTGTTGCTTGTCACAACAAACGGTCGAATACCGCGCTGCTGATGGCCCGTCGCATTGGATAGATCAACCAACCAAACCTCTCCGACCTTCGGGTCAATATTGTTGTCCATAGTCTTTCTCCTCTATAATAGTGTAGCTCCGTTCCATAGCTATATTATACAGGATACCTTTGCAGAAGTCAAGAGGTTTTTTAAATATTTTTAGTGCCCGTACAACTCAGGATTCTCTGACACAATCACATTGGTACTGCTGAAGATCATCTCATAGGCTTTTTCTTTGCTGGTAGGTCTAAGCTCCACCATTCTTACTTCGTGACATTCTTGCTGCAGTTCAACATGATTCTCGTTCCCGAAAAAGCCAACACCTTTGACAACACCATGCGTCTCTGCGCTAATGTCGGCCATTTTGTTACAAACCATATGAACATCCACACCATTGCAAACAAAGCAAACCCACACTCGCTTTTTTCTTATGTACTTTAAAAAATCATCAACCCGTATAATCTTCAGAACCTTTCTCTCACTCATCACAATACCGCCTTCCACTTACGCAAACAACTTTCAAGATATATTATACACAGCCTTTTGTTTTAGTCAATATATTTCACATCTTTTTGTTGTGCTGTTTTATCAAAATTTTAGATGATACCATTTACTCGGCATCATCCACAACCAACTTTGCGTTATAATAGAACCTATGTGCGCCAAATTTACCCGCGAACGTTGCCCCTTGCTCGTGCCAACTGCTAGGAGCAGCTGCCGGGGTCACAAACCATTGGATTGGCTTGTCTGAAATTTTAGCGCCATAATCAAACACCATAGACACGGCCAGTTCGTTCTCTGCCGTCACCTTCCTATTATATAAGGTACTGTACCCATACTTCTTGAAGACCTGTTGGATGGTTAAGCCATCAAGCACGGCAGAATTATAAAGGCATTGAGCTACGGCCATCTGGCCTTCCAGGCTGTCAGCACCTGCTTCACAAGCAACAATCTGTTCAGCAAGAGCACGCTCGTCATCTGTGAGTTCATGTTTACCCTGGCTGAAATTCACAACTCGCGTCTCAACGATTTCCTTTACGAAGATCACAGGCTCGTCATTCTCATCCTCTTTTGTTGCTTGTGCAACATTTGAAGTAAATTGACCTTTATAATATCTATACGCGCTTTCAGTTCCAACATTTGGTAACGTTTTCGCTACTAGGTTTCCTGCCAGCAAGCACATTATACATACAATAGCAACACTTTGCTCACGATTTATTAACAACTTATTAGTGATAAATAAAACCTCCTCTCAGCTTTCAATCTCCCAATCGCCTGCATTAAACTCAGTTGATGGATATACACAATGATCCGACATGAAGCACATGATCTTCTGCCCCGTCCCATAAAAATCATAATCAATAACTTTCATTGTGTCCCCGTCTTCGGCTACAATAGTCTGTCCAGCTTTTAAAACATCAAAAGTTTTCATAATATCACTCCTAAAAAATATTGGTTTTATCAATCACTGTGCAAACAATCCACATCATAGTCCAGATATTCCGTCACATTGTCTTCCAGCAGCATAAACACCATTTTTCCAAACATCTTGTGTGCAGAGTCCATGATTGCTGCGGCCACAGAGTCTGTTTCATCCCACATTCCAAGAACATCCAGAGTCTTATTAAATGGACCACTCGGCTTATTATTTACTCCATGCTCAAAATCATACAAGTCATAACACAAAGCCAAAAATTCAGTTGGCCCCAGATTATTGTCAATGTACTGTTTTGCACGTTTGAACTTATCTCCATTTACTCTTCGCTTCATTGTAGCCATCTCCTTTTACTTAGCTTTTCACCAATCGTCCTTCACTATCTATTTCGATCTTGCGAATCGATTTCATATCAATCACATCGGGGTTACACACTACCCAACTCTCGCAATCATACGAGTACAAATTGGACACAGTAAACACTTTGCCATTATCCAATCGTTCCTCATTCATTATAAAACGACAAGATATAATCGCTTCTCGACTAAAATGAACTGCGTCATAAAGCTTAACAATCTTGTCCCAATCTATAAATCGTTTGTTTTGACTGCAAATTAAAGCACATCCAGGAAGCAAAAGGCACCCAAAGTTCTTCAACAGTTTGACGAAATCATAACGAGTATCAACGTCTAAAACTCTGGCGTTAGAATTTAGCTCGTATGCGATTCCATTGCGGTATATAGAAGTGGCAAAATCGTTTTCAAAAACAAACATCGCCCAATCACTTACATAATTGTAATTTGGAGTAAAAGTTGAACCCCACAAACCTCCTGCCGGCTTATTCAAGAACTGTGATTTTTCTGAATTATGAGGAATTTCAAATTTGTCTTTATCAAAATTGTCGATACCTAATGTTAGTATCACCGAAGTCATCTCCTATAAAAGATTAGTTTTATCTGTTAAGCAGTTCTTTGATGTAAAGCGTCTCAAAACTTTTCAGATGAGGATATTCATTTCGAGCCATCCTCTCTGCCTGTTCTTCAACACTCAAAATGCTTTCAAAGTCATCATCCACATCAATAACATAGCACATACATTCATGATCGTGTTTATCATTCCAACCTTCAAAAAGAGCAACGAACTTTTTCATAATGTATCTCCTCCGTAGAACTTAGTTTTACAAGCTTCTTAAATATTTGTATAGTTCAACTTTTCCTTGGAGCCAGACTGCTTCGTCAGACGATTTGAGATATACAGAGTAGATTTCGTTTGGATGTTCAAAGATTCTTTCAACTTTCTTTGCCGTTTCCCGGTCTACTAATACGCCCATTATTATCTCCTTCTAAATCTTAGTTTTTATCAGATTCGATTAACTGAAGTTCTTTCAATAAAAATGAGAGTCTGCCACCTCCGCAAGAAGTATCAAACTCAACAATGGCAGTATCTCCGTCGATTTCATCGATAATGCCTTCGCACCAATCTTCAGCGTAAACTTTATCTCCAACTTTCATAACTACTTACTCCTTAAATCTCAGCTTTTATTTAATGTCAGTCATCCCAATTCAGAAGATACCCGTTGTATTTGAACTCTTTTGCAATATTTGCTGCCTTAACAAGATTTTCTGCAAACGTGAAAGCATCCTCGGCCTCCATCATTACTCCCGGAATTGCAATTTTCACTTTCATTGGAGTATCAATCCCGTCTCCGTCTTGAAGAAGCTCAATGTCAGTTCCGTAAAGTTGTTCCTTCGCTGCAAAATATTCTTTGTCAAATTCTCGATGATTTATGATTTCCATTACGATTCTCCTTTTTAGAACTTAACTTTTATCAGTCGTATCAATCGCAACATTCAAAAAAGAAATCAATAATTGAGCATTTTCTTTTGTTAATGTCACAGAACTTAATTCCATATCTGGAGCATCACTGAAATATCCCAGCGTGATATTATTATCTGGCGTAGAAATACAAATGTCAACATTATATTTTCCATCGGTTGTGCTTAACCATCCAATGATTTTACTATCCATTTTATATCACTCCTTCCGGCCATGTTCCCTTGTTAACCGCTCATTTTGAGCATCGTCAAGCTTAATCACCTTCCGCTCACTCTGAGCATCAGCAAGAGAGGCTACTTTCATCATACTATACACAAGCACGATATTAGCCACCATAAGCAAAAACTATCATAGTCCACATTATACTACCCTCACATTTCTTTTGGCTTGATTATCTTGTATTGAGGTCGTCTCAAGCATACACCGCATAAAGATATTATTCAACACAATTATCAAAATTACCAAAATTTTACTAATAATCCTACGTCATCAATAGTTATATCATCGGTCTACACATCCTTTTGTTAAGTATCCACAAGAACCCGGATTTTACTCCGTCTCTGCCTTTCCACCAACTCCGGCGATAAACACCCGATGCTTTCCATTCTCGTCACGCTGCCAATCACCACCAAGCATCTCAACAGTATTCAAGACTGTATGATAAATCTCAACGGAATCCATTGCCTTTTCTTCATCTCCAAAATCATTGGTATGAATCCAACGCCAATTATTATCCAACCAGCTGACAACTTTCATAACACCAGCCCGCAGTTCTTTTTCTTTCGTGTTTGTCATTTTCCCACTCCTTTGTTTTACATATCCTGGTTCACAGCATTCCATACCTCAGTCGAAATCATGTCATTCTCATCGGATAGGCGATTAATCCAAGCATTGAGCACTTCACGGTACACTGTCATATTTGGACAAAAATGACTGTTGGTGAATACCGGCATATCGTCATTACACAGAATTCTCATAATAGCAGCACACACGGCTGCAGATCTCGATACGCCAGCAGCACAATTCACGCAGAACCAATCCGTCTTATCTGCTTCGTGATTGTCAAGAACAAACTTCACAATATTCTTGGCCTGAACATCCGTAATGCAGGTGCCTTCCAAATCAGTAGTGCAATCATCAAACTTCAGCGGTAGAAAAGTAATATTACCCTCACACTTATGAAAATCAATATGATGACCATTAGCTTCAGTGATTGAGATAAACCGAATCCGTTCAAAATGTGGCCGTCGGATAAAGTCTTCTGCATCTTCTGCGCTCATCACCGAGAACTTCCATTTTCTTCGATACATAGTAATAATCATTTCGTTTTCCCTCCAAAGAATTTAGGTTTTATCAATCAAGCAATCAATAATTTCCATAGCTTCCTGCAATCCATGAATTTTCCCATGCAGATATATTGCGTCACCATTCTTCGTTCCATCTAATTTGGCTTTAAAGTTTTCCTGTACAGCTTCAATGTACTTATCATATACTCTGTTATATGCTCTTTCTAGCTTATCCATATTCACACCTCCCACTCAAAACGCAAACGGATTCCTATCCATTGCTATTATCAGTGCCACATTAAAAGCAAACATTACAAACGCTGTCATTCTCTATCACCTCAATCTCTAAATTCAATATCTACAACAATATTCTCAGGCTCTGTCATGTACCTTCGCGCCAGCAGTTCTACCATCCGTTCCTTATCACCAAGATTGCTATTACGCAGTAGGTATGAACAAATCTCTCTGCCTCTATATAAGAACACAGCCCATGCACTTCTCTTTAATGGGTTTGTAGTTTTAATCATCCCATCGCTTCCTCCAGAGAGGTAGTCACATCACCAAAGTCAAAATCCAGAGCACCAATCATATCATCCAGAGCATCCACAGCATCAGACAGATTCGTGCAAGCGTTATCTGCTTTGTCATACCGTTCACTTCCCTGCAGGTTCTCCGGCATATTATCACGATACTCTTCTTCTTCCCACTGGATATCCTCAACATCTGATTTTACACTTTCAACCTCAGACACAAGCTCGTCCAGCTTCTTACGGATGGAATCAAAACGGTCAATGGTCTGCTTAATAGCTCTTCTACGAGTGTTATTCATTTTCGAATCCCTTTCAATCTACGATGCCAAGCTTGCAAATATTTTTCGGATCTGTGATGTAACCAAAAGTCAATGTGTTACGCAGATATCCTTTATACTCAAATCCACGGTCACGAGCTGCCAAACGACACACATCTCGAATTGCAGACTCTCTCGGCCAAGAAACACCAGCCAACTGATATTTCCACTGAAGATCTCTCAGCTTCTGCCACTCAATCACAGGCTTCTTTTCATCCTCGAAACATAAGCCATTCTGTACGGCATATTTCAGAGCATCGCACCGCTTACTCTCTTCTGACGTGCAAGTTCCCCACTCATTTTCGAGACGGCGATATGCCCTATCAAACGGCGCTTGCTTCACTGCATCAATACCAAATGCTGCACCAATCAGACCCAAACCAAGTAACAGTCCCATAATTTATACCTCCATTCACACTGTTTCCAGCTCTCTTTTAACCAGCGGACGACGTTTTGTTGCATTTTTTAACCAATCGTTTCCACTAGGAGCTTGTCTATCCACTCTTGTATTACGGCCACTCCCTATTGGGCACACCCGTCGATAATCATCAACGGTCTTACAACCAAGAGATTCAGCTTCGTCCAATGCTTTCCGCACATAAGCCCATGTGTTACCGCCTAGATCAGAACACTTTCCAATCACTGCAAGCACAAGTTCATCGCCCATGCGCTCAACATATCCATCAAGAGCCTTCTTCCCTGTGGCACCGAGCTTCCCGATATTCTCTCGAAATACGTCCTCGATAGATTTCGTCGTCGTCTCTTCATAAGACGAAGACGATATCTTATCTTTTTCTTTCTCTTTTTCTTTTTCTAGCTTGGTTTTGCTTGCGTTTGCTTCATTTTGCTTACGCTTGCTTGATGAACCACCAGCTTTACCAGAAATTCTCTTACATTCGATGTATTCGGCATCTTTATCCAAATCTCTCTTAATAGCAGGCCACACATACCGCTCATTTCCGTTGAGTTCAGGCTCCGTTCCAGACGATTTATATTTCATCATCGCCAGTACCAAACGCCCCACCTCAGCAGCACTAAGGGGTTCAAAGTAGCTCTCGTAAGTATCCCAGATTTTAATATAAGTATCGGCCATCATACACCTCAGTCTTCCAAGCTGTGTGTATTCACACCATAAAAAGTCTTCTTATAATATTCTTTTGCCTTATCCTTATCAAAACCGACGTACCGCAATGTAATATCCTGACTACTATGATTTAACTGACTCTGAATCCAAGACAGTGCCTGATTGTCATCCTTGTTAAGGCACATTTCACGATAACCAAACGTCTTACGGCAAGAGTGAGAAGCAATCTTATAATTAAGACCTAAATCCTTACCAGCATTACGAAGAATACGAGCAAAAGAATCAACATCAATAGGATCACCGGCCTTTTTAGGTTCTGCAATATGAGGAATACCAGTTTTCCCATCTCCACCATTTGTCCTCAACGACTTTTTCCAACTCCCTTGTCGAGACGGAAACATCCAATCATCATATCCAAGATTCACAATCTTGATGTATGTTTCAACAATGTCCCTCGCTTCTGGAGTAAGAATAATTTCGCGATACTTGGATGTTTTTTCTTCAACGATGCATACTCCAGCGTCTTCAACCACCTCAATTTTTCCATTATAAAGACAGTAAGACATATCAGAAACTTTCAATTTAAGCAAGTCACTAGCACGCAACCCAGTTGCAATACCGACATTAAATAGACACCAATTGCGATATTGCTTTTTATCCCAGAAGTATTCTGAAATCATTTGAACATCATCCAAGCTTCTAATTGGAGAAATATTACGCTTACGCTTCTGCTTACTTTTTGTAGCACCACGTTTTTTAGCCGGAACAGAAGGCTTCGGATTAAAATAAATCAATTTAGATATCTGTTCTTCTTTTCTTTCAACAGCTGCACTCATTATATTCACCTCAAATTCCATACTTTAAGCAATATTTTCCGTAAGACAATCCTTCAGCATTTGCAAGTTTTACAACATCACTGAATGTCAATACCGGCTTTTCATTTCGTTTCTGTTCTCGTCTCTTTCTTTCGTAAGCCTATCGTGCTTCGATTCTTACCATTCTACGGCAACGATCGCAATACTCATGATTTACAGCGGCAGGAGAGCCACAAACCTTACAGTGTCCATTTCCTCTAATAGTAGGCATTTATGTACCTCAATTCTTTTCAAACAAATCGTTACGAATCTTCGGAGTAAACTTACGATTGCCAAGTTGTTCAATAGCAGTTTCCAACCTACCATCTACCCAGCCCTTATCTTTTTCATTCATAATGATTTCAAGCAAAAACTTTGCATCCTTAGCTTCCCTACGCTTCTGGCGAGCCCTTTTAAGTTCTGCCATAAGCTGATAACCTTGCGCTGCATTTACAATCTTGAACTCAATAGCGTGTTCCAAATCATCAATCTCGTCGCCTGCGGCAGTCAGGTCACCATACACTTTTGAATACGTTTCATTCAGATTACACATAGTCCTATCCGTAATAACCAAATCCTTTTTAAGTTTCGCAAGCCATTCGGAATCTTCAATCTGAAATGCGTATGTATTCTGCTTGTCAGCCGGAGCCGTTATATTCAGACTCTTGCCAGCGATGGTAGCCTTATCTATAGACTTTGGCGCGTAGTGTCCATTCTTATATCCGGCGGGAAGCTTGTTAATTTCACAAATCGCCAGTCCCTTAGATTCAAACTGTAATGCAAGATTGATATCACAGGTGGCGCAGATCCGACCTCCCTTCCGTTTCATAATATAATTGTGACCATTTGAGATGACATACATTTACTTATTCTCCTGTTCCTTCATAAGTTCTTTGACAGCTTTCTTAAACATCCGCATAGCCTTATCATTTTCAAGGAATACTTTCGTTTTGGGAATCGGAGTCCGACCATGAACACGCTTATACTGCTTCATCATGTTTTCCATCTTGGTGAATCCAATCTTGTTGTAAACCATACGATAGGTTTTGTGATAATGAATGGTTTTATCGCCAAGCTTTTGTGCCAACGGTTCAATTACCGGCATGAGATACTTTGCTGTATCACTCTGTTTCTTAGGCTTCTCTTCGGCCACAGGATCTTCCGGTTCAGGCTCTACTTCTTTTGCCTCGACCTCAATGACAGGAGCCACGTTCACGTCAGCTTTAGGAGCAGCTTCAATGGCCTTTGGCTGGTCAAAGAAATTTTCCTTTTTGTTATCGATTGCTTCTGCATGAAGATCTTTCACAATCGACTCAAAAATCGACTTGTACATGTCACTTCTCTCTACAACATCGATCGTAGAAATGTGGCCGGAACGACCGGTCTTCTGTTTGAACTTCTTTCTCTCATCCTCAATCACGAAACCGTACACGTCTCTCATATAAAGATAGATTTTGCTCATGACTTCTTCGACCTTCATGTCGTTGATTTTAGCAACAGCCTTGATTCGGTCATACATATCTTTACGCCAGTCACTCATCTCCTCCCGGAAAACATTGCGAGGAGTGTAATTTTTAGAGCGAATCGCATCATCCATCTGCTTGTCCTTGATTTGATGGACACACTGAGATACGCTGCTAATCACATTCAGTGCCTCATTACTGGTGGCACGAGCCTCCTCGATCTGGTCACTAAGATTCTTCCGGGTGGAATCAAGCTCACTCTGAAGATTCTTCATACTATCAAACAGAGCATGAAGTCTTACATCAATGAACTCCTTACTCAGTGCAGCATCCATCTGAGGAGTAGCAAGAACGGAATCACCACGCATCAAAGATTCCATAATGTCCCAGCAGAAATCCATAAACGCATCTGCTTTCGGCTGACGAGAAAGGCGGCAGATTTCCATCACGCCACGCAAACTGTAACAAATAATTTCACGCTCTTTCGTAATTCCACCTTCAACTGTCGTCAAATTGACGACAGTTGATAAGGAGTCCAGACGGTCTGCATTACGTTCATGAATCTTTGCAATGTACTTCCGAGGTTCTTTACATTCCAGTGCTCGCCCAATCTGTTCACGGGTCATATAATACTGGTGCTTATCATTCTGGTACACGTCCACATTCAGTGCGCCGAAGGGCTTAGAGGTTATTACAGTCATAGAATTGTTAGTAGTCATTTTGTTTTACTCCTTTTTACTTATTTAATAACGTAAGTACGTTATTATTTCGCTTTCGAAGTTTCATAGAAGAACTGTTTTATCAAAACTGGTATTTCCAGAACAGTCGTGCATTGCCTGTGATATCTTGCAAACAAGAAATGTACTCCCGGAACGAAATCAGCCCTTGCATCTTCATAACCCATGCTCGCTTTGCACGAACTGCAATCGCTGGATCGTATTTCACCGCATCGTCGAATGCACTGTCGGTCATCTTGCGTTCAAAGTAACGAATTTCATTGACATTCATCACAATTTATACTCCTTTTTAGCTCTCTTATATTCTTTCGTATTACGAAACGCAACCTTCGGATGAGAACCATCTGGATTTAATTCTGTGACCCCGCAAACTAAATAACCAGCATTTTCGAGGTTAACAATTCGTTTACACAAATAATAAAGAACTACATCCTTGCTTGTAAAATCTTCATCAAAAACAACAATCTTTTTGCTTGCTTCTGTCGTAATACAAAATACATTATTCATATCAAATAAATAACTTTTCATATCTAAAACCTCAACAACAATCAGCTACAATTTTCTCAAGCATATCCATAAAATCTTTGAACGTTTTACATTTCATTTTTACATTAAAAATCGAGCAATAAATAACCTTTGCGTTATCACTAGGACATTCACTCTCACCGTTATTGTACATTCTTATTAAGTCATATACACTTGTTGTGATCGCACTCTTTTCTCCGTCCTCCTCAACAAGCAAAATACAACTTTCCCGAAAATAAATCCTATTAAAAGTCCACATTTTTAAAACCTCGATTTTATTTAATTTCAATATTCATTTTGTTAAATAAATATTTAACAGATTCTTCAATTGCATCCATAGACCAAACATTAGGATTACATACACCAAGAATTTTATCGCCAGAAGCATTATCACGTGCATCACAAAAATGCCACCAGCTATTATCGCCAGCATCATATTCATAATAAACATCCACATCAATTTCAGGGTGACCATCTACATGATATTTAATCTGATCTTTATCATTAAATGTATCCGGTTTGTATCCACGTCCATTCCATCTACATGGATTCATCTTAGAAATAAAATCTCTTGCAATTTCACGTGCAGTCATAACTCTCACCTCATGTCGTCATAATTGAAATCTGCCATACGCTCGTCCTCGTTATCAAAAACCTTAATCAAATCCCACGGATGAAAAGTTTTTCCATCGACTGAGCTAAATGCAAATGCAGTCATGTGCCCATTTTTATCCGTTGAAGTCAAAATAATAATGTACCCAGACCTTGTTTTAAATTTGAAGAAATTTCTATTGAAGCAACTTTTCATCATAACGTTCACTCTATCAATTCTCCATCTTCGTAATCAAAAACATAGCAACAATCTTCGCGGCCTTTCTTATATAGATCAGTCCGAATCTTATCATTTTCTGCATCCTGTTCAACAATTGTAATCAAATCGTTCCATGAAAATGTTTCCCCGTCTTTCGAGTAAAAAATTCCCATTCCTGGATAGCTTTCTTTATCTGCCGATTCCGTAGCAATCAGCCAGCCATCATGAATTTTGACTTTGAAATCATGTTCATCAACATTATACATATATCTTTCTCCTTTATATTATTATCTTATCTTCACCAAGCGTTTCGGTTTCATACGTTGCATAGACAAGCTCGGTCAGTCTGCTGTAACACGTTTTCATCCAGTCAATCTCTGCATCACGCAGTTCTTTTGTTGGATATATTTCATGTCCTCTATATGTATCGCCGTACATAAAGTGTCTGACAGAGTATTCAAGATGATAATACATTATCGTTTTTCCAACTCCTCACACACTTTTACAATGATAGCCAAACCTGTACGCCGAAAATCTGCATTGTAAGGATTTTGTGCTTGAATATCTAAATGGTATAGCAATTTTTCCAAATCAGAGCTATATTCAACGCCTGCTGTTTTACAAAGGACCTCAGCCATCGCTTGAGTGTCGTATTTCATAATAAAACTCTCCTTTTACATCAATTTATTAGAAATATCAAATGCTTTCCATCTAAAACCAAATTCATCCGTCCAAACCTGTGCTTCGAGTTCGTCATTGTCATGATAAGCCAGAACATTAGGAAGGTCAGAATACATTGCATAGCATTTTTTCGAATCATCCACGATATATTTCATAGCTTCTTTTTCGTTTTGAAAAAACTCAGGCTCAAAAATTTCACCTTTGGAACCGCATTCGATAACACACCACATATTTTACACCTCATTAAAATCTGCATTAAAAAGAATCTCATTACCATATTCAGTAAGAGTATCCTTGAACCACTTTTCGTTCTTCTGCCACCACAGTTCAGCCTGCTTCGGAGTCAACACAATTCCTTTCTGTTTTGCTGCATCGATAACATCATCAGTACACCAACACGTTGGTGCAAACCAATATTGATCTACACCATCATCTTTTTCCTGTTCGTCTTCAATGTAGTTAGGGCAATAGTTGGTATAGAAAACCACATCAAAAAGTGTGATAGTCATATCATTGCCGCTTAATTCACGTTCAACGTCAGCTACTTCTTCTCTGAGATACAGCTCAGACATAATACCGTCTTCATGTTCCTGAATCCATTTCTCTGTAATATTGAACTTTTTCGCCAGTTCATCTACCTCAAACACCCATGTGCCATAATTCGTATTTTCAGTACCATGTTTCACCATATAATCAGCAATCTGACGTTCCATCATGTTGTCATCCATGATATCTTCCTCCTAAAATTCAACTTTTATCGGCATTCACAAGCGTTCTTAATGCAACAATCCCCATTGAACATGCTTCATACTTCTGTACATCATTTTCGTCAAAGCAGTTAAATCCCGCTCTCATATCAGAAAGTGTATGAATCGCATCCAAAACTTCTTCTTCGGTATATTTATATGCCATATCTATTCAACCCCATTTTAGAGCTCAACATTTATCAAAATCATAAGTAACAGTGACAACCTTTTCTGCATCACCGATACGACACCGATCTTCCCTCAATGCCTTTTCAAGACCATGGCCTGCACTGTATGTGATACCGTTTTCAAACACGTCAGAACCGATAAATCCGAATGCTCTATCAATCTCCTTCCATTCTCCGTGTTCTTCTCGATAAAGCGTATAGCCGTAGTTCTCACCGGAAAGATAGTCACTGTATTCCTTTACCTCATCACGCATGATTCGTTCTGCTTCATTTTTGGTATTATCTGAACCATCCGTAATAGCTGTCACAATCCAACCAACATTGCTATCGTCCCACGAACCTTTAAATCGTGTATCACAATCCATAGACAAACCAGAATGGTCATGCAACCTAAGAGGAAGCCATGCAATATGCTTGTCCAGAAGAATCTGACAATCACGAATAGAAAAATCGCCACGAGCATACACCGCAATTTCATTGTATTTCAAATTGGTACACCAAGGATTGTCTTGATCTTCACGATAACAAATCGCATAACGAGTTTCTTCAATGCTACTGTTATCGTTGTCAATAACCACATATACCTCTTCCAGTTTTATACACGTTAAAGCATCCACAATCTCTTCATCAGAGCAATACTTATAAACAAGATTGTTCCAAAACTCTTCTGCCATACTCGCATCAATCTTGTCGCCAAGACGATAACGTGGATGAAAACAGGCCATTACAGAATCATGGTCATCCCACCAACGAGGATTGTTATCTGCAATGTCGTCGTGCTGAATATGCAAACAATATAGATTGTCGCCGTAAGTCCATTTTATAATCTCATTGTCATAGCAATATAAATTAGTCATATCTAAAACATCCTTTCAATTTATTTAGAGACTTCGAAAATCTTAAAATCCCAATTTTCTCTCATATTATAATTTTCAAATTAGACATCCCCTTCATATACTCCATCTCGTGCCTCTCTCATTCATACCAGAAGGTCTCCTCATCCATCTCTTCTGGGTATAGATTGGCATATTCTGCGGTAACTGCGCGATAGTCAATTCCATCAATAGTGACGTATTCGTCCTCAAGTTGTTCTACCATATCCGAGTTCGATTCCGACACTTCAATATCAAAAATCTCTTTCGACTCCATATTCACTTTGCAAGTTGTGGTGATTTCAAAACCACCATCCCACACAGAAGTAAATTTGGCGTCTTTAATGTTTTCAGCGTTTTTCGCATCAGCCATTTCACAGATAGCGAAATCCCAATTTCCATCACCACGCTCAAAATGAGCGTCCGTCACATAAGCTTCTTTAGAGAAGATTTTAAAATCTACGCAATTTTCTCCACCAGACTGATTTACAATCTGGTTAACACGTTTTCTCATTTCTATTTGAGCTTCATCAAGAGCTTCAAAATAGCTAGGCTCAAAAATTTTACGTTCGTTGACGGTAATCAAAATATACTTACTCATATCTAAAATCTCCCTTTTATAAACCAAAAATCGGCCATTTGTTTTCGTTTGTAAAATCATAAAAAGCTCTTGCTTCTGTTTCCTCAATTGAAAAAACACCAACAACATTGCTTCCATGAAGATCATGCTTCACAAAGTCATTAGCTTCTTTAATTGAAGGCTTCCGTACTCCCTTAATTAACATTCCATAATTATTATCGAAATCCAATTCGTAATATTTAATATTCATATCCATTCACCTCTTATGCGCTTACCTTTTCTTCAAATGCGTGCCAATCAGACCAAATCTTATCGACCTCTCCATTTTTGAAACCATTTTTATAATCGGTGAACTCAACATAATAATTGCTTGTCCACTCATTCAGAGCGTGTTCATAGATAGCCGCAACTCCACGCTTTGTTTCAACGACAAAACTATCGACCAAAACACCCTCAACGTAAGCACCAGTATATTGTGCTTTATTCTGGTGCATCCAACGGCTAAGAGCACCTGCATTAAGATAAAACCGAGTCATAATTCATTCTCCTCTTTCCATTCCGTCGCAACTTCCAGCAATTCTATCAATCATTTCCATATACTCTCCGAATGTTTTGCATTTCACTTCCACTCCAAAACAAGCTGCATATTGTTTCTAAAATACTTTTCTTTATATTCACACAGCTTCTTATACTCGTCACTTTCACGATGGGCTTTTAGTTTCTCGCAATGGTCGTGGCAACCAGGATAACGCTCCGGTGCCACACAGTAACGGCAAGGATCAGTCAATTTCTTCCACCTCCCCAGCTTCATAAAAAGCAGCAATGTAAGATTGAGCTATTCTTTTATCCTTCCATCTATACGGGGTAATAATAACCTTGCCACTCATCCATGTTTGTTCAACATGATACCAGCCATCAATATAAACAATCTTCATTCTTTTGTATTTCATATTGCAAGCTCCTTACTTATTAGATTTGCACTGATACTTGCGTTCAATCATCTCTGCATCAGCGCAAGTCATACCGTGCTGCCAACGCACATCAATAACGGACTCAACCCAGTTTCCGGTCTTGCGATTTTTTACGACACGAACTTCTTCAACATCTTTGTAGATCTGTGTTCCACGCTTCGGAAGATAGGTCAAAACACTTTCTTCAGAATGTTCCAGATCGTAAGAACCAATGAAATCACAATCCCGACGAATCAAATCAAAAATTTTCTTGCGGTTCTGTTTAGACAGGTTTCTCATATTGCAAACTCCTTTTCTCTTGTAAACTTAATCACCAGTGCATTCACGTTTGCCGCTTCCATCGTTGACTGTTTTGCATCTTCGTGGTTGCCAGCTCTAAGGAACGAAACACTCTGATCCATCAGCTTACGCCGATAAGAAGAAAGAGCTGCGAGAACGATATTCTTTTCTTTGGATGTCATATTATCACCTCAATTTTGATAAGGAATATTCCCTTAGAAAGGATATTTATCAGGGTATCTATAACGACAAATCGTTTCATAAGCAAATTCCTCACTGCAATTTTTATATACTTCAATAGCTTCTTCTTTAGTTGTTTTGTACAAACATGAATACGCTTTATAAAAATCTTCTGCTGTATACATTTTTATTTTCTCCTTTTATCATTTACTAGAAATAAAATCAATAAGTCCATCCATTCGCTTTAATGTCCCGTCCTTCCACATATCCATTGCAATTCTTTCGGCTACATTTGCATCCGACGCTTCGATTTCAACTTCGTAAACTTCTTTTGTTTCAAGGCTCACGGTATACTTCATTTTTATTTTCCTTTCGTTAATAAAATATTCCACGAATTGTATTTGACATAATGTCGGCAAAACAAATGCTGCCAATATAGCCTGCATTCATCAATTCATCTTTCTTCTTGTTAAAAATCCGACAGTATGTTACTAACCGACCGTAGTCATCAAAAACAAAAGATAAAATAATTTTTCGATTTTCAACATCATATTCAAAATCATTTAGGTTAACGTCTCTGGGGACAATATCTCCCCATTCGGGAGACTCATCGTTATATCCTTCCCACTTAGAAGGATTTGCTTTTGCAATGAAATCCTTTACTGCTTCTTCAATAGTCATGATGTTTTACTCCTTTATAAAAGCATGATTTTAAGCCGTTTTGTAATTCGCACAGTTATTCAAAAACTGCAACACTTCATTTGGTGAAAGATACCCAGCAACATCATCCAAGGTGTCGTAGAGCTTATTTGTAACCCATTCGCCGCTTTCATTCCATGCGGCCACTTCTGCTGTATTAGAACTTGCTTCTTTTGAGAAAGAGAAGTCTTTGCTAAAATGATTATCGCAATAATTCCCAGCTCCCCACTGGACGCTTGCAGTAATACCATTTGCAAAAGTCATATTGAACCCTTTATTTAAGGTCGAATTAAACTTCTTCATGTCAAACACTCCTTTTAATATTTTTATGCTTTCGCATTCTGATAGCGGTTATGTCTGCCCTAGTACCGCTAATCACCTGCATCCACTACTTATACCACCCAGACTTGACTTCTTATGTAGTCCTCAATATCTGTTGGGTATCCATTGCGCTGGATGTACTGACACAGAACACGCTGAACATCTCTGTTATCTCCGTAATCCATTGCAAGTGAAATATCCTCACCGTGAGTGCCTACGCCCAGACACTCATAATCTCTGATATCGTTGTAAAATTCGTGAGCGTTGTAAGGATAGCCATTCCGGCGATCAAGAATTGAATCAATAATCATCTTTTCACCTCATTACAACAACAACTTATAATCACACCCACGCAGGCTTGACAGGTGTGTCAGGCAGTGCAAACAGCCAGTCGATCACTTCCTGCGGAACTTCTTCCGTCTGCCATGCGTGGCCATACTGGTAGCCGCAGACCGGGCAGGGCTTGCCAAGGATGCCATCGGGGTGCTCATCGGGGTAGAGCCAGCCGAGGGTCTTCGTTTCGGTCGCGCCGGTCATTCCGGGATAGAGCGATTTCTGCGGCTCATAGTACAGAGCCGCATCGCCGGAGATTTCGTGCGGAAGAGTGATGCTGTACGGCAGTTTTGCAACTTCGATCTGGTCATCGCTAAGAGCGGCGGTCATGCCATCGCAGAGCATCTTCCACGAGCTTTTCTTCATGGATTCCTGCCGCCGGAGGGTTTTGCTGTTCAGCCGGTAGTGGTACAGCGTGACAGGCGTGACGGCCAGCTTGTCCCAGCCGAGCTCCTTCTGGTGCTTGCAGTACGGACGCATATCGTTCAAATGCCACTCGTCCCAGATGGAGCAGAACTTGTCGAGCATTTCCTGCGTCCATTCATCGCAGGGGTGGCCTTCGCGGATTTCATCAACGCACTGACCAGCACCGCCACGACAGTCGCCGCTGCGCAGAGGACCGATAACGCCGGTGATGCTGAGTCTGCCATTCTCAAACTGGATTTCGCAGAATGCCCGCGCAGTCGCTTCATTGCCGCTGCGGGTGTAGACCTTGCAGAAACACGGACTAACGACCTTTTTCATATCATTCTCTCTCCTTTTGTATCCTATATTATGTAGTTATGTAGCAAAAATTTTGATGTATCGGCGTGTCTTAAACTATTCCTGCTATCTCACACCAGTATGGGTCGTATTGAAAAGCGCAGTCATACATCACGCTTCCTGTAACCTGATCCACGAATTTGGGGCAGTGCCAATCCATTGTGTATTTGTTTTCATTACACCATTCAGAAATAATTTTTGTGGTCAAAGGTGTAACGTAAACATACAAATCACTATTATGGTGATCCATATCCTCTTTTGGATAACCAGCATTAATCAAACGCTGCATCAAACTCTTACTCGTACAAATCACTCCTCACGAGAAACATCATTTTCAAAGTAATATAATTCCATGTCCGCAGCTACAGTGAAACTGAACATCAAACACACGATTGAATTCAATTCCGGCACTGCCAAACTTCTTGTGATACCTCTTTGCTTCTTCCGTTGCAATCTGGAAATAATAATCAATTGCTTTTTCTTTGTCGTACTTCCCCGCCTTGTACTTCTTTTTCAGCTTGTCAATAAATGGGAAAATCATCTGACGATACAAATCGCCGTCATTGATGGTAGTGATATAGAGATCTTCACTTTCGTAAGTCTCACGATAAACCATAGATTTTGTGCGTTTCATGTTTGATTCTCCTTTCTTTCGTATCCTGTGTTATATAGCTGAACGGTAAAAATAAAAGTCCTCTAACGGACTGCCCTTCTTAGCTACATGATACAGGATACCGCAGCTTTTGTCAAGCACTAAAATGTAGATTTTATTAACGCAACATTTTAGTGCGATAATGCGTTGTTTATCTGCGAACATTTTGTGAATGTTAATCAGTATCCACTTCATCAGGCCGTGCCCACAGAACATCCTCGATGATATCATCATATATGGTTTCTGTTCCGTTGCTGTTCATAATCAACGTGACCTTCTGACCATCTGCCGGGGTTTCTTCCATGGAACTGTAAGAATACACCCATTCCTCGCCGTTCTTATCAACAACATGGATTGTCTTAATTCCGTTGCGGAATGTCTCGATTTCATCCACACGACCAGCGAGGATATATCGGTTCTGTAAACGAGTTTTCACAGATCCTGCTGCATTAGCAGTCATACAGTTTGCCAAAATGGAAACACCAGCCACAATAGTAGCCAGGATAACGGACAACTTATTCTGAGTAAGTTTCATTTTTTGTACTCTCCTTTCTTATCAGTGACCCCAACGGCAAACAATAACACCGTTGATCCAGATTGAGACATTTGCCCCCTGCCGATACCATTCGACAGCTTCCCGGTGAATATTGGTGATAACACCGGTCTCATCATTCATGAACCATTGACCTTTTTTCATTGTCGTTTCTCCTTTACACTCTCATGCACTCATCAAGATAGATTCGTTTACCGAAACACTTGACGTATGCTCTGCCAGACGGTGCATAGACGATCTTCAAGTGATGGTAACTATGATATTTCTCATCTTCATATAGCGCACCAGACATACCATAAAGGTAATCGTCAATGCCGTATTCGATATCGCCATGAATCTGAAAGCCGCCACATTTGCCGTAATGGCCATCATAAGCGGTTACAGGATGGTTTTTACAATACTCTTTTGCGTTCATAGTTTTCACTCCTTAAAACATATCTTTTATTCTGACGGCATTCCAAAGACTTCAATGTAAGCCTTCTTGACTGCCGTTGTGATATGTGAATCATGTACATTATACTTATCGTACCACCCACAAATCGTACCATTAGTGTACACATAACTGAGTAAATCCCATGCGATCCGGGTCAACAGGTCATTATACTTATGCTCTGCAATGACGCTCTTGACATATTCCTGCCAAGCGTCTGCGTTAGTCGTTTTCACATACTGAAAGCGATTAACAATATCAGGATAAACAGGATCGAGTTTCATCAGTTCAACCACCCTTTCCATTCTGCCACGCCCATAGCGACAGCACCCAGAACGAAAAACCACATCATAGGTGCAATGCAACCTGCCTGATATGCGGTGTAACCAAAGAGCATTAAGAGACTTTTCATGATAGACCATCCTTTCTTTTGCATATAAAAAGAGCCTTGTAAGAATTAACTTACAAGACTCTTTTTGACGGAAACACCCTTATCGTTATGCGGCAATATGCACAGCCAAAACCGCATCGTGCAGCATTGCTCGTGCATCAATCCCGTACACACCGGACACGGAATCCAGAGATTCCTCCGTCCATTCGTTATCCACCATAGCATCGTTCATAGTGCCATAACAGCCGCCCCATCTGCGACCATCTGAACTATCGATAGTCCAACCGATTCTGCTGCCAAAATCTCCGCAAGACATATCATCCACGGTGACGGTGAGATACTCACCGTTTTCGAGGGCAACAAGGACGCCCCCAGACGGTTGAGCGTATCCACCGCCGTTATTCGCCGTATCTGGGTTTGCGTATGGGTTAGTTTCGCAACCCCAAAAACTAATCATTCTTGCATCCATGATGATTCTTCTCCTTTCTTTAAGGGTTTTCTTCCCTTATTATACCGCAGCCCACACTACAATCATAGTTAAGGCTATAATAATATTTTCATACTGTTTGCGCTTCTTTCGTCATGCCCAGCACTTGGCAAGGCTTTCATAGTGGACGCCCGCCTCTTCAAGAGCTTCGGCGTAGATTGCCGCCAGTTCTTTGTCACCAAACATTATGGCAACATCAAGAGCCGACTCAATAGCCAAAATTGCCATAATAAATCTCCTCTTTTATTGTGTGATGTGTTTTCGCTTTGCATATTCTGCACAATATTTGCATATTTATGCAAAGTAAGGCATAAAGAAAACGCCTTGCGATAAATTCACAAGACGTTCAGTGTTGCTATTCTGTTAGAGTTTGGTTAAGAGTCGGACTCTGCCGTGGAAACGATCAATTCACCATGAACGATTTTTTTCAAAAACTGAGAAACGTTATCGCATTCAAATTTTGCAAGAAAGTCGTTTTCAAGTGTTTCACCCTCTTGCAAAGTAAGAGTGCAAGTCTTTTTCCACTGATAAGAGGCGTTTTTTTTCTGCCGCTCACGCATTGCTGCAAGGATTTCTTCTTTGCTCATGTTATCATATTTGCTAGGTCTGCTCACAATCGCACCACCTTTGTTTTTCATTGATGGTACAATTATAGCATGGTTCTGCCGTTCTGACAAGGGATTCATAGCCATACTATCACCTTGCCTTTCGGCCAGATTTCAAGGGCATCTGAGGATTCAAAGGGCGCATATCACCACGGAATTTTCCTAACCCGCTGCCGTCCATGTACTCTGCTGTTCTATTCCGGCAACGTCTGACCGTCCCATTCATATCAATGAATTCACCATAGATACGTTTAGAAAGATCGTTGTATTCTGCCGTATAAAAGTTAGGCTTTGCCCGCATTGCTTTTGTATGCTTGCTAGGTTTGTGCCCAGCTGAATCACGGTTTTTCTGTGCGGAGCGAATTTCTTGCCATTCCTTGCGCTCTGATTTACGCTTGTTTTTACGTTCTACAATGCGCATTTCTGTCCTTTGTTCTGCCTTATGATTCCAGTGTGTGAGCGTGATTTTTCCGTCATTTGCAAGGCTTTTCACACTTTGAGAAATAGCAGATTCAAGCATAGCCGAATAGATATTTTTAACGGTTCTGCCGTTTTGGTAGAACACAAAAGGCATTTTGTCGAAAGAATCCATTTTAGGCATTGAAACAAAGACAAAGTTATAATTCTCTGCTTTGATTGTTCCGTAAATGGAATTTGCCGGAACAGATACACCACGAAACACTACAGGTGTATTCTTTTGGTGCAAAGAAATTTTCATTGTGTTCACTTCCTTTTCTGAAAATAGGCACACTTTCTGTGCGGAATTATATCGGTTATTTGGTTAGAAAGCTCTTGCGCCACGTCAAGGCAAACCGATTTTGCAAGAGTAGGGCGGACTATTGCCCGCCCTAGAGTGCTATTAGGTTAGATGCAACTTACTTACTTTGCTTTCTTAAAAAAGGCAGACTTGCTTTGAAGATCGTATGCACGAGAACGCTTACCGGTAGATTCATCAAAGGACAGTGCATAGCCGATAGTTACAATAATTTCATCAATCAGCGCGTTGTCGTTAAGCGTGGTAACAGTGCCCATTTTAGCCTTAGTGTATGCCGTTTTGATATAAGCCATATCACAAGAAAGTGCCTTTGCCGTCAAAGTTTCGGGCAGAATAGCGTTATAAATGGCCTGCAACTGTGCAAGACGTGTCTCTTTGTTGTTCTTGTTGCTAGTAAAGCAATCAAGTTTTGCATTCTTGAGCGCGTCAAGCATTTTTTCGGAACGAACAGGCTTGTTTGCCGTCAAGTCGGTGCAAAGGGATTCGGCCATAAAGCCATTGAAAAGCATAATAAGTTTGCCGTAAAAGTCGGAATTACAAAGAGTATCATACTTTTTGCCGGTAGTATCACGGTAAACTTTTTCAAGCTTTGCAAACTTGATACGCATAGCGGATTCAGTCAATTCATATTTGCCGGTTTTGTCGTTCTTTTTACCGCTGAATTTATGGCCGGTATAAGTCGGGTTTACGCAATAGGTGCGGAACATTTCAGCGCGTTCCATAGCAATCAAAACCTTGCATTTATCGGTGCAAAGGGAATCGTTTTCAGCCTTGTTGTTGTCAGAAATAGCCTTAATCAAATCAGCCGTTTCGTTGCCGTTTGCCGTTGCCATTTCAGCGGAATTATTGAGCAATTCCAGCAATTCGCGTGCGCTGAAAGAATCGGTAGTTTTGTTCTGAATAGCGGTGCGGAATTCGGGTATAGTGATAACTTTACGCATAATAATCCTCTTTTCTAATTTTCTGAATTGTGTGTATATTCGATGGTTTTGCGTTTTAGCGCAAACCAAAACCCACAAACTAGACAAAACGTCTTGCTTATGGGCTTATGGTTCACCCTAAATAGGGCAAAATATGTATACTTTTTGCTTTGCTTGCTTTTTGTTTCTTGCACAAAAGCCTAAAAAGCCGTTGCTGTACAGCACTTGCAAACTACACTTGACTTTGCTACAATAGATAATGGTATAAACCATAAAAGCAAAGTACAAACTTTGCAATGTGTAGCACATGGATATAAACCCATAAAAGTTAGTTTGTGGTTTGTGCAAACTGTACTTTCTTTTTTGCCCTTCCTTGTCTAGTCATGTGCTGTATGGGCGTTGCCCTCTTTTCTGTACAACGTGTTTGTGTGCATACAGTACAATCTAGTATCCTGTTGATTGCGGATTGTTTGCCCTCTAATGCCTTAATCGGACAAACGGCTTTTTATGGTTTTTTCGGCTTGCATTGCCAAAACCAAAACAGTGATTGAACGGTCAAGCCGTGTTTCCTGTTTTCCGTATCTTTCTAACCTATACGGTAGGATAGCAAATGCGTTTGATTGCGTGCGGAATGCACGATTGACGCCCATTTGCAAGCGTTGCATTTTCTGAATCGGTGCTAGCTACACCGCCAAATTTTTCCAACTGAATCAAACTTTCTAGGTGCTTTACCATTCCGGTAGACTGCTGATTTATAACCACAATGGGCTTGTTGCACTTGCCTAGATTGAGCGGAAACATTTTAGCCGTTCCCACAAAAGATTAATTCAGTTTTCAAAGTTCGGTGCAATCCTTGCTAGGTTCCTTGCTAGGTTCCTTGCTAGATTGTGGCTTAATTATAGCGGTTCCTTGCTAGGAAGTCTATGTATAAAAGTTGCAATTCATGCACAAAAGTTGCAAGAATTATAGATTTTTATAAAATAGCGATATATCGTTAAAAATTATATTTGGCAAGTCGTGGGCGTTTTCGGCTGAAATAAGGATAAAATATAATATATAATTACCTTATAAGGGAAAAGCGGATTTGTTGATTGAAAAGAAACGAAAAATAATCATAAGTTGATTTTGAATCAACATAATATTTTGTTTTGTATCGAACATTTTTGTTTGTTATCAAATAATTAAAATTCTTTAACTATTATCTGCACTTGTTGATACTTTATCAGATAGCAATACAGACAAAAATCCCGCCTTATCCTTGCCCTGTCGAGTGCCGTATTTTGAGCATTTCCAGCACTCGCACCTATGGGGCATACTTTTCATTTTTTGGATGTTCCCGGCAGCAGGCCGAAACCCCAGTACATCTTTCTTATTCATCCTCAAGAAATAACAATTTAATAACGATTTATCGCAATATTTTACATATTATTTTATCTTTAATTCCCAATAATTCCAATAATTCCATCAATACTTCTCCTATTGGCAACCAACACTACTACTTTTTAACCTTCCTAGTCTGTTAATAAATAATTCCTTGACACTTTTACTCTCCTATCCGGGGTATACTTTCCCCTGACAAAAACATCCCAAAATATACCCCTATACCATCTCCTACATATACCCACCAATTCATCATTTTCCACCCAAAACTACCTAAAAATGGCTTAAAATCGCTATTTTTCAATCGGTAACTCATTCGGTAACTAGCTAGAATTTAACGTATTTGCGTTATATTTTGTCTAGTTTTTCTTTTTATTTGTACCTTTTTATCCCTATTTTTGTTCCTTTTTGAGCCAATAAAGCCTAAAAAAGCTAGGTTTCATGCGGATTTTTCCGATGAGTCCCCAAAATGTACCGAAAAAGACCATTCTTCGGAGCATAAAGTACCTATTTGTACCCATCTGTACTTCCCTATCACCATAAATGGACTGATTTGGCATCTAAGTAGCACTCTCAGAGACTCCAAAGACCTCTAACGAGCATGATCGTAGCCTCTGGCAGCTTACACAAAGTGTCTGAGCATCTGGATGCCATTCATGGAGAACAATATCTCTTATACAATCTAAGAAAGTCAATGTATGTTAGCGACTTGAGCTAAGTAGGCAGAGGGAACGTAGTGACCGTCAGCTCACTTAGCAATGGTCGCCGCTCATAGAGCGGGAGCGAGCTTGCGAGCCCTGTCTGGAAAGACTACAGTAGATGACACTCCAAGAAACATACCTTATTATAATAGAAGCTAGAAACATTCGTATCCTGTATTATGTAGCTATTGAATTTTTGGCAATCTCATGGTATAATGGGTATAGATAGCTATACAATACAGGATACCGCAAAGAAGTTAATAATGGAATGACTGTGGTGGATGTTTGCGATGGATATTTATAGTAGTCTTCCAGACAGGGCGTGGAGAGGGATCTCGCGTCTGCGGACGCTCGTAGGTTTACTCAAATTGAATCTATGTCGCTTACGCGCCATAGCTTCAAGTCGAGTAAACCATTAAGAGATATTTTGTGATAGTTGTACTTGGACTGACGACTATGTATCTTCAAACATATATATAATACAGACTCGTCAATCCAACTAAATTGAGTAGGAGGTTACATGGACAAGAAAAAATACGAGGTTACATCGGAGATAGCAGGCAAATTGAATGATGGTCAAATTTTTTCTAATTTTTTAGAACTATCTACTTATCTTAATGTGTTTGGCAAAAATGGAAAGCCACTAGATGGAACTAGCAAAAAACACTTCCTTGAAGAGTTAAATCGATTCGTTGAGTTTAAAAAGGAAGGAAAACGCTTTATTATTGTAAAGATTCGTCCAGACAATGAGGTACTTCCTCCTCTACCGACAAGAAATAAAGGAAAGTTCTCCTTGCGTCTGCAGAATCAGATTGCTTACCACCTACTTAAAGAATGTGATGGAAGTGGTTGGATGGAGTTCTTTTGGACGCCAGCCGCAATACTACGAGCGTGTGGAATGACCAATAAGAATTTTTATCAATATCCAGAAGACCTACATGGTGAGGATACCTTTTGGGCTGAGATAGTTGGTACACCATTAGAAAATATTGCTCGTGAGCAAATGGATGAGTTTAGAGAGAATTTAGCAGCGGATGCTGAGACGTTTCAGCAATGTACTAAATCTACAATGGTTGGGTACATTGAATCTGCGCTTAAATCTATGGCGAAAAACAAGGAAATATTTTTTGAAGACTGCCCTGCTGTGTTTATAAACCATGACCCAGAAGAGTACCATATTCCGTCTGAAGACCAAAAGGCCATTTATATGAAGATGTATACGAATGTGCTTCATGAATTCTATACGTCATCTGGTCGAGTGTGTCAGAGTGAACAAGACGTATTTCTGACCGGACGGCTTTATGAGTTCTATGAAGAATTAGATAATAAATTCAAGGAAATTTTTACATATGACTTAGCACGACCGATGTACCATATTACGATTGAACCAAACTCGTTGAAGCGATCTGCTGCACGGACAGAATATAAATTGCAACAGCAAAGCTTTCATGAAATGAACGATGCGATGTGTGAGAATATTCCAACACTTTCTGCCGTCAGAAGAGGTAGAGCGGTATTGGAGGAAAACCCAGAATATTACAATGATGCTTCTCAACCACCCTTTCATTTTGTGCATAGGCAGTTGAGTGACGAGGTTCTTCAGCTCTTTATAGATGGAATGATTCGTATCCCTGCAAATTCTGGAATTCCTCGTGCTGGATTTAAATGGTATGGTTCTTACAAGAGATAAGGAGTCTTTATGGGAAATAAACGTTACGAGATTACAGAAGAAATGGTGGATCGTCTTCGTGTTGGACAGACATTTGATGGCTATCGTGATATTGCGGTATATCTTGGCCTGACGACTCCTGGTGGTAGATTATACGGAAAAGAAACAAGATATAATTTCTTTTTAGATCTTAATAAATATGTCGATTTCCAAGCCATTCATGGAACTCCGTGGGGTATGAAGGTTGTGTATATTCGAAATTATGATAAAACAAATGAACTGTATAATAGCCATAGTCCGATAGAACTTCCTTGTTATGACGTGTTTCAACGAGTAATTGCATATCAACTTATGGATATTTATGTTGATAATAAGAAATCTAATAATGATGTTATTGATGTATTTTGGACTCTTCCAGGAATGATGATGGACTGCAACTTAAAGACATATGGTTTTATGTGTGATATTCTTAATGGCGTCAATTATAAAGATACATCAACATTTAAGCATCATGCAAAATCCGTTGCAAAAGAATATCTTGAAACTGCTTTATACTTTCTTCAAAAAAAAGGAATCATTAAGATTAAAAATGTTTTGATTGCTACTGGAAAAGTCGTTACAGAAGAAGATGGTAATGTAAGGTATAAAACTATAAAGCTTTCAAAAAATGATGAGGATATGTATCATACTTTTGAGAACAAGCTATTATTAGAATACAAAAACGAAGACGGCTCTGCCTGTAAAAATCATGATGATATTTATAGCAGTGGAAATGCGAAATATTTTTATGAGCAACTTAGCGATGTTTGTTATCGATATTTTGGATGTAGAAGTATTCTTCCTGCTTATGGTATAGAGATTCGTCCAGAAATTGTAGAGTACACAAATTTGCTACTGACTCACTTCACATTAAAAGGTGATTTCATGCTTGCCAATAGTGATTTTTGTGATATTTTGAAGTGCAAAAGAATTGATTTAAAGAAATATGATTATCTAATTGAAGAAATGGTTCAATTATCTAAAAATGCGATTGATCATATTAAGATGGCGGGATCTCCAAAATATAATAGCAACTATGGTTTGAATGTCTATAAGAAAGAAGGTTGATGATAATGAATTTTGATAACCCCTACTGGATTGATTTAAAGGTAACTTATGAGTGTTACCAAGCGATTGGACGTTTGCCGGAGTTTTATAAGAAGCATGTCTGCACAAAATGCCAGTATGAGATCCCGTGTTTCACTACTTGTGACGAGGTACGATGCAAGTGCCGAGAGTTCAAGCCAAAGACTGTACGGAAAGCTGATAAGTACCTACATATCAATGATTTCATGAATGATGTGGCTGCATTTGAGGTCAGCCGTATGAATGAGAATTAAATAAGAGTCTGTTTGGCTCTTATTTGAAATATAAAATACATATTAAAGGGAGTAGATTTGATGAGTCAGAATTTTGAAATCGTGAGTTTGTATGGTGTATCCTGCTATGAGCAAGATGGTACTGCATATCTTCGACTGGAAGATGTTGCCCGTGGTCTTGGTTTTACAGAAGTTGCCGCAAGTGGAAATGTTTGTGTAAAGTGGACGAGAGTTCGTAAATATTTGCACGATCTTGGTATCGACACGAGTGTCGATGGAAATCTTCCAAGCTATATCCCTGAAAATATTTTTTATCGACTGGCAATGAAGGCTAAAAACGATGTGGCAGAAAAGTTCCAAGCACTTGTGGCTAATGAAATTATTCCTTCTGTCCGTAAGACTGGTGGTTACATTGTTGGTCAAGAGCAAATGACTGATGACGAACTTCTGTCTGCTGCATTGATTGTTGCGCAGAATAAGATTGCGGAACGAGATAAGCGTATCGCCGCCCTTTCTAGCAAAAATAAGCAGCTAAAGGAAACAAACGAATATTTGACTCCTCGTTCCGACTACTGTGATGCGGTTTTGCAGTCTACTAGCACATATACGGTTACTGATATTGCAAAGGAATATGGCTGGACTGCAGCACGTATGAATACGAAACTTCACGATCTCGGCCTCCAGTATTTTTGCAAGTCAAAACGTGGCGATAAGATGATCACTCACTGGTATCTTTACAGTAAGTTTGACGGAGAGGGCTTTGTTGAATACGAGACCACTCCTTACTTTGATAAGGAAACCTGCAAAAAGAAATCTAGTAAGCACATGCGTTGGACTGAACGTGGTAAGGCATATATTTACAAGCGTTTGAAGAAAGAGGGTATTCTTCCCCGTTCCGAGGCAAGCCGTAAGGTAAAGGAGATCTAACTGATGCGTATTCAGATTGGCAAGTACATTATAAAGAACTGCGATGAGCGAAATCTCATTATTATTGAGCAAAGACCAGCTGGCAAGAATCCAAAGACTGGTGAGGTAGGCACTGGCACAAAGGAAGTTACGGTCGGCTATTATCCGAATCTTGAGTGGGCATTACATAAGATTAAGGACTTGAATATTTCCGAGAGTAATGCTGAGGATGTGGATGTCTTGCTGGCAGAGCTTGAACAGATTGGTGCGACAATTAGGAAAGTGGCCGAGGAGGTTAAGTAATGGACAAGTATATCAACGCGACTCATTTAGACAGCGTTCTTGATGATGTTCTGGAGATTATTGAGCTCGATAAAAGCGCATCTTCGTTTCAAAAGACATGCTGTAAGATGTCTGTAGAGTATGCGAAAGAGATTCTAAAAAGAGAGATTGCTGCTGGCGGAGAATTTAGACCTGTGACTCATGCACATTGGGTTTCTAAATACGGCAATTACGTTTGCTCAAATTGTGATACTCGAAGCTATGATAAGGAAGATGGGGAGAGTTTTAATCTCAAAGAGGTTATATTCTGCCCTTATTGTGGAGCTATTATGGACGAGCCGGAGGTTGAATAATGCTTTGTACATACGAGGATGTTGATAAAGAAATCAAGCAACTTATCCATGATATGAACTACGCAAGCCTGACCCGCCGGGAGTATGAGTCGGCTGAAGATTATCTGGACGAGCTCTATCAGGAGCGTGAACGACTTTGGCTCAAGGCTATGGAAGATGGCGAGAGCTGCTATCTATAAAAGCCTGCTTTTATATTTTCCCTTTAGCTATACATTACAGGATACATTCAAAAAGAACATGGAGGTGACTGCCGAATGGCAAAGCAGCAAACTTGCCAAAAGTTTGTTTTTAAGATCCATACGAAGCGTCTGGTTGAAGCAAAATGGGATTTAACTCTACCATTAGATGAAGCCAGACGAAATCACGAGATTATCTCGTTGGCTGATAGCACTGTTCTACGATGGATTGATGAGTTGAATGGTGTTACGGATGCAGAGGCTAAGGCACGGAGTATTAAGCGTAGAATTAAGATGTTACGGAATGAACCCTCTTGCTTAGAGAACCGCCGGGAAATTCGGAGATTATACACTGAGCTTGACACAGTTCAGTTCAAACCGGATTATATGTGTCTGGTGGTAGACAAGAAGAATGATTACCGCCGGGCATGTTCTCCTAAAGGGTTCAAAATCAATGGAATTACATATCGTCGCTTGGTTGGAACCACTGGTGGTGTAAAGAATAGTACGATTGTGTTTGTGAGCGACCGTCTTATTGATGATATCCGCAAACGAATCGATAATGGCCGTAACAAGGGAATGGAATTTGTGCCTGCAAAGTTAGAGGCTTATAGAGCCCTTGCTTGCTCTGCTTCTATTCCGGTCACTGACCCTGATGGTGTACTTGTTATAGATGATTGCTATACGCGCTTTAAAGACCATGTTGTTGTTCTGGACGATGGAGTGTCTGGAGAACCTACGATAGTTGAAGATAAGGAACATGATTGTGAGCTGTGTGCGAATGACGGTTTTGGACTCATCAGTTACGACCTTGCACAGCAGTGGAGTGAGGATCTGAAGCTCCCATCCACCGCGTCTGGCTTCTGCGTGCGGAATGCGTTCTGTAAAGGCATGTTATTTCCCTTCCCTTTCCGCGAGTTCGCTAAGAAGATAGCAAAACAGAATATGCTAAAAGACGCATGGGGAGATTATCGTGATATAAATAGGATTCAAGTAGTTCTTAGTACCTCTATGTTGAAGCTGTGGGATAGTTATCATAGTTGTGAGGACTATCTTGAAAACTGTAGAGAGAACCACTATCACTTCTCTGTAACCAAGACTTGTGAGTTGGAGCTTGATGAGGAGCGCAATCTGAATTATCAGTTTATCCAAAGCTATCAGCTTACGAATGATGAGATTCGTGAGCTTGTAAAGCCGACTTTGGACGAAATCAAGGGCGTCATGGGCGGTGATTGGCGTGATGCGTTGCTGTATTTGCGTGGCAGTGGAATGCGTGATGACCCGAATTACATAAACAGTCTGGAAAACGACTATATTAAGGCTCTTATGATTGAGCCAGAAATGATTAACGACCCTTATGTGCAGAATCGGATTCGATACTTTATTAAAAAGCGAATCTCTCAGGCAAAAACTGGTGTTGTAAAGGTACGAGGGAATTTTCAAGTTGCGAGTGGCGATCCATATGCGCTTTGCCAGTCTATGTTTCGGATGGAGGTAACCGGACTATTGAAGGCCGGTGAGGTTTACAGTCGTTTTTGGAATGATAGAGACGTCAAGAGGGTTGCTTGTTTTAGAGCTCCTATGAGTCAGATGGCAAATATTCGGTGCATGAATTTGAATGTATCTGATGATTGCCAATACTGGTATCGCTATATGAAGTCCGTGTTTATCACCAATGCGTGGGATAATATGTGTGCAGCGCTTAACGGTGAAGATTTCGATGCCGACCTTACATTTTCTACCGACAATAGAGTCCTCATTGATAAATGGGTAAATGAGCCGGTCGTTCTTTGTGTTCAGCGTAAATGCGAGAAAAAAGTTCCGACCGAAAAGGATTTTATTGAATCTAATATCAGCGGATTTGGAGATAATATTGGACGTACAACAAACCGAATTACAACGATGTTTGATGTGCGAAGTAAATTTGAGCAAGGTAGTAAAGAGTACGATGAACTTACGTATCGCATTATCTGCGGACAGCTTTATCAACAGAACGCGATCGACAAAATAAAAGGCGTAGCTACGACAGATATGCCGCAATACTGGTATGACAATAAAGCTTGCGCCGTTAAAGATGATGATAATCCTGATACTATCGAGGATAAGAAGTTCTGGAGTAGTATTTGCGCATGGCGTAAGCCATACTTCATGAGCTACATCTACCCTGCTCAGATGCGTGATTACAAGCAGTATGTGGCCGCAGCTCGCAAGCGCATCAAGTGGGATGGGTTTGCCGGCCTGGATGAGATTATGCAAAAGACCGTCAAGGACGATGTGGATGAAATGGTTATCCAGTATTACCTCTATCGGATGCCGGTCGGAATCAATTCTTGTACCATGAATCGTTTATGCTGGACTGTCGAGGATGAATTAGAGGACTTTGAAGAAGAACTCAAGATAAAGCGTAAGTTTGATTATGACTCACTCAAGTCTGGCGTTGAGTACACCAATTCTCAATACTATGGTATCCGCTCTATTTTTAAGGATTACTTGAGGTTTGCTCGTGGCAACGCAATCCATTCTGGCAACGGAAACAATAATAAAGAAACCAGCGCAGACCGCAAGGAGCGAATTGCGCTATATCAGGAAAGTATGTTCCGTAATCTTCACGATAAATGTTCCAATGACGATGTGCTTTGCGATATTATGCTTGATCTTTGTAAGAAGAATGCATCCAGTATTGCAATCGTCTGGGAACTGTTTCATGATACTTTGATTAAACGCTTATTGGAACGCCATGACGGTATGGTGCATTCTCTTGTGCAGGACGAGAATGGCGATATTGAATATGATGGCAAGCGTTTCAAGGATGTGTTGATTAACATGAATAGCAAGGAGGATGCGGATGATTGTATTGAATGAAGTTCTTTACGCTGAAGAGTGGCTAGAAAAGGATGTACCTTGGAAAAGGGCGGGGCATGTTTTGCATTATGTTGCGAAGTACTATTTTTACAAAGGGTACTCAAAGGATGATGTAAGAGAAAAGCTCAACGAGTATATGTTGCGTCATTTTGAAGGGTACAACAAGGTTCTGGATAGAGAACTGATTGATAAAGCAATCGCTTCTGCTAAAGGCCGTCCTATGGTGGAACTTGATGGTGTGTGCATTACAAAAGCAGAGGTAGAGAAGATTCAAGCACTTGAGGGCAAGCAGATGCAACGCTTGATGTTTACGATGCTGTGTCTGGCAAAATATCATATTGCAGTTAATGAAAAATGCAACTACTGGATTACGGAAGATACGGCTGATATTTTCAGGATGGCAAACGTATCCGCGAATGAAAAAAAACAGAACGAGATGATTTGTGAGTTACATAATCTTGGCTTTATTGGGTTTGCCAGCTTGAAAAAGATTGACAACTTGAACATCCATGTTTTGATTGCGGAGCCGGATTCTTCTCATGAGATTTTCGTGGACGATTTTGAGAATGCTGGTATTCTGTGGAGCCAGTATTGTGGGAAAGAGTACATCAAGTGTGATTGTTGCGGAAAGATGGTTGCTCGCACCGGACGCAGACAAAAATACTGTCGTAAGTGCGCTAAAAACGTAAATATTGAGAAAACCGTGCAAAATAGAAAAATGTTTGATTTATGAAATGCGAAAAAGCGCAATATTTTAACGTAGATACGTTATAATTTTACATATATAGAGTAAAACACAGTGCGGAAAGTTATGGTAGGGAGAGAGCGAGGATGCTTGTTTTCTTCCTACCTATTTTATTTTGAAAGGGTGTTTTACCTAATGATTGAAATCACTAAGTCCGAAGCGAAGGCTGTGCGAAAGGTCTTCCCTCATGCTTGTATTGCAAAGACCCGTCACAAGCGGTATCTGGAAGAGTCCGCTCGATATCTTGAGCTGCTTCCTTTTAATATCGCCGCTGTCGAGATGCTAAAGCAGATGCAGCGTAACGCACGTTACTAATCTTTGAAAGAACGAGGTATAGTAATTTGGATTTTGAGATTCAGCTGCCCGAAGAGATCACTGAACTGATGAACAAGGGTGGTCTCCCCTCTCCTGAGATGATGAATTTCTATGTTGATGAGAAAGAGCGTATCTTTTTTATCGACTTTGAGATTGACCAGTCTCTGATTGAAATTGAACGTAAAATTCTGCAATACAATCGTATCGATAAGAATACCCCTGTTGAGCAGCGCAAGCCCATTAAACTGTTTATTTACAGCTATGGTGGTGAGTTGGACGCTATGTTCAGTTTCATTGATGTTGTTGCACTGAGCAAGACTCCTGTTTGGACGATTAACGCAGGTATTGCAATGAGCGCTGCTCTTGTGATGTTGCTGTCTGGTCAGAAGCGCTTTGCTCTGCCTCATTCTACTGCGCTGATTCACAGTGGCTCTGGAGGTACGCAGGGTACTTTTGAGCAGTCTAAGATGGCTATGGACTACTACGAGAAGCAGGTTGTGAAGATGCGTGAGTATATTATGGCTCATTCTGCCATTGACAAGAAGACTATGACAAAGAATAAGGCCAAGGATTGGTATCTGGATGCTAATGAGCAGGTCAATTTTGGTATCGTCGATAAGATTTGCGATGATGTGGATGAGTTCAATTAAGGGAGAGTTGTAATATATGGCTTCTGATAAGACTGAAATGCGTAAGAAGAAGGATATCCCTCAGAGTCTGGATGAGTATTCTACCTTTTATGGTATGACGCTTGATCCAGAACAGAAAATTTTTAGGGACGCTATCTGGGACCCTAATATTGATGTCGTCTTTGCGAACGCCCGTGCCGGAACCGGTAAGACTACAATTGCTGTTGGTGTTGCTGACCTGCTTGTTAAGTATGGTCGTTACAATGGCATTGTGTATATTGTATCTCCTACTCAGGAAGAGAAACAGGGTTACCTTCCAGGAACTCAGGAACAAAAGAGTGCTCCGTACATGGAGCCACTTTTCGAGGCTCTTGAAACCATTGGCGTTAATCCAAATACGGCGGTAATTGCTGATGAAAATCCTGAAAGTCAGAAGTATGGTGCGTACATCCAGTGTGCAGCACATACTTATATGCGAGGTGTCAACTTTGAAAACAAGGTTATTATCCTCGACGAAATACAAAATTTCACTCTAGCCGATGCGAAGAAAGTCATTACGCGAGTAAAAGACTCGTGCCTCCTCATTGCGATCGGACATTCTGGTCAATGTGACTTGTATAAGCACCCGGAACGGTCAGCACTGATTCCGTACACGGAGCATTTCAGGGGGCATGACCGTACCGCAATTTGTGAGTTGAATACAAATCATCGTGGTTGGATTAGCACTTGGGCTGATGCTCTTGAATGCTAAAATACTTCAATTTTGAAATAAAATATAAGGGAGAATAAAATTATGGTTGCTAAGAAGAGTGTTGTTTTTAAGAACGCTATTATTGATACTGCCGAGGGCACTATCACTGAGATCACCAAGGACGGTGAGAACGTCTTCAATCTGAAGGAAGCTTTGGCAAAGTGGGATGGTATTGAGGGTGTCACCATCAATATTTCCACTTCTGATGAGCTGCTGGGCGACCCGGCTTGATGCCAATGGGTTGCTATAATAAACGGCCAGAAGAAACGAGCGATGACTTCTTTGTAAGAATCGGGAATGCTGTTCTGGCTAGAGAATTGACTTGGGATGGCGCATCCAAAGTACTCAATGATGAATTGGGTAAGAATTTTGGTGAGTGCGCATATCGCAAGCGTTTTAAGGCATTCCGTGCGGGTATGCAGTATCAGGAGTCATTATCTAATAGAGATGTGGGAACCTGCATTCTGTCTATTTCCGACCTACATATTCCATTCCAGAAGCCCATTGAGACTTTTAGTGAGTACGCTGGCAAGATTGATATTCTTCAGGTAAACGGAGATCTGGTAGATGCGCAGGCCATTTCTCGTTTCAACAAGGTGTATCGTAAGAGTCCAATGGAGGAAATTCTGATTGCACGTCAGTATATGATTGACCTGATTGAGATGCTTCAGCCTAAGAAGGTTGTTGTCAATTATGGTAATCATGACTTACGCTTCCAGAATTATCTTGCTAAGAATCTGGACACCGACTTGCTTGAACTGATGCCAAAGACATCTTTGGAGCTTATTTTTGTTGATGGCTTTAACCATTACAACAAGGAGCTTCATACAAAGGTTCATTACGACCCTCTGATTGATGTTTTTAAGGACAGTGGTATCGAGATCGGTTATAACGATACTTGGTTTAGTTTTGTTGGCGAAACAATTTTTGTGCATCCACTTGCTTACTCTAGCGGTATGTTGAAAACGGCAGAAAAGGCATATCGGTATTTCAAGGATAATGATTATTTCTTTGATACTATCGTGATGGCACACACTCATAAAACAGGTCACTATGATATCGGTAATTCTGTAATTTATGAGCAGGGCTGTTGTTGTGAAACGTCAAAAATGGATTACGCAGATGGAAAATTAACCCCATCTCAGCGAGAAGGATTTATTCTGGTCTATCAGGATAAATTTGGAAGGCTGAATGAAGATAAGACGCACATTGTACGTCTAAATTAAAAGCGGTGAGCCCCTACCACTAAACGGGAACCTAAAAAAGAAGTACGACCGTAAGGTCTGCTTGGGACATCATTTGTTGTCTCCTTTTCTATGGGCTGGGGTGATTGCTCCAGCTTATTGTGCCAGTGTAGTTCAGTTGGTAGAACGCGGGTTTTGTAATCCCGATGCCTTTATGGATTTCGCATGTTCAAGTCATGTCACTGGCTCCATGCCACTTTAATTCAGTAGATAAAATGATGTGTTCGTACCACATATGTCGTAGGTTTGATTCCTACAGGTGGCTCCAAGCTGTGCGGTCAATAGTTGCTACCGCCTAGACCAACTCAATCTACGGATGGTTGGATACAAAGTAGTTCTGTGGAACGAAATGATAAGCTATTCGTGTTTCGCCACGTTAATGCGAAGCTTTAAAAGTCTAAAACAAGCGTTTTATCAACACGAGAACAATTCAACTAGCTCGGGTGGCTTGATGGATGCTTGTTTTTATTGTGCGGTCTTACTCAAGTGGTTGAAGAGAACGGTCTTGAACACCGTTAGGTCGGTAAATCCGATGCCAGAGTTCGAATCTCTGAGACCGCGCCAGTCCTTCTCCCGGAGGGCCTATATTATACCGGTTCCCTACCACCGGCTAAAAGGTAGGTTTTATTGTGAGCTTGTAATGCGAAGAGGTTGAACGTAGCGGATGGTAGCAGACATCTGCACGAAGCGAGATTGCTTATTCGTGGATACAGCGCAGGTTCGAATCCTGTCAAGCTCGAAGAAAATGGCTATATGAGCGCGACATATAGCAAGTCCGAAGTCTGGGTTTTAGAATCATGATGTACACATGACTTTCTATTTCTTGAGACACTTAGGCACCATATGACGCAGCGTTGCCCAGTCAGGTCTACGGCACCGGCCTCATAAGCCGTGTATTCGTTGGTTCAAATCCAACCGCTGCACCCACCTGTATGCTGATATATTTATGCGCCCGTAGCTTAATTGGTAAAGCAGTGGTCTCTAAAACCATTTGTTCTCTGTCCGAATCGGAGTGGGCGTGCCAGCATTCTCCCCTTTCGCAAGCCTGAGTTGTGGCTTTACTACTCCCTCCATAACTCAGGTTTTTGATTGATTATTATGCCACTTCGGTAGCAGGGCGCGATACGTCGTTGACGTAGCAAACCTATATAGATGATGAAGACTCCGCCGCGCTTCTCATGGAAGCGTACAATGGCGGAGCCGCCTGAGCCCACTAAGCCTCTCAACGATGCGTATCATGGTGGGTCTTTTGTGAATGAAACACCCTTGGCCTCTGCTACGCAAGCACATTAGAGGGTGTCTTTTGTTTGCCGTGGAATGTGCGCACGTTCTACGGCTTTTATTTTTGATTTTGATTGGAGGTGTATTGATGCCGAGAAAGAAAAAGGTATTAGATTCCGTCGAGGCATCTATACCTACCAAGGAAAAATGGGAATGTACTCGTTGTGAGCACTCATACGAAGCTCCCACTGGACATTTTTATAAAAATAGTTTTTCTCAATTATTTAAAAATCGAGGTGGGTTCTCTACTCTTTGTAAGGAATGTGTTAATGAATTATTCGATGAGTACACGAAACGATATGAGAGTGAACGTACAGCATGTATGATTCTCTGTCATATGTTGGATTTTCCATTCTATAACAGTCTTTATGATTCTATTGTGCAGAACTCCGGCTCTTGCAAACCAGGAATGTACGCCAGGGCTCTCTCGTGTCGGCAGTATCAATTCCAGACATTTGCAACCGTTCTTACAAATGGTGAATTGAATAAGAATGCTCTGGATGTTCGAGATGAAAAAGAACAAAAATGGTCAAAGGCTGAAATTCAAGCTCGTGATGATGTTATTTCGGTTGTCGGATACGACCCGTTTGAAGGACACTCTGAAAACGACCGACGTTATTTGTTTAGTGACCTTATCAAATATTTTGAAGATGGTATTGAGGACGATCCTTATAAGCTATCTCAGATTATTCAGGTTGTCATCAACAACGGCCAGATTCGTAAGATTGATTTCAGACTTGCCCAGCTTGACCCGATGAATTCAGCAGACACTATCAAGAGCCTGAATGATATCAAGGTTAAGCTAGTTTCTAATAACGACAAGATTGCAAAGGAAAATGAGATTTCTGTCAAGAACCGTTCCAATAAGGATGCCGGACGCAATACTCTCACCTTCTTAATGAAGGATATGCGAGAGAAAAATATTGCAGGCGCAGAAGCAAACTTCTACGACCAGTTACGGTCTCCGGGCACTCAATGGGCGGCAGATATGAGTGTTAAGGCAATTAAGGAAAATGCTTTCTTTGACGAAAATGACATGCAGGAAATTTTCGATACGCAAAGAGAACTGATTGATAAGTTCCAGAAAGAAAGTGATGACGCTAAGGAAAAATACAGGCTGTCTCTTATCGAGAATCAGCGGCTCAAGGAGCTGTTGGAAGATGCCGGTATTGACGCAAGCGTAAAAGATACGGATGGTGATGCCGTATGAGAATGAAGCAAAGAGCGCCTATTATCACAGCCGTAAAACGTAAGATTTATGAGTGTGATGCGGCAACGATTGCGTTCTATCGGCGTAATCCTGTTATTGCGGCCAGAGATTTATTGGGTATCCAACTATTTGACGCTCAGGCATATATGCTGGAACAAAGCTGGAATGCAAGTCATGTTCTTTGGGCATGTAGTCGAAACTTTGGTAAGTCTTTTGTAGGTTCTGTTTTCATTCTACTAAAGGCTATCCTATATGAGAATCAAGCTATTTACATCGTAAGTAGCGTTGGTGATCAGAGTAAGGAAACTTTTAATAAAATCGAAGAAATTGTCACTCGTGTTGGTAAAACAGCTGCGTCTATCCGTAGTCTGCAAGATATTGCAGAAAAAGAAACAAAAAAGTCTGCAACCAATAAGAGTGGCTTTAGTCATAATCCCGCCGGGTATGTTGTTGAGTTTTACAACGGTAGTTCCATTAACACGCTAAACTCCAACCCGGATTCCAACCGATCCCGTCGTGCAACTCTTGTGTTTTTTGACGAGGCTGCGTTTTGCTCTGACGAACTGATTGTTGTCTGTGAAGCTTTTGCCACTCAGAATACTGACTTTGTGACTGATACGGATGATTCTTATAACCCTGAAACTCAGCCTCGCAAGGTTCCTACACAACTTGTGTATGCTTCGAGTCAGGATACGATGGATAAACTATTCTATCGTTATTATAAAAACTTTGCAAAGCGTATGATTGCCGGTGACCGTGATTATTTTGTTTGCGACATGATTTGCGATGTTGCAATTCAGGTCTATATGAATGGTAAACCATACAAGGCTTTGTTGACAAGAGACAAAGTGGAAGCCGCTCTAAAGTCAAATAAAATGAAGGCGTTGCGTGAATATTATAATCGCCCAAGTCGTGATGGTGGCGTAAACCAGATTATCAAATGGGGTACAGTTCGTCGCAATGAGCGAAAGTATATCCCACAGCTTTATTGGGATAAGAACTATCAGTATATTCTTGCGTTTGATCCTGCCCGCACAATGGATAATTCTATTGTTGGTGTTATGCGTATTTATAACGATCCAGAAAACGGCATGTGTGGAGATATTATCAACTGTGTGAACATGGTTGATATTGCAAATGAGAAAAAATTCAAGCTCGATTCTAATCGTCAGCTTGAGCAGTTACATGAGTTGATTCTACATTACAATGGTCAAAATCCTGATTACGAGTACATTGATAGATTGATGATTGATCAAGGCGCTGGCGGCGGTGGTACTTCCACATATGCGGACGGTTTGCTTAATAATTGGACCGATAAAACAGGTGCGGAACATCGTGGTTTTATCGACGCAAATCATGAATTATATGAAGGATATGATGCCCGTTACCCAGATGCTGTTGACAAGCTACGTCTAATTAGTCCACGTAAATTCCGTACTGCCATGGTTGAGGAATTTATTGAGTTGATGAATCTTGGCGTCATTCATTTCCCTCTTGAATATAACGGAGGAGATTACGTTCAGGTAGTAGATGGTGTTGACAAATCAACTGGTCAAGAAATTTTGAAAACGCATGAACTCTCATTAGAGGAACAGACTGCGTGGGTTAATATCGACTTGATGAAGAACGAGATTACAAGCATTCAGAAAACGACAAACTCTGAAAACACGACCGTAACATATGCTTTGGCACCCGATGTTGCCAATAAAATTCACGATGATAGGTTCTATGTTGCTATTTTGCTTGCTCATCGTCTATACGAATTACGTCGTAAGGATAAAGTGCGCCAGTCTGCGGTGGAGACAATGACTGCTCCGCCGATTTGTATTTCTAACATTGACTTCTAAGCAGAGGAGGTGAAAATGTGGCAAGAAAGAAAAAGGAAGATTTTGATGTCGTGACCGCTTCACAGACAGATGATGGTACTGTTGTGCTTACATCTGTAAACGAGCTTTCAGATGAAAGAATGGACAATGTTATCCGCCATGCTATCGCATCCTATGATCCTGAAAATAAGCAATATAGTACATACCTGAAAATTTCAGCCTCCTCTGAGACACTGACGGTTGACCGAATTGATGAGCTCGCGCGAGGGTTACAGTCGAGCCTGACGAATGTGCAGACGGTCAATGGAATCATCCGTAATTACATCAATAAAGATGACCTAATTGGCATTACTTATGATGCGATTGAGGCGAATGTTAATACGGAGTTCAAATGCAGTTTCGCACAGTTCCCTGAACAGCGTAATAAAACTAAACAGGTAAACTATGCCCGTGAAGTGATTGATGATTTCAATACACAAATCAATGTGCGAAGCCTGTTGCGTACTGCCATTCCGATGACTTACGCCGAGGGCACTTACATTACATATCTGCGCCAGAAAGATGAGAATTATATTGTAGACTACTACCCTCTTGGTATTGCTGAAATCAGTGATTATTTGTCAAATGGACAGCCTGTTGTGCTTATCAATATGTCTAAATTGAAGTCCGCTTTGAGCAAATCCATGCTGAAGGACAAGAAGAATAAGGCACTATTCTTTGAAAATCAGGAGACTGAGATTCAAAACAACTATCCAGATGAGGTGTATCAAGCGTTTAAGAATGGTGACACCTATGCAAAATTGGATGTTGACCATTGTGGTGTGATTCGTATTGGCAATATGGGGCAGAAATATGGTGTCTCTCCCCTATTCCGCGCCTTACGTCCTGCATTGATGCTTGAGACTTTTGATACTTCAGACCGTGTAAATGCTAAGGCAAAGGCAAAGAAAATCATCTGGCAACAGCTTGATCCTGCATTGATGGGCCCAAATAACGATAAAAAGGGCTTCTCTGAACAGGTGACGGCACACGACAATTTGCTACGTGCATGGAAGCAAAATACCGTGCTTGTGACGACCGCTCCCTATGTTAAGGATATCAAGTATGTTGAACCAAAAGTTGAGATGACAAATATTGAGACTGTCAAACAGTATCGCAATCGAGAAATGGCTGCTTTGGGTATTAGTTTCTTGAACACCGATGGTCAACAGACTGTTTCAACTGCAAAGGTGTCTCTTGACCAGCTGATGAAAAATATCGGTAAGATTGCAGAACAGATTGAAGATGTATTAAAGCGATGGTATCGTATTCGCCTTGAAGATGCAGGTGTAGACCCGATGTACTGCCCTGATGTGAAGGTCTCTACTACCGAAATGATGGGTATGGAGATGAAGAAGGCGATTGCTCAGTTCCTGTTTACCACTTTGAACTGTTCTTACAAGACTGCTTACGAGTATATGGGGCTTCATGCTGAGGACGAACTACGCAAGCGTCAGGCTGAAACCGAGGAAGGTTATGACGATGTGTTTGTGGCTCGCCAGACATCTTATACATCGACCGGTAATTCCGGCGATGGTGGTGACAGTGATAAAAAGACAGGCCGTCCAAAGGGCGAGGAAACTGAAAAACAGATTTATGACCAGCAGAGAAATGAAGATAGTAAGTGAGGTGATAAACGATGAGTAAGGAGTATTTCTATAGTAGAAACATCTGTTGCTCTGAGATTACGGAGCATCCAGACCACTATCTTGCCAAGTTTGTCATCTGTGATTTCTCAGTAAATGGGAATCAGGTTGCTTTGAACCGTGAAACCATTGAAAGATGGATGAGTACACTGGTTGGCAACCCGCTTGTTGGTAAGTTGGTCGTAGCTCCAAAGGGTGAACTGGATTTTTCTGGTCACAATATGAAAGTCGTCACCAGAAAAGACGCTGACGGCAATGAATACAAGACTGCCGAATTTGACACTGATGCGTTCGGTAGCTTTCAATCGGTCGGTATCGAGAAAATTGACGATACCGACTTTATTGTTGCATCTTGTAAAATCTGGAAGCGATATCCAAAAGCTTGTGCGACGATTTTGCGCCGTATTGAGAGTGGCACATTGAATACAAGTTGGGAAATCGATGTGCTGAAAGCTCATAAGGGAATCGTGGGTGGCCGCATGGCAAAAATTATTGACGATGGCGTGTTTACTGCACATTGTCTGCTTGGTGCAAATGTTGAACCGGCATATAAGTGTTCTAAACTGCTTGAAGTCGCTGAAACCGATTTTGGTCTTGAGCTGGCAAATGCCTACATTGAGGACACAAAAGAGATTTCAAATATAGAATCTAATGAAAAGGAGGCAAAAAATTTGAAACTGAATAAGGACAAGGAGACTCAGACCGCACAGGTTGAGAATCCAACCGAGACTGAGCAGGCAGAGCAGACCGCTACTGAGTCTACCACAGAGCCCACCACTCCGGCAGAGCCTGATGTTCAGACTTCTGAGGAAGGCGGTGAAACCCCTCCCCCGACTGAGCCTGAAACCAGCACCGAGCCTGCTGGTGAGCCAGAGCCGGAGTCTACCACTGAGACTTCCAGTTTGACCGGTCGTGACCTGTATATGAAGCTTGAAGATGCAGTGTCAAAGATTAGCTCTGATTACTACATGACCGATATGTTCCCTGAAGATCACACTATCTGGTGCAAGAAGTGGGGCTACATGAACGAGCTGGATTACATTATGTTCCCTTATACTGTTGAGGGTGATGAAGTTTCTCTGGGTGAGCCGCAGAATATTACTCTGACTGTTTCTGTTTCTCAGGTCAACACCAAGATTGATGAGCTGAACAAGACTGTCGCAAGCCTGAATACAGAGTTGCAGTCTGCTAAGGATGAGATTGCGGAGCTGACTCCGTACAAGGAACAGGCGGAGAAGGCAGCTGCAGAAAAGGCGGAGGCCGAGCTTGCACAGAAAAAGGAAAATCTGCGCCAGTATGCTATTTCCAGCAAGATGATTACTGAGGCTGAACTGACCGGTGAGGGCGAGTTTGCAAGTATGATTGAGAATCTGGATGAGGCTGGTATCAATGGTGTGATTGCTTCTCGCTGTGTTGAAGCAGCGAAGAAGGCTCCTGCTGAAAAGAAGATTGAGACTTCTGAGGTACATAAGTCTGAGAGTATCAAGCTGAATTTGAATGAAACCAAGTATAACACCACTAACGCTAACAAGCGTGACGCATGGCGGGAATATTTGGGCAAGTAATAACATTTGAGAGAAAGGAAAAATATTATGATTCGTGAACTGATGGTGAACGGCGCGAAGAATATTCCCGCTAACTATGCCGCAAAGGTCGCTATGGTCACCGGTATGGGTGTTCAGGTTGACCACAAGGCTGGTCAGGTTAAGTTCCCTGATGCAGCTACCGCTGAGGGCATCGAGATGGTTGCCCATGAGTTTATCCCGGAGGGCATCTATGCAAGCCAGACTAATTTTGATGACTACGATAAGATGGTCACCGAGATTAAGGCGGGTGTTCTGGTGAAGCGCGTTCCTCTGTATGCTGGCGAGCTGTACGGCACTGATCAGTACAAGGCCGCTGATGCACAGGATACCAATATTGGCAAGCTGCTTGAGGTTAACACCGATGGCAAGTGGCAGGTTGCTACTACTGGTACTTCTCGTTTTGAGTTTGCTGGTGTGATGGACGACAACGGCCACAAGCTGATTATGATCAGTGTGCTGCCCGAGGCAAAGACTGTTGCTTGATTGAGAGAAAAAACTTGAATACGATACGTGAAATTTAAGGCTATCGTCTTTTGGCGGTAGCTCTTTTATTTTGCGCGAAGAGAAAGGAAATGAATTATGGCACTGAATATTGAAGTGGCCGAGCTGATGAAGCAGCCCGGTCGTGTTTATAGTGTTGCTGAGAAGACTCAGTACAATAAGATCATGGATGCCGAGGACAAGGAAATTGCCGAGATTGTTGGCGCTCATGTCAACGAGCTGATTGATAAGGGTGACCCCAACAAGGAGATTGCTCAGTTTATCAATCGTACTGTGACTGATGAGCTGTACAATGCTCCCGACGAGTTGCTGGATGCAATGTTTGAGCGTGGAACTATCGGTGAGTTTGATGATTATCAGGCAGAACGTACAGTGAAGAACACGCTGAAGGCTTATGACGCAGCTAAGGGCGGCAATGTGCCGAAGTCTTATCTGCACTATGAGACCATCAAGCCCGTTTGGCGCAATAAGCAGATTGAAAGTGATCTGAGCTTCGTAGATGTTCGCCGAAACGGGTTCAAGAGTGTTGCTACTCTGACCACTTTTATGACTGAGGCTCTGAAGAATCAGATGTTCTACGATGTGTTCAGCATGGTTGATGATGCTATCACTGGTGGCGAGCAGAAGATTGATGTTCAGGGTAAGGAGCCCACCATGGAGGCCATGGATGCTCTGGCTCTGTATCTGAACGAACACGCAGATGGCGAGAACCCGTTCACTGTAAGCCTGATGAAGTATTGCGCAAAGATGCGTCGTATGACCGGTTACGCTCAGTATCTTTCTGACGCTGCAAAGGATGAGTTCAACCGTTATGGTCTGGTTAAGACTTATGATGGCGTTGCTATTACTGGCATCAGCTCTGCCAAGAAGCTGGGTGATGGTTCTATGCTTCTGCCCGATAAAAAGGTTTATGGACTGGCGGGACGCATCGGTCGGCTTGACATGAAGGGAGAGACTCATACCTACGAGGACTACGATAACAACAACGAAAAGATTCATCTGATGGTCAAGGACTTTACCTTTGGCTACAGCATCGATCACATCGAGCGCGTTGCTAAGATTGTCATGGCTCAGTGATAATTTCATTTTTACAAAGGCAAACTTATGCGGGGGCTTTGTGGTCTCCGCATTTTATAGAAAAGGAGACAAATTATGAGTTCCGTGATGGAAAAGAAGTTTATTGACGTTCTGAACTGCGATGATAACGTGGTTACCGTTTCGTCACTGAACAATAAGGGCTATACTTTTGAGCCTGGAAATGTGAATGAGCCTTGTGTGATTCCCGTTCCGCCAGAGGAAATTCAGTATATGAATAGTGTTTGTAACGCTTTCAAGAATGGTGTTCTGCGATTCCGCCCTGAAGAGCAGGAAGAAATTTTTAATGCGCTTGGTATTAAAGGAGACAGTGTTCTGTTTATCGAGGATATTGATGATGCAATCATAAATCCTACTGTCGAGAACCTTCAGCGGATGATTGATATTAAGGATGGTGCTCAGTTTGAGCGTATTCGCGGCCGCTTCTATTATCTGACGAATGTCGGTGAAGACCTGTCCACTAAGGTCAAGCGCCTGATTGACGAGCGTTATAAGGAGCTTCGTGCTGGCAAGCGTAACAGTGAGCTGTCTGTTGTGCCTGCAGCCAAGTCTGCCCCTGCTGATGTTCAGGCAGAGCTTGAGGCCGCAAAGAACCAGCTTGCTGAAATGCAGAAGCAGATGCAGGCAGCACTGGCACAGATGCAGGCTATGATGGCTGGTGTACAGCCTGTGGCACAGGACACTCCTGTTGAGAAGACTATTAAGCGTGGCCGTAAGAAGGCAGAGGCAGAAAAGGCGGAGGTCGTTCCCGCCGAGTAAGATTGGAGGGATTAAATGACCGCGTTTTCGGATGTATACGACAAATTTTACGAGTTGGTCGAAACTGACAGTAATTTCTTTCAGTATTTTGACCTGACCGAGAATGAAGTGCGAGATCTCGTACATGACCGTGCAAAAAGTTATTTGATGGAATCACTTTCTGTGATTACAAGAAACATTGAGCCGGAAGAGGATTTTAGTTTCGATGATTACGATTCAGAACTAGAAGAGTTTAATTCAGATCTCACATTCGATGAGATTGATATGTTAGCGCATTTGATGTTAGAGCAACATTTTAAGCGTGAATTTGGAAAATTGAAAGCGTTTAGTGCGCAAGACCTTCCTACAAGTTTACAGGTATTCTCCCCTGCTAACGAGCGCACGAGTATTCGTGCTCTTGTGAAAGACATTCACGAGGAGAATATGACGATGTTGGACAACTATATGGCAAAAGACCGCTCGACCCGCAAGCGTAAGACCATCGACTATGATACATACGCTTCCTACTCCGAGTAAGGAGGTATACCGATGGATTTTTATACAAGGGCACGAGCTGTTGGCGGTGCCGCAAAAATGTCTAACAAAAAGGATGTCAAAATTGCTTTTGCAAAGCGTGACTTCGCAGCACACTTCAAGGATAGTGTTGACTATGAGGATAATACTCTTGTGAATGGTTTGCCTCAGAAGCTGGTTGTTAGTCGTAGTAATAGTATTGCCAAGGAAAAGAAAATCTGGGCTTATTCTGGCGATTCTTTGAATCTTGGCGACATTGTTGACTGCTACAATTGTAAATGGCTGGTAACTGAGATTGAACCAAACGATGAGATTTTTCTTCGTGGTAAGATGGAGTTATGTAACCGCCAGATTCAGTGGCAGAACCCGATTACTGGTGAAATAGTCTCTCGCTGGGCAACGCTGAGTAAGCCATACTACGCGAACAACAAGGAACTTGTGGTGACTTCACTAAGTCAGCGTGAGTATAAGGTGCAGATGCCTTTTGATGATGAGACTGCGTTGATTGACCTTGATAAGCGCTTTATGTTGGAAATTATCAATGGAGAACCGAAAACATATGTTACGACTTCTGTTGACCAGAGCACAGAGCGCTATGAACTGCACGGTAAGACACAGGGATTCCTTGTGTTGAATATCCGGCAGGACCAGTACAACAGTAAGACGGATAATGCCGAGAAAATGATTTGTGATTACTTTGAGCCGAATAAGAGCAATGAGCCTGATACTGACTCTCAGGTGACTGCTGCTATTAAGTACGCAGGCAAGCCGGAAGTTCGTGTTGGTGGTTCTTGGAAGAAATTCACTCCTGTATTTACAAGCATCACTGGCGAAGAGGTTGCGGAGACTCCTGTGTGGAGTACAAAATGTCTTAATGAATTCAATGAATTTGTTGAGGTGCAGGCTGCCGACGATGGTACTTTTAAAATTCGTATTTTGAATAATAGTATTATGGATGGCGCGACTGTAAAAATTTCTCTGACAAATGCTGATGGTACGGTAAGTACATTCATCGAGTGCAAGGTGGTGAATCTACTGTGACAACGAGTGAGTTGATTACGGACTATAAAAACAAATTAGCTTTGAAGTTGGTCAATACGGAAGGGCTTGTTGAGGCGATGGGCAATGATGATATCGAAGAGCCAGATGAGGCAATTTATACTTATATCTTCCCCTATTTTCATATCCCTGACACGATTGAAGCAGCACATAGCTATATTTGTTTCAAGGTAAACATGACCGACCGCAGTAATGTTAATGACTGGTACGAGAACTTTACGCTTACTGTGTGGGTTATTGTGAATCAGGCGTTGATGAAGATGAAAGGTCATGGTGGAGCAACACGAGTTGACTATCTGAGCGGTTTAGTGGAGAAAGAATTACACGGCAGTACAATTTTTGGAATTAAGCAACTTAAAATCACATCCAATATCGAGGACAACATGGATTTACACCATCGTGTGCGAATTATGACGTTTAAGACGCAGGATCTGGATGACCTTGTGGGGTGTGGTTAATGGAGCTTAGAGAAATGTACGAGCCGAGCTTGATGCGTGGAAGAGACTTTAAAATCAACGACAAAATTACGATTCACATGCCGTCTGTTGGTGATATTATCGATTATGGTGAGCAAAAGTATTTTCAGTTGGTTTATTTGTTCTGCTCTACATCAAGCGACTATAAAGCACAACTTGACTCTGTTGGGGTTGATTGGCAAAAAATTTCGGACTTTGAAATGTTTCGGCAGCTCTTTATAGGCAACAAAAATCAAGATATGTCTATTTTGTTTGGCGATATGGATATTTCCGGGTTTGTAATGGCAAAAGATAACATAAGTGGTGAAATTGTGTTACACAACAGACTTACGGATACCCGTATTGACCATGTAGTGTATGAAACAATTTCTCAGTACCTATGTGCTGCGAATGGAATTGAAAAGCATTCCGAATTTGCCGCTGACGAACCGACAAGGATTGCAATGATAGAGGAAGCCAGAGATAATTTGGAGTATCAGAAAATAAAGCGTTATGAGCCACGACTTGCGGAGCTTGTTCTCTCAATGGCGTGCTCCTCCGGCTTTAAAGCGGATTACTTCAAGGCTATGGACTACCCTATGAGTGTGTTTATGAATCATGTAAGAAAGATTCAGCAAATAAAGAACTACGACAATACGATGCATGGCGTTTATGCTGGCACCGTGGAGTTTGGAAAGATTTCAAAATCACAACTGGATTGGACGAGCAAGGTTAACTGATTTACCTTGCTCTTTTTATTTTATCCAAATAAATTGAAAGGAAGAAAATTATGAGCGATTTTAATTTTAATGAGGTCGTTATTGACCGCGTTCATCGCATTCACGAGTATGACCTGAACGGCAAGCGCCTGTGGACCATGAATCAGGTTAAGGATTTCAAGCTGACTCTGGGTGGCGAGACCGTTTATGCTCAGGATGCACAGGGCGTTAACATCATGGCATTCGACAAGAGCAAGACTGCCGAGGCGGATTGGTCTAATGCTCTGATGCATCTGGGTGCTCTGGCAGAGCAGATGGGCTCCAAGAAGGAGGTTGCTTCTTCTACAGCAAAACAGGTCTTTACCACTGTTGAGTATCTGACTTCTGCCGACGGCCAGAAGCTGACTCTGACTCATACCCCCAAGGCTGCTGTTGCAAATGCCCCCTTTAAGTACATTGATCTGGTCGATGGTCAGGGTAATGCACTAAAGACCTTTGAGCTGGGTGAGACCGCCGAATCTCAGTTCTCTGTTTCTGGCACTGAGGTTACTCTGCCCACTGGTGCAAACCTGAAGACTGGCGACCGCTTTGTTGTGAAGTATCAGTACGAGAGCGAGGAGGGCATTGCTATCAATGATAGCGCCAATAAGTTCTCTACCGAGGGCGAGTTCGTGATTGAGGCATTCTGCTACAATCCTTGCGACAAGGCAAATAAGAAGCTGATGCGTATCATCTTCCCGAATGCCAAGATGGACAATGCTATCGATATGACTTTCACTAATGAGCTGGCTCATCCGGTCAAGATTAGCGCTACTCAGGAATACTGCTCTGAAGACAAGCGCCTGTTCCGTATTGAGACTGCTGCTGCCTAATGGCAAATCTGAATTGGTGCCGTACTTGCGGAAAAGAATATCCGGTATGCCCGCATTGCGAGCAGGATGCGCGTCTTAACCCTTGGCGAATGATTTGTGACACTGAGCCACACTTTCTTGTGTGGACTGCTGTAAACCAGTATCGCCAGGGAATTATTTCAAAAGAGACTGCAAAGGCAGACTTGACTACTCTTTTGACACGCAAGTACAAGAATATTACGGAGTCCGAGGTGGAAAATTTCATCCCGGCTGTTCGTGACATTTTCCATGAAATCATAGATGAGCCTGCAAAGGCAGAGAATGAGTCATCTGGTGATGTAAAAGATGAAACGCCCGTGAAGCCGGTAGTTAAGAAAACATCAAATCGTAAGGGGCGGGCATAACCGCCCCTTTATTTTTCGTGGTGATTTTATGGAGAAAAAGAACAGAACGAAGTTTAATGTCAGTAAGAATCCAGCAGATAGAACATATGATGGCGTAGTTTATGATAGTAAGGCAGAAATGTTGTTTTATCGAGATATTGTATTGCCAAGGCTGGCAAGCGGCGAAATTGTAGAGTGTCGTAAGCAGGTCCCATTTCTTCTGCAAGAATCGTTCCGCCGGGTCGATAAGGACGGCAAGGACGTAGCGGTGCGGAAGATTGACTATGTGGCGGACTATGAAATTACATATCGAGATGGCAGCAAACAAGTGATTGATACGAAGGGATTCGCTGATAGTGTTGCTTTGATGAAGCGCAAGATGTTCTGGTTCAAGTATCCTGATGTAGATTACCGCTGGATCACATACTCCAAAATCGATGGAGGCTGGGTCGATTATGACGACCTAAAAAAAGCTCGGAAAGAGCGAAAGAAATTAAAGCAAGCACAGACGAAAGGGAGATAAAATGAAGGTTTTAAATTTTCAGGAGCGAAATGAGTTTCTTGATGAGGTAGTCAAGACATGTACTATCGATGGTGATTATCAGCCTGCACTGCTCGATGTTGTGTTCCGGTTGACTATCCTGAAGTATTTTGCAGATTATGACTATCGTAGCGAGCCGCAGAGTGAGTGGCCTCGTATTGCTTACGAGTCTTTCAATTTCAAGATTAACAAGGCCGGTTGTGATACTTCTGCGTTCTGGGATCAGTATGATTCTCTGGAGAAGGCCGTTCATGAGCAGATTGATCGTTCTCATAAGGAATGGCTTGTTCTTGGTCTCTGTGGCAAGCTCAACGAGATTATTGAGAAGCCTGACCCTATTTCTGATTTCGTTGACTTTATGGAGAACTATTTGAATGATGTGAAGGGCAACTTGAATGACTTTGACGTCGAGAAGTTTTCTGAAGTGACTTCTGCCCTGCTGGACAATAAGCAGGAGATCTCTGCTGTGCTGGCAAAAGATAAAAAGGAATAAACACTTTTAGAGGTGGGTTGGAGGGAATTTTAATATGGCTACAAGAAGTAAACCGCTGAAGTTATGGGATGCTGAGAAGTTCAAAAACGTAAACCCAGTGTCTTTGAAATACTGGGATAGATATGAGACTGATATGGGCATCCGTGACCTCAGCCCGTCTACTGTTTACAATTATGAATCGGATTTCAAGCAGTGGATGATTTATGTTTTGGATAATCAGGGCAACGCTCCTGTGACGGAACTTGAAGAAGAGGATATTGAGGAATTTCTGTTCTACTGTAAGAAGCATGGAAATAACTCTGCTCGTATGAAGCGGCGCATGAGTACAATTTCTGCGCTATATCGGTATCTTCGTAAGAAAAAAATCATCAAAGAGAATCCGATGGAGTTCATTGACCGACCGACAAAGGACGTGGCTGTTGTGAAGCAGACGTACCTTACGCCGGATGAGGTTAAGTTGATGCGAGAGAAGCTGAACGCCCTGGTTGAATCTGCGACCACAGTTCACATGAAGGATAATGCGATGACACTGCGTCTGTACGCACTGTTCTCGCTATCCACGATGGCTCGTGTCAATGCTGTGCGGAATACACTCTGGAAATCTATCGATTATGAAAATCGCATGGTGCATGACGTTCTGGAAAAGGAAGGTAAAATCGTTGATCTGATGTTCAGCAAGGAGGTTTTTGAGCTTTTGAAAGAGCTGAAGGAATACCGCACTGAGCATGATATTGAGGATGGCGGCTATGTGTTTGTTGGTACGAAAACCAATGGTGCATGGATGCCGATTACTTCAAGCACCGCTGGTGATTGGTGTAAGAAAATTGGTGAGATGATTGATGAGCCCACGCTGCACCCGCATGACTTCCGGCATAGTGGTGCTACCCTGCTGAAGAACGCGGGCATGAGTCTGGAAGATGTCTCTTCCCTGCTCAACCATGCTGGCACGGATGTGACCAACAAGTATTACATCAAAAAGGATACCACAAAGATTCAGTCTGCAAAGGATCGATTTGAGATTTGAGGTGGAGTGAATGGGAAGTCTTGCTTCTTCGTATACAAACTTTGATGATTTACTGGCCGGTGTGGTTAGCAGCGTTCAAGATATCCTTGAGGGTGTTGCGCCGGAAATTGAAACGAGACTACAAGCGAGCATTGTAGAAAACGTACACTCGAAGAGTGGACGATCTGACGGAATCGAAGGCAAAAAAAATATCGTAAGTAGCGTTACTACTGACGATAATGTTGTAACCATGACGGTAAAGAATATTGCAAGACCGCAAGCATCATGGTGCAAAACGCCATTCCGAGAAGGAGATAATGCAGCCTTAGAAGGAACAATGTTTGCTAATTGGATTGAGCATGGCTTATGGATGGATATTGCAGAGTGGAATCGAATGGGGCGACCGAAGGAAAATAAACCAAAGCGTCCTGCGCGTCCATTTATTTCAAAAGTCCAAGTTGAAGCAGCTATGCTCGTAAGAACCGCATTACGTGAATTGTAATCACACAATTTATTTGGAAAATTTGAATGAGAGGAGGCTGGCTTGAAGAAGCTGGCCGCTTCTCTTTTTTATTTTGAAAGGAATTGTTGAAAATGGAAAAGAGAGGTGACCAACAGTATGGATGAAAAAGAAAATACTGGCACAGAGTCTTCTGCCGTAACAGCCATTAAGGTCAAGGTTGTTATTGACACAAATAAAAAAGAATTAGACCAGCAATTTAATTCTGTTAAGGAGCATTATAAAGAAAAACCAGTAAAAATTGCTTTTGGAGTAAATCAAAACGACACTATCCGTAATATAAATGATGCGCTTGATAAGGTAGTCAAGAGTGGAAAACTAAAAACTCCAAAGGTCACACTTGATGTTAAGATCGACCAGAGCAAAGTAACCGCACAGCTTAAAAAAGCTATGCAATCTGCGGCAAAGCAGACAGTTAAGGTTGATACCGGAAAGTCTGGTTCCACAAAAACACAGGATACTTCAAAAAGTGATATTTCTCGCCTTTTCAGCCTTGCAAATCGTCAAGCAAAGCTAAAAGCGGATGAAGCATCGTTAATTGCTAATGGAAACAAATCATCTGAGTTGAAAGCGGTACAGACTAGATTGAGCGCAATCAACGATGAGATGGATAAACTCAAGACTAAAACAAAAGAAGTAATTACGGAATCTCAGAAGTTAAAGCTTGAGGATATCGAAAAAACCGGAAAATTCAATGCTGACAGAAATACTGCAAAAGGTGCTGATTCGGTTGCAAAAGAACTAAAAAAACAAAATCAAGAAATTGCAGATGATTTAAAAAAGGCTCTCACATCTCAAGAATCCGAGTATGAAAAGTATCAAAAAAAGATTCAGTCTCTTGAAAACTATTCCAAGAATAACTCCAACTATAAAAATGATAATATCAAAAAATATTTATATGGAGAAGATGGCACTGGAAAAACATCTGGAAAGTTAAAAGAATTGCGAGATCAGCTTGCTTCTATTGAGAACACTACACCAGGGAAAGCAATTCAAGACTTTGATAAAAAATGCAAGATTCTTGATACAACTATTGATTCTACAAGTCAACATTTAAAAGAACTTGGATTTGATTTTAGAGATTTGAATCAAGCCAATGTTGACATGACGAAGTTTAAGAGTGTTTATGAACGTGCAACGAAGTTAGAAGACTCTATTGCAAATAAAAGTAAATATTCTTGGCTAATTGATAGTTTAAACGGAATAAAAGCTTCTGCTGCTGGCTGTGAAGGCGATGTTACTGATCTTAGTGCAAGACTATCAAACCTTGAGGTTGAGGCCAGCAGATGTGGGGCCACTACAGAAACTCTTGGTCAAAAACTGTCTCGTCTGTTTAAGGAGCACTTCCAGACTGCTATCGCTATGGCTGGCGTGGCTATGGTTAAACAGGGTCTACGAGAAGTTTATAATAACGTCGTAGATATAGATACATCTATGACTAACTTGAAAAAAGTCACGAATGAGACTGAATCGGCATACTCAAGCTTTTTGTCGTCTGCTTCAAGTCAAGCGCGTGAGCTTGGTGCTTCTATCTCTGATGTTATTGACAGTACAGCAGAATGGTCTCGTCTAGGCTATACACTGGACGAATCACAAAAGCTTGCAAAGTGGTCCACTGTCCTAAGTAACATTGGTGATGGAATTGATAGTGCATCTGACGCAGCTTCTTATCTAGTCTCTATTCTAAAGGGATTTAGAATGGAAGCTGACGAAGTAGAACACGTCGTCAATGTTCTTAACTCAGTGGGCAACAACGAACCCATTTCCGAAAGTGGTATTGCGGAGGCACTCGTCAGATCGGCAAGCGCATTATCGGCAGCCGGGAACTCGTTTGAAGAGTCCGTTTCGTTGATTAGTGCGGCCAACTCTGTACTTCAGGACCCGGATACCGTAGGCACAACTTTAAAAACAATTTCAATGTATCTGCGAGCCAGTAAGACTGACGCAGAGGCATTTGGCGTTTCAGTTGATGATATGGCAAGTTCTGTTTCTGAACTGCGAAGTGAATTGAAATCTTTAACTGGCGTAGACATTATGAAGGATGCCGCCGGTACAGAATTTAAGAGTACATATCAGATCCTGAAAGAGATTTCTGCCGTATGGGATAAACTTACTGATGTTAGTAAAGCTAACGTCACAGAGATGCTTGGCGGCAAAAGGAACTCGAATGCGGTACTTTCCGTGATCGAGCAATTCTCCATTGCTGAAAAATCAATGGAAGATGCCGCTAACAGCTCTAATTCAGCAATGACTGAACAAGAGCGCATGATGGATTCAATTGAGGGTCGCTTAAAGCAGCTTAACGCCAGCTTTGAGAAATTCTCAAACGACGTTATGAGCAGTGACCTCATCAAATTCTTTGTTACTCTTGCAACAAAGATTGTTGATGCAGCAGACGGAATGGTCAACCTTGCAGGTTCTATTCCGGCCATTACAGCTGCCATCTCTGGCGTGTTGTCCGTAATGCAGATAAGCGGAAAGCTCAAGAATGGTGCGGGTAAAGTTAATATGCCCTCTTATGTTTGTTGCGTTTGATAACATAGGATGCGGCACCATGTAAAAATAAAATAGCCCCTAGAGTGCTGGGAAACCCTAAGAGCCATATCGCCTATTATTATATTTATATAAGGTAGGAATCGAAAGATAGAAACAAGGATATGGATGCTATATGCTGAGATAAAAGCTCGGTTTTATCGTATTGTAAAAATATGGTAATAATTGAGTGTTAAGTAGCGTTTACAATGGGCGGTCAGCAGCCGATCCACTTCCCTATTATATAATGTAGGAAAGCGGAAGGTTCATCGACTAAAAAGGGTCAGTGAGCAACCACTGGAAGGATAGTCAGTTCTGGACGAAAGTTCAGAAGTCCACCTCAGACGTAACCAGACGACTTAAAGAAGTAGGTGGAGTGAGGAGACACGCTGTTCTCTGGCGTGGAATAAGTAAGAGAACTAAAAATTCAATGAACTTTGAACAATTTTGAACAAAATTGAAAAAGTACACTGTTGTTCGTTGACAGTGTACTTCAAAATGTGTATAATAAAAGCAACCAAGAGTTCAATAGACGGAACCCTCGGTAGATAATCAAACATGGAATCAAGACTTGGACAATCTTAATCCCAATCATGAAGAGCTGCCTAGTGGCTATAGGCGGCTCTTTTACTTATTGCCATGACTATCGTTATAGCAACGGACAGTGTAAACAGCACCGATGACTGCGGCGATAACGCCAACAGTTTGTATCAGTGAGTTGTAAATGAATCCAAAATCCATTACACATCCTCCTTCCGACAAGATTGCCGGAAGGCAGTTAGAGAAATACACGCTCCTTTTCGCCTTCCGGCTACTGGGAGGGTGACCGCCTATTCTTTACGTCTATGATTGGCAAGTTCAACGTGAACTCTTGGTTGCCCCATTATTATACACCCGCCTGTCATATCCTGTCAATATCACTATAATGTAATTTATAATACATAAAAAGAGGTTGCTTTCATGAGATTTTCTGGCTATAATAAAAGTACAATCGCGTATCCAAAATATACGGAGGTATTTTATTATGGCTAGACCCAAAGGAAGCAAGAACAAAACAAAGGTTCTTAACGGCGTTGATTACGCAGCACAGATCGCTGAGAAAAATGCTGCAGCAGAATCCATTGCTAAAGAAATCGCATCTCTCGGCTCGAATATTGCCGCACTGAATGCTGAAAGAAAAGCAAAAGAAGCAGAGCTGAAAAAACTCAATAAAGAGATTGCAAAACTCGAAAAGAAAAAGGCTGATGCCGATGAAAAGATTGCGGCAGAGTTGAACCGCAAAAAGGCAGAAGATCTTGTTGCCAATGCACTGGCTAACGGTATGACTGCTGAAGAAATCGCTGAACTTCTGAAATAAGGCATCATCATAAAACAATCCCGACTTCCCTACTACTGGGAGGCCGGGCGTTTTAATTTATGTTGCTTTTTACGACAGTCTATGATACACTCTTACAAAAGGAGTGTTGAATCATGGAAAAGAAAAATCATATTCCCGAGACCTCGACCTATAATCCCGTCCTGCCTAAAAAACAGCCACCGCAGAACACATATACATATTCCGGTCACGGGTCTGAACAGGCGCAGAATAGTCCATATTTCAAAAACAGAGATAGAATGAATGGAGGGTCAAATGACGGAGGTAATAAAACTAATAAATAATGTCGAAACGCTTTTCAATGTCTTTGTCCCAGGTGCCTTATGTGTTTGGTTCTATACAAAGCTTTCATTAAAGAAAATTGAGTACCAAGGATTTTTAGCACTTAGTATTGCACTTGGTTTTACAATAAAGTATTGTGTTGATTACATAGATTATTTACTTGGAAATTTTGTAATCGTCGGATTTCCAATTGTAGTTGTTTATGTTATCGTTGGCATTCTATGTGCTGCAATATTTTTCAAAGCCAAGAATTCGGTCAAGGTGCGGGAATGGTTTGGTTTAAAACTAGGCTATGAAACAGGCGACAATGTTTGGAGCCGACATATTGACTTCAAAGAAGGCACTTATCTTATGCTTCACATGAATGACGGAACTTTTATTTATGGCAAGCTTGAGAATGCCGATGACGATTATGTCGTTTTAACGGAACACGCAATCGGCAAAGACCGCATGGGTGATAGTATGACAGCTGCCGCAAGCAATCCGAACCGTGATACTGCGCTCTGTATTCCTATGTCTAGCGTTAAGCGCTTTGAATTCATGTACTGTAATACAGAATCGAAAACTGCAAGTTATGTTTTGCGATAAGAACAAAACATAACTTATCAGTCCCCTGCTAGATGGATGTCTATCTAACAGGGGCTTTATTTATGTTCAAAATTCATAGTCACAGTTGTTGCAGTGATATGTTTTCTTTGGCTTGCCAGCGGCAAATCCCCAAAAAGCAACATCCAGAACCTTTGAGGTTGCACTGATCTTGCGTAAGTCTGGTGAGCCACAGACAGGACACTTTGGAACATATTTAGGATGTTCCTTTTCTTCTAGTTCTGCTCTATATTGGGAATCGAAAGCATTGGCATCCTTTTGAAGTTTTTTGAGAGTATCTGGGTTTATTTCAGAAATACTTCTCCTCGGCTTGGTTTTGTTTTTCCATTCTTCTTTTTGTTTTTTTGTCATTTCGTTCCATTCTATAAGCAAAATATTGTCTCGAATACAAAAAGCGCATAACAAGTCCCATCTTGAATAGTATTTATCGCAAAATGGACAATACCGTACATATTTTTCCATAGATTTCACATCTCCTCGAAATCGATATTAACTTTCTTTACGGTTGACTCCAAAGAAAAAGAATTACAGATAAGTGCTTTTAACCAAGTAGGTACTTCGTTAGTTGCTTTAATTGAAAAATATAAAGCTTACAAGAGTATTCTTGGCGAAACTAATCTTTCTATTTCTGATTTTATCAAATGGATGTTATCAGGTCAAGCTAAAATTGAAGGAACGCGGTTGAAAATGATTGCGTTAAGAGTTGAAGCTCTACTGCTCAATGCCGCGTTGGGTGTTGGAATTGGCCTGCTTGTCTCTTGGGGCACTAAGAAGATTACGGAAGCGGCACAACGAGTGCAAAATGTCGCAACGAAATCTAAGGAAGCGGCTGACGCTGCGCAGAGCACCACTTCCTCTTTAAAGGATTTGGTAAGTGCCTATGAAGAACTTGGCGACAAGTCTGGTTGGGGCACCGAGGACTTTGACCAAGCAAAAGATATTCAGGCAGAGATTCTTGATCTTGCGAAAGAACAAGGAACGCTTGATGAAAACAAACTTGGTAAACTTGACCTGCAGAATGGTAAATATGAAGAGCAGCTTGGTTTACTTCAGGATATTACAGCGGAGCAGTTGGAAGCATCTCGTTATGAGTTGACACAAAACAAAGATGCTCAAGGCGACAAGCTTGTTGATACAGCTAAGAAGAATAATCGGACGCATTACCTTACTGTTTGGTCGGCTCCTGGAATGGATATGGGTGGCCAGATTAAAAATGCTGGCATTGATGTCTTCAATAAGTTCGGTGGTTATGGACCTGACGATTTAAATGACGCGGATTCTGTTGTTGACTATTACAACGAGGTTGGTAAAGCCTTAAAATATGTCATTGACAATACAACTGAGGCTGAACGAGCTGCCGGTGGAACGTATCATAGTCTGTATCAGTTCTTGCTTGATGAGCAATCTGCTCTCCGTGACGATGTAGATTCTTACAACGACTCAACGGATGCTATCAATAACAATACAAACGCTCGTAGAAAACTTCAAGCCGTTGATTTTTGGCAGAATGACAATAACAACAGTATGGATGTCAGTTTTACTTTTGATAAAGTAAATTCTGCTGTCCAAACTCTGGAAGATACGATTGATGGATTTGATGCAAGTAAGCTGAATGAACTCTTGTGGGGTACAAACGAAGGATTATCCGATGATCAAGCGCAAGCTCTCGCAAATCTTCGTAAAGCTTTGACCGACATGGACTTCTCTGCTGACACAAACGGTGTAAATGCGTTTATCCAAGCACTTGTTCAAGTTGGTATTGTAGCTCAATCTTCTGCAAATGGTGTTGACGCATTGGCTGCTGGCGCACAGAAGATGGAAGATATTTCTTCCAAAATGGATGAAATCCAGTCTGCGTATAAAGCTTCTACCAGTGCAATGGAAGAGTACAATCAGTATGGCTACATGAGTCTCGATTCTCTTCAGTCTTTACTGTCGATGAACACCGAGTATTTGAATTGCCTTGAGCTTGTTAATGGTAAGCTCCAGATAAATAAACAGAGCTATGCCGAATTACTTGCCGCTGAATATGCAGAAGCTGCTGCCACAATTCTTTCTAATGCACAACATGAGGTTGCAAACCTTACTGCCGATGATACAGCTGAAAGCACTGATAACCTAAAAGAGAAAACCAAGGCCGAAAAGACTGCTCTTGAGAATCTTCTCCCCGCTTTGAAAAATGCTACTGCGGCAACCGCTACATATAGCGCGGCTCAAGAGTTTGCGAACGAAGTCGAAAAAGCAGGTGAACGCGGTGTAGATCCTGCAAAGCTAGAGGAAATCACGAATCGCACAAATACTCAGCTTTCTCTGTTGTACACCAATATGAACGCTGCTCTAAGGGGTGGACAAAAACTAACAAATCAGCTTAATGGGTTCCCGACAAATAAGACCAACAAGAACAATAAATCTACCGCGAAGTCTGTATCTGATATTGCATCCGCATTTGATACCTTAATAAAGGCGATGAAAGAATATAACCAATATGGTTATATCTGTGCGGATACAATGAAATCACTGATCGGTGTCGATGACAAGTTTACCGCTTGTTTGACGGAGCAAAACGGAAAACTTGAACTTAATACAGCTAAATTCCGTACCTTTATTAAGGCTCAGCTTGAGGAAGCAAACGCCGCAAATGATGGCGGCAAGTCTGCTGGTGAAATGAAGAAGATTCTCAATTGGCTGAATTCTAGTGTTGACTCTTCTACAATTTCCTTTGAACAACTGACTGATGCCATCAAGGGCTACGGCACCGCGATGGATAAAGCCAAGGAAAAGACGGACGCTATAAAATCCGCTTTTTCTGGGCTCTCTGAGGTCAGTAAGAATAAGATCGAAAATCCGTTTGGTGCCCTTGATGCAGATGGTGTTGATAAACAGTATCAGGCAATTCGTGATCTGTACGATAACACAGACCTATTTACAGACGAGCGATTTGCTGGAGCACTAAATCTAGAGAATGGTGAAATCGATTATAATAGCGATGCCTTTAAGCAGATGTTTATCGAGAAGCTTGATAGTATGGCTACCGCTTGTGAAGAGACCGGTGGTGTGGCCGGTAAATACCTCGCTCAAGGCTTTAGAGATGCTGAAGATAAGATTAAAAATAATATTATCAGTATCGAAGAATATATCAATGGTATAGGTTCTACTCTGGAAAACATCAACAATCGGATGGATAATTTCCAGAGTGCGTTTAATGATCTATCCGATATTGTAGATGAGTATAATGCTTATGGTGATTTAAGTCAAGACAGTATTCAGAAGTTGATGGCGCTTGACACCAAATACGTCGGTTGCCTTGAGCTTCAGGGTGACAAACTCGTATTTAACAAAGAAGCTTTTAAAGAACTGTATATTGCAGAATTGAAAGAGCTTGCATTAAAGTACGAGGGAACTGATATTGGCAAGCGCTATGCTGAAATCCTTCAAAAGGTTGCCGATGGCACTTGGGATGTCACTGACCACATGAAAGGTATGGGGGAAGAAGCCAAGCGTCTTAACACGATTATTTCTAATCTCAAAGATCTCTTTTCTTCCCTGCTTGACCTCGTGAACAGCGCCAATGATAAGAAGTCTAATGACCTGAAAATTCAGGGCGACGCATGGATGGATGTCATCGACAAACGTATCGACGCGCTGAATGAGCAGAATGATGCTCAAGAGCGTGCGATTGAATTGCAGAAGGCAGAGGATGCTCTCGCGAAAGCACAGGCCAATAAGACCACTCGCGTCTATGGCGAGAATGGTTACGAGTGGGAGGCTGATGCAAGTGCAGTTCGTGACGCTCAGAGTGACCTCAGCAGCAAACGCCGTGAGTATAAGAAACAGGAAGAAATCGACCGGCTGAATAAGCTCAAAGACAAGGTTCAGGAAGCCACCAACCTTATTGGCACAAGCTGGGACGACTATCAGAAGAAACTGAAATATACTTCTCAGTTCGAAGCCATGACTTTTGCAGAGATGGAAGGTCACTACGATGGATTTATGGCCTCTGTTGTCTCCAATATGAAGGCGGTCCAGCGAGCAACTAATGTTTCTAATGTCATCACCAAACTTGAGACACTGATTGATACGCTGACTAAACTTGGAGACGTGCTTGGCAATCTGAATGGGTCTACTCAGAGCGGTGGAATTACGGGTCTGTAGAATCGTCTGCAACGTGCGGTTGGTACGTTCTCTGATAAGAGTTCTGGTAAAGGATTCTGGGGACGCCTCTTGGACGCAGGAAAGAGCTTCCTTGGCGTTGGAGGCTCTAATAAGTACGCTGCAGTAAAAGGGTTCCTTGGAGAGAGCACTAGTTAGATTTCTAAACTAGGACAGGCTATTACAAAATCTCTTGGCAATGTAAAAACGACTGTAGTCTCTGCAGCACAGGGAATTTTCTCTGGCAGTGGCGGTCTAATGTCAATCTTCCAGAAGGGATTCAGTGGAGTCGCATCTATTGCCCAAAAAGCGGTTGGTGGGCTTGGCTCAATTTTCGGTGGCATCGGTACTACATTGGGTGGAACCAAGCTGTTTTCTGGTATTGCTGGTATTTTCAAAGGAATTGGTCGAACGGTAACTGCCGCTGTAGGTACTGCAGGTGGTACTGGTGTCGCTGGAACTATTGCGGCTGCAGTCAGTCATATTCCTGTCATCGGTACGATTCTCCTTGGCGGCACGCTTGCTGTCAGTGCAATCGGTGGCGGCTCATTTACAAACGGTCTCGCAAAAATCGGTTCCACTATCGGGAAAGCTGTAACTGGTATTGGCAAAACTCTTGGTAAAATAGTTAAGAGTATTGGCAAAACGATCACTAAAGCCGTTAGTGGCATTGGAAAATTCTTGTTTGGTGGCACATCTAGCGATGGTACAAAGAAACGCGGCTTACTTGGTACAATCGGACACATTGTGACTGCTCCAATTCGCTGGGTTGGTAAACTGTTTGGATTTGCTAAAGGTACTAAGAAAGTCGAAAAGGCTGGTACTTATAATGTCGATGAGGAAGGCGAAGAGATAATCGTTCGCTCCCCCGAGAAGGGACGCCTGACTCAACTCGAAAAAGGTGACGGAGTTATCCCCGCAAAACAAACCGCGACTTTAATGGGAATCGCCAAGAATCCTATCGGCTGGGTCAAGAACGTAGCCTCTAAAATACCTAGCTCTCGCAACTCTGCTGCTTCCAGCGGATATACGACTATTACTTCTGCGCCTCAAGCTCGCAAAAACACTGCCATTGACTCTAAAGTTGATGAAGTAGTTGAGGCCGTTGACGATATTCGTGATGATAATAAGACCGGCCTTATTCCTACGCTGCTTTCAAAGAGCGTTAAGACTCTAGGCGGGTTGAATTTAAAGTTTACTACATTCGCAGATAAAACCAAGTCCACTATAAACTCTTCTGGTCAAAACTCTTCGATTTCGAAATGGTTTGATAAGATAAAGAATATCGGAAGCGTAATAAACGGCGGAGGCTTAATAAATAGCGGAAGCTTAATAAAGGATTCAATTAGTAAATTCTTTGGCTTTGGTAATAGTAGTACAGGTAATCCTCTTGACAATCTCATTTCTTCTTCCAAATCCAACACACTTGCCCAGCTTGATTCTATGAAATCTCAGTTTGAGAAGACATGGAAGGATATGGCAAAAGAGGTTGGCTTGAGTGACGATCAGATTGATGCAACCAGTAAAGAAATGTATAGCAATATGCAGAAGCTGGTTAAAGATACCTATGCCGCTATCGGAGACAACACCGCACTGAACGCAGAACAGGTCGAGGGTATCACGAAGAAACTGTTCCAGTCAATGCAAAACACATATACTGCTGGTTTTAACAAAATGGCATCTATGACTGACGAGATGAGTGAGTCTAACGCTAATAAAATGGCGAACTCTTTCAATTCTATGAAAGATAGCTGTTCTAATGCAATGGATTCTATCTCTAGTAAGATGAAGAATAGTTGGAATCAGTGTGGTGGTGGTATCCGCAACCTGAGTGCTAAAACGGAGTCTACTATTTCTAAAGCTTGGGCTGATACCACCGGTGATACCGAAAAGATGCTCTATGATATGCGAGCTTGTTTCGATAATAGCTGGGGTATGGCTGAAAGCGGCGTTCGTGACTTGGCTAACAATACTCAAGGTGCAATCAATGGTGCATATAGCACAATCGAATCCAAGAGTGAAGAGACTTTGAATAAAGTTCTCCCTGACCAAATGGCAAATGCATGGAAGAATGTTGAGCCCGGTGCTACCAATCTTAGTGAAAATATCACGTGGGTCATGAGGAAAGCTTATGATAGCATCACTAAGAGTTGCGATGATACTATTTCTTCTATTCGTGATAGTTTTGGTACGATCGGAAACGACCTGTACGATAAGGGCCAGACAACTCCTACTACCAAAAATACTACCAGTAATAGTTCCACATCTTCGAGTAGTCTATCTTCTGATGGCGGTAGTGGTGGTGGCACTCCCACGACTGTTTCTGGCGGCAAAAGTCTGTTAGAGCTTGGCAAAGACATCTATGAAATTGGAAGCAACGCAGTTAGTAGTGCAAAAAATGCATGGAACAATTCTTGGCTCGGCGGCAAAGTAAACAACGCTGTCAGTGGACTAGTAACTACGACCAAAGGAATTGCTTCTAATGTCAAAGAGAAATGGGACAACTCTACGGTTGGAAGTAAGGTAAACAATGCTATAAGTTCCACCAAAGATAAAATCACTAATTCTTCTGCATGGAAGACTGGTTCTAATATTGTTAGTAGTATTAAGAACGGCGTTCAGAGTGCTTATAATGCAGTTACGGGTAAGAGTAGTTCTTCTAGCAGTTCTCGGGATGAAGACAAGAGTTCTTCTACTTCGTCTAGCAAATCTTCTAGTAGTCCCAGTAGTTCTTCTGAGAAAAAGAGTTTTGTTGACAAAATTAAAGAAAAAATCACTGGTAAAAAAGCTTCTGGTTCTCGAAGCATTCAAAAAACCGGCAAGTATAATGTTGACGAGCAAGGTTCTGAGCTTCTGGTTCGTCAACCGCAAGCTGGGCGTTATACTTATCTTGAAACCGGCGATGGAGTTGTTCCTGCAGATATTACTTCTCGTCTCTTCGAGATGGGTGGCAATCCAGATGCTTGGTTCCAGGATCAGATGTCTAAGTATGGAACGGCTTCCCTATCTTCTAACGGCAGTTCTAATATTGATATTTCCATTGGAGATATTGTTATTCAGAACCCTGTTGGTGGGGCCGAAGATTTGGCAAACGAAATTGTCCGTAATCTTCCCAACAAGCTTTCTCAGAAAATGAATAAGCGAAATTAAATAGAGGGTATTAAAACACAATGCCGATACCACTGGGATGGCCCAGCGGGTCGGCTTTTATATTTTTCTTGGAGGTGAAAGAAAGTGTCAAACGTAAGTAAAAGTGCAACAGATGTATTAGTTGAGGCCATTTCTTCTGCCGCCAAGAGTGCAGTGGCGAACGCGCAATTTGATGTTTCTTCTTACGGTGTTATTACATCTAAAAATGGATACACCTATAAAATTGCCGCATTTGGTGGCGAATATGTCGTGATTACAAATCGTGATTATGAAGTCGGCCAAAAACTCGTTGTCACCGCAATGCAAAAAAATTTTCGAAATATTATTTTGACTGAAGGAAATCAAAGTCTGGAAGCTGCCAAGGTGCGAACGATCTCTTCGGACTTGAGTGATTTATCAAATAACGTCGATAAAATTGATACAAATCTCTCCAATTTAATCAATCAGACAGAATCGACTAACAAAAACACTCAAGCTCAAATCAGCGGCACCATTAAGACAAATTACGGACATGGAGTCCCAACGAAAGAGAATGCACCTGCCGTAGAATGGGTAAAATGGCATACGGAATGGCATCATGTAAATGAGATTTATTATGATATTGATACTGGAAAATGCTATCGGTGGATAGAAGCGGCTAATAGTACTGAGTCAAAAAGAGAATATATGTGGTATGAGATAATTGACGCAAGTATTATCAATGCGCTCGCTTCTGCCGCTCTCGCACAGAATACTGCCGACAGTAAGTGTCGAGTTTTCCGTTCTGTTCCTGCTCCTCCATATAATGTTGGTGACTTATGGTTTTTAGGCAATAATGGTGATTTATATATCTGTACTTCTGCACAGGGAGCGACTGGTTCTTATTCTCATAGTGATTGGGAGAAAGCCACAAAATACACAGACGATACAACTGCAAATACCGTAAATGACCGTGTGGCAAGTCTTGAAACAAAAGAAGCAGAAGATTATGCGGAATTAAAAAAATCAGTTGGTTCTACAGGTATAGATCTTGACTCTTTTAAAAAGAACGATTTTGTCGCATTGCAAGACCGTGTGTCTACCAATGAGGCGGACATACATAATTTGCAAACAAAAGAATCTGACGATTATGCTTCTTTAAATAAAAGGATTGATGATGTTTCTTCTGATTTAAGTACATTCAAAAACGATGAATATACGACAACAAAAACACAGGTCACTACAAACAAAAATGACATTAGCTCTTTGGCAACCAATTTTAGCGGTCTAAGTAGGACAGAAAAAACTCACTATAACGAGTTGACCAAAAAAGTCGAAGCAATCACTGCTGACAGCATTTTAAGCACTCTTGGATTGAAAGTAAACTCTGAGGGTGCGCTTTGTTACGTTACAACGTCTGATTAACTTGGAGGTGATACAGTGAAACCAATTCTATCAAAAATCAATGTATTTAGTGCTGACGAAGACACTTCATTCCAGTTCGGAGCATATGCCGATATTGACTTAGTTGCCTATATCGTCTTCAAGTCAAAAGACAGCACTGTTTATAAATTTGGCACAGTAGCTCCCACTGGAACTGGCCTAGCTCGACAATTTGTAATTAAAGGTGGTGTCCTTGTAAATCAGCATGATCCTTATTATATCATGATTCGTTGCAGATTAACTGGTACGAACACTTTCAGCGAATATAGTGACAAGATTCTGTTTTATTGTCACGAGAAACCTTCTATTAAATTCGGGGCATTCTCCGACATTTCCTCTTCTAAAATTATCTTTACACCTTCATATTCTTTTGATTGTGATTATACCTACAAAACGGCTGAGGGCGAAGTTATCAATAGATATGAATATTATCTTTATGACTCTAATAAAAACGAAATCAAAAAGTCACAATGCTTTTATCACCGTGACTCTATGAAGAGTTTTTATGTTGATGGCCTTGACAATAATAGTGTTTATTATGTTCGTGCTAAAGCAGAATCAGTTGGAGGCTACCAGCTTGATACTGGGTTCAAACAGTTTAAGACGAAATATAGCGAACAAATTGATGGAGTAATTTTTGATGCAGGAAACGATAAACGGCGTGGTTGTATTAACATTTTTGCAAAATATCCAGCCAATGTGAAGAGTGACATTACTCATCTTCGGTTTAAGCGCAAAAAGCCTTTAGATCCCACATGGATGACTATTTATGAAAAACAAGTTGATTTATCAAACGATTTGCTCTTATTGCCCAACTGGTTAAATGGCTATGTTAGTCAAAGTGGAGTATTTACTACAGATAACATCTCAATGAGCACTAATCTAATCCCGGCAAGTGATTTAAAGTCAGTCGAAATATCGTCTGATGGATATATTGCTAGAATTATAGCATATGACAAAAACCAAAAATTCTTAGGCTATACGGAAACAAGCATTAAATATTATTCCGACGGAAAAGAATATACCTATAATGAAGCATTAGATCGTTTTTCCTCTCTTAGTTCTTTTATGAAAAACCTATAGAAATCGATTTCTGCAATGCTTAACAAGACACGAAATGTTGGAACTTGGAATAAATCATCTTGGAATGTAAATTATAAGAATATTATCGCGTATTTTAGGATTAGCGTCATGCCCGAAAAGAACGTCACTAAACCATTCTCTGATACTATTCATGGAATAAAATTGCATTCAGAAAATACCGGATATGTCATAATGGAACACACTGACTGGTATGCGGCTGGGCGTGAACAGCCTTATGAATATGCTGTGTCTCCTGTTGTTAATACTATTGAAAAGGGCTATGTTAAAAAGATAGTAGTCAGTGAATTTGATGGCGCAATTATTACAGATGGAGAAACATCTTATCACATTCTTCTTGAGCCAAAGGTAGACAGTGTTGAGCTAAAACGCACTGCTTCTATCGTTGAAACCATGAGTAATAAATACCCCTATCTGTATTTTGGCAATGAAGCGAACTATTACTCTGGTGATTTTTCGGGCGTTGGTATTGAATTCGATATGACTCAAGATGAATTTGATGTTGACGGTGGAAATGATTACCGTAAAGAAATCTCAGCATGGCTTACTAACGGAGACGCAAAAGTTCTCAAAATGTTTGATGGGCGTGAGTGGCTAATTGGAGTAAATGGCAGTGTTACTACAAGTTGTTCTGAGCATTATGATAAAGGTACGTTGAGTTTCAACTTTGTCGAAATCGGATCTATTGAGAGTGAAGATGATATGTACAGTAATGGACTGAGCGAATATTTGCCGGTAGGAGGTACAACATGAAGTACTTACCTACAGATGAAGACCTCGCTCTTTTAAAAAGCCATTCTCCTCATATATATTGTCGCATTGATTTATTGGACAAAGATTTCGCAACTGTAGATTCTTTGGAAGGCATTGCGATTGATGGAACTGTAAGTGTTGATTCGGAGTCAGACATTCGTCGCACCTTTAATACCACGCTGTATCTCGGCAAAAAGAGTGTTGTCTCCGCTTTTGATGAGGAGGACTGGATAAGCAAAAATGTTCGTGTTTTTATCGGACTAAAAGGAAGAACCAAAAATACTTCCCTCTCGTACCCAGAACTTGAAAAAAAGACAAAAGAATCTGCTGGATATAAGAAAGCTAAAGCAGAATATGATGCTTTAGTTTCAAAAATCGCTCAAGAAGGTCATGCAAAATACGGGAATATCGACAACATCAATCGTGGCGTGATTGAATGGAACGATGACAATATGTCTTACTATTCTAAGTTTATAAAGGAGATGAATGGCGAGACAACTTTCGGAAATACTATAGGGGAATGGCTTAATTCTTTGGTTTTTTCAGAATTCAAAAAAGCATTTGAACCGGACCCAGAAGCCATAATCAATAAAGGAGATTATTCTACTGTTCTTGGTTGCGACGATAAATTTAATGGTATACAAATTGCATACACTCCTCTTTTTCAACCTGATGATGGTGATTTAATCCCTCTATGTAATTCAGAAATATCCAAGTATCTTTCTAGAGTTATTGGTACATCTACCGATCCGGCTACGATTCTACTCAAAGATAAAACAGGTATTTCTATGACACTTTGGGGAAAATCTGTTAAGGTTCATAATATGATTGCCGCAATACAGGGACAAACAGTAAACGGTAGTATGTTATCTGCTGCTGATGTCAGTGCTATTGCTGGTTGGAGTGAAAAAGAGCTTCAAGAAAAATACGGGACTACTAGCATTTATGTTGGTTATTCTATGCACGATGTTCAAGACGAAGTTATTCAAGCGAAGAAGAAGCTTAATGAGTCGTTCAATAAAGAATTCGAAAAAGTATCTGTGCAACGTATAAATGTATTTTCTAAAAATCAAGACGTTCACTGGTTTAATCAAGGCTGCTTTTCTATCTCGTCAAATGGATTTACATATAACGCAACTACGAATACAGTGCAATGCTCTTGCGTAGATCTTGTGGCGCGACTGAATGGCGATTTGGCTGGACAGTTGACTGGTCTAAAAACAAAAATCAACAAAGGAACACGTATCGCTCCTGTTATTAAAACAGTCTTAACTGAACAACCGATGAGCGAGTTTAGCAAATGCGTGATTGATTATTGGACGCGTAATGTTCCCTACGATTTGGAATATGAGACTGGTACAACTTTGTGGCAGATTTTGACTGAGTTGCGCGACCTCTGTTATCCATTTGAGATGTATTTCGATGATGACGTGTTCGTATGTCACGAAATTCCGAGTGGATTTGATGACCCGCCTGTACTCGACCCAGATTTATTTGCAAGTTTGGTGACGGCAGATGGTGAGTCGGCCACAGTGGATTATTCTACGGTTCGAAACTGTGTTGAAGTGTTTGGTGCTACAATCGATTCTGACGCATATTCTTCGACTGCAACTTATTCTTCCGAAAAGAATTCTCTTACACTGACCGTAAAAGAACTTGCTGTTGATGATGAAGCGAATATATCGTTTATTATGCCTGCGAAAATCACAAGCAAAACCTTGAATATCATTGTTAATTTTGTGACAACAGAAGTTAAGGCCGATGGAAGTGGCGGGACTGAACAGAAGACTACAACAAAAACTTCCCTACTTTATAAATCTGTTCCTAACGCTGATGGTAATGACGTTGAGCAGGAACCTTCTATCATGGAAGCGGGAAAGTATTATGTCATTCAGTGGTTCCCTGATACAAAGCACTTCTATTTTATTGGGCAGCAGCAATCTCATGCTATGGTCAAATTGGTAGATACTGTACCGACCGGCGATAAACTTGCCGCAGAAAAAAAAGAAGAGAACTGCGATAATCTTGAATATGTCTGCATGACTAATCCAGACAATATCGATGATTTGTATAACGCAAAATTCTCAATTGAAAAAATTGGTCGTCGCAATGAAATACTTTCGGGCGGAGACTATGACAACTATACCACGGATGAAAAGGCCATGGAAGTGGCTAAATATGAGCTATGGAAAAAGGCACGACTGACAGATGGTTTGGTTGTGCCTATTTTGTTAGTTCCGTGGCTCGATGTAAACGAAAAAATTCAATATGCAGCAAAATATTTGAACAGTAAAACTCCGGTCGATTGGATCATTAAGAACTTTAGTATCAATCTTGGAGAGGGTACGATGTCTCTGACAATGAGCCGCTATTTCCCCTATTACCCCTATATTGTAGGCCACAATGGAGAGGAAAGTAAATATAACCTCTATCAAGACTGGATGCTTGACCAATACTTCCCTGATTTACGCTCCGACGTGAATAAGGACAATAACCCATCGACCACTTGATTATATAAGAAAAGGAGTGAGTAAATGGCATTATCATTTAAAAAGTCGATACAGAAAACTGCTGTACCGACAAACGATATTAAAACGCTGGAAGCTCCTATTGCCCCTATGGCGGTAGCTGTGGACGGCATTGACACACTCGCTTTTGTTGATGCTGGTTTTACTCGAAGTGATAAGTACGTCTGGATCGACAACTATGAAGATACAGATTACTCCACGATCGATAGCAACCGTAATATCACAGTGAGCGGCACACAAGTCAACGTCACTCAGGAAAATAACGGTCAGATTGTCCCGTTTGAGATGCCTCGCTATTATGACGGTATTGACCTGATGCAGATGACGATTCAAGTTCATTATCTCAATGCAAATAACGAAGAGAATTATGCAGCTCCTATCAATGTGAGCTACAGTGACTCTAAAATCCACTTTGGTTGGCTGCTGAGCGATAATGCCACCGCAAAAGATGGCACTCTGAGCTTTGAATTGATGGCAAGTGGTGCGGTTACGATTCCGAATTCTGGTACGACTAAGAGCTACCTGTGGCGTTCTCAGCCTAACGGAAAACTGACTGTTATTAAATCTCTAGCTGGCAAGAAGATGACCGACCCGACCGGTGATGACTGGTACACCTCTTTCCTGGCTACCATGACTCAGAAAGTTGGCGAAGCTCAGGCCGCTGCTGATTCCGCAAAACAGAGCGCTCAGAATGCACAGGACGCAGTAGCAAGTATTGCAAAGAATTATTACAACAAGTCTGAAGTCGATGGTTTTGTTAATCTGCTAAAAGACCAGCTGGATGATGTAAGTGGCTTGGCAAACTTTGATGTCAAGTACACTCCCGAAACTCAGGTAATCCAGTTCATGAACGGCCAGACTGAAATCAAGCGGATTACTCTGACAACTGACCCGAGTGCTGCCTGGGTTACTTCCTACAATAAGACTGTCGATGCACGAATCAGTGATGCGCTCTCCCCTATCCAGGCTGAGCTGGATGAGACAAAGCAGACTGTAACTGACCTGAAGACTGAGATTGGTGACCTGCCGACTACACTTCAGACTGACTATTATAATAAGGAAGCAACTGACGCTCTGCTCGACAAAAAGGCAGACAAGACCAGCATTGAGGGCTTTACGAATGAGCTGGGCACTGTCAAAAAGAACATCGAAACCGTCCAGTCTACCGTTGATACGGCCAACGCTGACATCGCAGAGATTCAGGAGACTCTGAAAAGCTTCAAACCCGATGAGAATTCTGGCCGTGAGTACGATATCACTTACGAAGATTCCAAGCTGAGTCTGTTGGAGAATGGTGGCGTTAAAACCACTGTTATCATTCAAGGTGGCGGTGGTGGTACTGGTGGTACGTCTACCATTACCATCGAGCGTCTGGACGGTTCCTCTCTGACTGTTATTTCTGGCGATGCTGCGGTCATTAACTTCAATTTTACCTCTGTAGATAACTCTGGCGATGATACTGGTAATGCTACTGGTGTCTGGTACGTCGGTAATACAAAGGTTGCTACACAGACGATCGTTCAGGGCAAGAACAGTTTCGATATTACCCAGTATCTACATAGCGGCGATAATACCGTCAAGCTTCAGGTGACCGACTCGGTTGGTTCCATGGGTACAAAGAACTGGTCTATCAATATCGTCGAGTTCTACCTTGAGAGCATTTTTGATGACACGCTGACTTACAGCGGCGATGTGACATTCCGTTTTACCCCGTATGGTAACATTTCCAAGACTATTATTTTCACACTGGATGGCCGTCGTATCGGTACTACTTCTACTGCCGTTACTGGCCGTCAAATGACATACACCCTGCCCGCACAATCTCATGGCGCTCACCTGTTGGAAGTCTCTATGACCGCCGAAATCAACGGTAAACAGGTCACAAGCAATACCATCTACAAAGACATTATGTGGGTCTCTGAGGGTACGAGCACTCCAATTATCAGCTGCGCCGTTCAGAAATATACGACTAAGCAGTACAGCACGATTGGTATTGTTTACACCGTGTATGACCCGGCAAGTTCTACCACTACCGTAAAGCTGAGTGTTGATGGTTCTATTGTCAGTACATTAACCGTTGGCCGCATTGCGCAGACTTGGAGTTTTAAATCGGCTGATATCGGTTCTCATACTCTGGAAATTACTTGTGGTGCTACTACCAAGACCATTACGGTAGAAGTGGAAGATCTCGGTATTACCATTGAGCCCGTGAAAACTAACCTGGCTTTTGATTTCAATCCCTCTGGCCGAACCAACGCTGACTCTAATCGCCTTTGGAGTGATGGCAACACCAAGATGACTGTTTCGGATAACTTTGACTGGTCTAACGGTGGCTATCAGATCGATGAAGATGGTGATACCTATTTCTGTGTTAAGGCTGGCACGACTGCTACGATCAGCTACAAGCTGTTTGCAGATGATGCTAAGAAGCTGGGTAAAAACTTTAAGCTCGTGTTTAAGACCACTAATGTCAAGAACTACGATGCTAAGGCTGTTACCTGTCTGAACAATGGTATCGGCGTAAATATTCAAGCACAGAAAGTCACGCTGACCAGCGCCCAGAACAGTATTGAGCTGCCCACTTGTGAAGATGACTTCATGGAGTTTGAGTTTAATATTCTGCCTGATAGTCAGTACAGGGAAATGGTTTTGTGGCTCGATGGCATTCCCTGCCGTGTTGAACTTTACGATGGCTCTGATAACTTCACGCAGCCGAATCCCACTGGTATTACGATTGGTTCTCCCGATTGCGATGTCATTGTATACCGTATGAAATCCTACATGATGAACTTGACCGACGATGAGATTCTGGACAACTTTATTGCAGATGCCAAGAACGCCGAAGAGATGATTGAGCGCTACACTCGAAACGACATTACCAATGTGAGTGGTGAGCTGCAGCCCGACTTACTGGCCGAAAAGTGTCCGAATCTGCGTGTTATCAAGATCTCTGCTCCTACCTTTACTACTGGTAAGAAGAATGAGGTTTCTGATACTACTATTCAGCAGATCTATAAGAACGGTCGTGCAATTGAGGATAACTGGACTGCTATTGGTTCTCATAAGGGCCAAGGTACTAGCTCTGACCACTATGGCGAATCTGCCCGTAACATTGATATCAACTGCAAGGGTGGTTTTACATTTGGTGATGACAACACTGGATCCACTTATGCATTGACTGAAAATAGCGTCCCTGAGAAGTATTTCAATATCAAAGTCAACGTTGCTTCGTCTGAGAATGCAAACAACGCCCTGCTGGCGGATGAGTTTAATAGCTTCAACCCGTATCTGCGCAAGGCCCGGCAGGACAATCCGAAAGTACGCGATACGATGGCTTTCTACCCTTGTGTTGTTTTCATTCAGGAGACTGATATTGCAAACTCTACCGTCTTCCATGATGGTCAGTGGCATTTCTATGCTTGTGGTGATATTGGCAACTCTAAGAAGAACAGTGACACTATGGGCATGGATCCAGAGAATCACAAGGAAGTTATCGTAGAAATCGATAACAACACTGATGAACAGACTCGCTTTCTGAGCGGTGATTTCTCACAGGAGACCTGGGATGGCGACCACAGCTTTGAGTTTCGTTATATTAACCCGAGCTGCACCGAGGAAGAGATTCAGGCAGCTAAGAATGCTTGGATTACTGTACAGAATTGGGTCGTGAATGCAGACGATGAGGAATTTAAGGCACACTTCGAAGACCATTTCATCAAGAGCTCTGCTCTGTTCCATTACCTGTTTACTGAGCGGCACACGATGGTCGATAACCGCGCAAAGAACGTCTTCCCACACACCACTGACCTGATTCACTGGGACTTCTGTTTCGATTACGATAATGATACCGCACAGGGCAATGATAACGAGGGCGGCCTGACTCTGACTTATGGTTATGAGGACACAGACACCATCGGCACTAAGAGTGTGTTTAATGCGGCAGACTCTAAGCTGTGGTGTAAAATTCGCGACCTGTTTGCAGATGACCTCCAGCAGATGTTTGTAAACCGTGAGAATGCTCTGGCTTGGAGTGCTAACCGTATCCTGAAGAAGTTCGAGGATTATCAGGACGTGAAGCCTGAAAAGCTCTGGATTATGGATATGCGCCGAAAGTATTTCCGCACCTACGAAGATAATGGCACAACCAGCTATCTGCCTATGATGCACGGCAATAAGCGGCACCAGCGTCGTCAGTTCCAGCGTTATCAGGAGAAATACATGTCTTCTAAATACACTGGCACTACTTGTACTTCGGACGACATGACCATTCGTGGCTATACTCCGACCAACTGGGCTGGTGTGAAACCGGATGGTACATTCCATATTACTCCGTATGCTGACACCTATGTGTCTGTGCGTTATGGCTCTAACCCTGTAAAGGTGCGTGGTAAGCGCGGCCAGACTTACGAGGTTAAATGCCCAATCGCTGCCATGAACGATACTGAGGTGTATGTCTACAACGCTTCTATCATCCAGAGTATTGGTGACATTTCTGGTTTCTACCCTGGCTACGTTGATTTCAGCCATGGCGTAAAACTGACTGACCTAAAGATTGGTTCTGCCGTTGAGGGATATGCCAACACGAACATGACTGACTTTGCAGTCGGTAATAACACTCTGCTTGAGCACTTAAATCTGCAGAATGTCCCTAACCTGAAGAAATCTATCAGCCTGACTGGATGCACCAATCTGGAAGAATTCCTTGCTGGTGGTTCTGGTATTACTGGTGTTGCATTCGCTAAGGGTGGCAAGGTCAAGAAAGCCGAGCTGCCTGCAATCGCAAGCCTGAGCGCTAAGAATCTGAATTATCTGACTGAACTCTCCATTGATGATTACGCAAATATCACTACGCTGACTATTGAGAATTGTACCACGATTGATGCTAAGGCAATGGTTGAGAAGTGTACGGCTCTGAATCGTGTGCGCCTGACTGGTTTCAATTGGACTCTGGAAGATACTACCCTTCTGAACCGTCTGTATGAGATGACCGGCCTTGATGAGAACGGCTATAATACTGACCATTCTGTCGTCGATGGCAAGGTTCATGTGCCGATTATTCGTCAGAAGGAGCTGGAGCTGTTTGAGGCCCAGTGGCCTGATCTATCTCTAACTTACAACACGATGATTGTTCAGTTTGCTGTCACGTTCGTCAATAAGGACGGGACAGTTCTGGATATCCAGTATGTCGATAAGGGTGCGAAGTTTGTTGATCCTGTGACTCGCTCTGACAATCCCATCGCAATTCCTACCTTCCCGAGCACTATCAGCACGGTCTTTACATTTAGTGGCTGGGATACCGAGTTGACAGCTGTATTCGACAATATGACTGTTACCGCTCAATACACCGAATCTGTGCGACAGTACACCGTTCGTTACCTGAATCGCGGTGCTGTTCTTCAGACTACTACTGCTCCATATGGCACGATGGTCCTCTATACCGGTGATACTCCTAGCTACACCACTGAGGAGACTGCTTTCAAGTATTACCTGTTCAGTGGTTGGGACAAGGGTGGTTATGTTACCGGAGACAAAGACATCAACGCGGTCTATGACATCTGCGAGTATGTGTCTGGCTATTTCGATGGTAAAGAGATCGGGGATTTACGTCCTGTTGAGATCTATGCAATGGAAAAAGTTGGCGTAGAACAGAATGTCGTAACTCCGATGGATGAGGTCACTATTCAGATGGGGCATGACTTCCATTATGATGATATTGTTGAGAAAGTATTTATTAGTGAGCCCACTGTATTTGATGGAAAAACATATGTTGATACTGGCACTTCCCTGTTTGATGAAGACAGGGATTTTGTTTTAGCTATCGATTATAAGATGGACTCTGGAAACTCTAACAATACTGTCTTAGCTCAGTGTTTCGAAACAAATGGTATGAACGGCTTCCGTCTGTGGAATTCGAATGGAGTCAAGGCAACATGGGGTACGGATTCTGTCAACGGAGCTGCCACTGATTCTCGCGATATGATGGTCATCCGTCATGTCAAGGGTGACAATGGGCTTTATGTTTATTTCTCTAATATTTATGGCTCTTCCTTTACGTATAGCAAGGTCGCCCGCACTCGAACCACCTCTACAAAGGCGACTCTAGTGTTTGGCTGTGCAAAGGCAGACGATGGGGCTTACGAGCGTTATGCCAAAGGCACTGTTTACTGGGCAAAGCTGTGGTGCGCAGACCTTGGCGATGGTGCTTGTAGACAGTTGGCTGCATGGACTCATGAGAATATTGTTTATCAGGTGGCAAACTTCAAAGATTACTATCTGAGTGATAATTCTAATCGCCGTTGTGGTATGACATTTATTCAGAAAGAGACTCTTGGCCGTTCCATGGCTCTGAGCACTTCAATGAACAATATCGGTGGCTGGGCTAAGACTTCTCTCCGCACTTATCTCGATTCTCGTCTTGTAGAGGCGCTTCCCATTGGTTGGCGTCAGCTTATCAAGCAAGTCAAGGTATCTAGTTCTGCCGGTGGCCGCAGTAAAGAAATCACTACATCTGATTGTTACTTCTTTATCCCCTCGGCTATTGAATTGGATTCCTCTATGTCTGATGAGCCGTATGTATACGAAGGACAGACCATTAGCTTTATGACTAACAACGCTTCCCGTATCAAGCATAACGCCGATGGTGAAGCTGTTGCTTATTATACTCGAAGCCCGAATGTCGCTTATGAAGGATATTTCTATGATGTCGAAGCAAGTGGCGAGGTTTATGGATTCCATTATCCGTCCGAGGCTTTGAATGTAACTACGATGTTCTGTGTATGAGGAGGTGACGAGAGTGTACTATAAGGTACTTAAAAATGGTCGAGTAATCGATGCTCTTGACCGTCTGCACTTTGTAAAATATCAGCCCAAGCACGATATTATGGTGAACTGTACCGAAGATGAAGCACAGGGCGTTATCAGCAGCAACGGTAAGTATATCTGGCACGTTGACGGCCATTACCTGATTCCTTCCCCAGAATATGACACCGTGACGCTTGAGCCGATTGACAAATACGAATATGACCAAATCAAGGTCTTGGGAGGGACAACTCCTGAGGCCATTATTGATGCCTATACACTGACGTTAATTCAAGGAGGTCTGCTGTAATGGAGAAGATTTTCACTAAGTTCGTCGAGAGTATGCATCGACTTTATAAGAGTGGAATGGTACAGGATAAGTTTGTGGAGGGCCTGCTTGAAGACAAGAAGATCTCTTTGGATGATTACCTGTACATCGTGAACGGAAAGGAGGTGTGATATGTATACTTTTTTGATTAACGAGGATAACACTATCACCGCAAGTCTGACTGAGCGTATCATGCAGCGGAGCAAGCTGGTGGACAATCTGCACTTTTTGGCTGATCAGACATACAAAGGTGCCGACATGGGCGAATATACCGTTATGCTGGAGTATGTTTTGCCTGTGAGCAAACGCTATAAAACTGAAATTCTACAAAAATCAAAAGATCTGTATAAGAACCGACTGGAGTATCTTCTTCCCTTTGATACGGGCCTGACCAGTGAGGCTGGTGACATTGAGTTCCAACTGACCTTCCTTCATGTCGAAATGAACTCTGAAGGACAGACGATTCAGCGCGTGCGCAAGGCTGGCCCCGGCGTTGTACATATTATTCCAATCAGTAAGTGGTCTGATTTGATTCCAGATGAAGCACTGAGCCCGCTTGACCAGCGTATTATTGCTCTTGAGGCTCTGAATAAGGCAATGGTTGACCGTCTGAATACTAGTCTGGATAACAAGGCCGACAATATCACCTATGATGATGAGCACCGCATCCAGCTTACCTCTAATGGCAAGCCGATCGGTAATGCTATCAAGATTACAACCGAAACTGTCGAGACGGATGACGGTTCTCTGCGGGTGGTTCCGTTCTAAGCCATCCGCTTCTATAAGGAGGCAACGATGGCACAAGCAAAATATTCAAAACTCGGCTATGGTAATGCCGAAGATGTCGAGGCCGCTATCGCCCTCGGCTTATTGGACGGTAAAGACCTCATCATTACAAAGGACACTTCGGAATTTATGTACGTGCGAGACGATTTGTCGGTACAGACGATTACTCCGCGTACTCGTATTTTTGAAACAGTCTCTGCGGCAAACGATGCTTTAAATGATGATGAGGCCACTTATGCCGGGCAAACAGTTATGATAAAAGATGAGAAGGGCAAATACGCTCCGTGGGTTGTACAGAAAAGTGCGGCCACGGGGCGCTTTTTAGTTGAGCCTTTTTACATCACACCTACGAATTTTCAATGGACTGAATTTTAAAAAAGGAGGAAGACAATGGCAGAAGTAAAATTTGCGTATGGCACGAAAGCCCGGTTTAATGCACTGGATGTTCGTGACAACGACACTCTATATTTTCTGACTGATACTCTTCAGTTTTATAAAGGCAATCAGGAATATGGTAAAAGTGCAAAGATTGTAAGCGTCCTGCCTGAGGCTAATCAGGTACAGGGTGTTATTTATTTCCGCATGACCGATTACACCATGCATATCTGGAACGGCACTGAATTTCTGCAGCTGAACAAGAAAACCGTTACTCAGATTCCGGCAGATGGTGCTACCAATGATGACATGCCTACTACCAAGGCTGTTGCAGACTATGTACAGGCTAAGATCGAGCAGGTCGAGGGCAAGAAGGGCTTGTATGTCAGTGACGTTACTTATAGCGATGGTGTTATCAGTGTCTCAAAGAACGATGAGCCTGTCAAGACCACTCTGACTGGTGTTGTCCACGCGCCCACTTATGACCCGGACACCCGCACTATCAAGATGCCCGTGTTTGGCGGTGACGAGCTAACTATTGCTCTAGGTAAGGATCTGGTTGTTAAGCGTGGCGTGTATAATAACGCAACCCAGAATATCGAGCTGACTATTACGACTGGTGAGGTTATCAAGATTCCCGTTGGTTCCCTGATTGATATTTATGTCGGTGTTGCTACTTCTACGGCTGAGGTTACTGTTTCGGATGATAATCGAATCTCTGTCAACGTCAAGGTCTCTACTAAGGCAGACAATTCTATCGTGATTGAAGAGGATGGTTTGTATGTAGCTGTGCCCGATGCTTATACCAAGACTGAGGTTGATTCAAAAGTTAAAGCTGTACAGGATGCTTTGACTAACCATACCAGTGATACTACGGTACATATTACCGCTGCGGAACGTACTGCTTGGAATGAAAAAGTCACCCATGCGGAACTGACTGCTTCTCATGATGATGCTGTAGATAAGGCTGCAAAGGACGCCACGGTAAAGGCAAATCAAGCATTGGCAGATTCTAAGGTGTACTCTGATGGTCTGAATTCTGCAATGGATACTCGTGTGAAAAATGTCGAAGGCGCGCTCACTTGGAAGAATTTGGCTGAATAATCTATATCCCCTGCTGGCTTATGGTGCTACGGCTCTGTACGGCTGGCAGGGTTATTTTTATCGAAAAGGAGCTTACGATGTCAAAATTATCACTTTTAGAGATTAACCAATCTCAGCTCGACACGACTCCAGTGATTGATGGACAACTTATCGTCTGTCTTGACACCGGAAACGCCTATCGAGATTCTACTGCAGCTCATGTAAAAATCGGCAGCGATTTGGAGGTTGTGAGCGAACTTCCCTTGGCTCCTCTCGCCAATAAAATCTACTTTTTAAAGCCAGATAAGCTCTATATGAGCAGTGGTGGCAACCTTGTTTTACTGAACAGCTCGTGTCCGGTCATGACTGGTGCTACTGGTGTTTCTGACGGTCACAGTGGCCTTGTCCCCGCCCCCGAAAAAGGCGCTCCAAACAGATTCCTTCGAAGTGATGGCTCATGGAGTGTCCCTCCCCGGGATGAGTATAACGAAGCCACCTCTACTATTGCGGGTTTGATGAGCGCTACGGACAAAGAGAAACTTGACGGCATTGACGACAACGCAAATCATTATGAACACCCGATGTATACCTCTCACGTCAATGGGTTTTATAAAATCACTGTCGATTTGAATGGCCACGTATCAGAGATAAATGAGGTCATTAAATCAGATATTACTGCACTCGGCATTCCAGAAAAAGACACTCAATATGAAGAAGTCACTCAGCGAGATGCTGGACTTATGACTGCGGATGATAAAAAGAAATTAGATGCTTTTGCAGATTCTAGTTCTTATGCGCTCAAGGCTGACATTGTTGCTGTTTATCGTTATAAAGGCAGCGTGCCTTCTATTGAGGACCTTCCTACTGAGGGTCAAATCGTTGGTGATGTTTACGATGTGGCTGATGGTATGAATTATGCATGGGATGGCACTAAATGGGATGCTCTTGGGCAGCGATTTACTGTAGACCGCATCACCGAAGAAGAGATAGATAAAATTCTGGCTAGTTGAGAAAGGAGGTTATTGAATGGCGATTTTAGATTTTGAAGGATTTCAATATTTCTTCAGTGGATTAAAAAGTATTTTTGCCGCGAAGTCACACACCCACGATGAACGGTATTATACGGAATCCGAAATGGATGGAAAGCTGGCTGGGAAAAGCAATACAGGGCATACACACGATTTAAGTGCAATGATAAACACGCTTACAACTGGTGGATCCGTTCCTGTTGACGCTGATTTTTATATATCTCAGTATGTAGGTGGCGGCACCACGACTACCTCTTACCATAGACGCCCAATGAGCGCACTTTGGAGCTATATTAAAAGAAAAGCAGACAGTGTATATCAACCAAAAGGTAGTTATGCTGCTGCGAATCATACACATGCCTATTTACCATTAAGTGGTGGCACAATGAGCGGCCAAATCAAACGAAATGCCGGCTGTTCTTGGATTAACGATAGAGATAGTGCCATTGTGTATGGACCAAGTAGTGGTACAGGTTCTGGTTACCATCCTGTTGTAGGACAAAAGACACCATCTGGTGCGTGGACGATTGGCACATACGATGATGAAAGACTGATTTTTGACTATACAAAAGATACTGATAAAAAAGCTGGTACGAACAATGCAATTCAAGTCTACCTTCCAGCACAAGCTGGTACAATTATCACTTCGGCAACGATTGGAGCACAAACGGTCGATACTGCAAAAAAGGTTGCCGATTCCAACAATTCCAAGGCTACTACTTTTGCTTATTCCAAATCTGGTATGAACTATACTGATTATACGTGGCTGGCTGCTTGGAACGGTTATGAACTGAGAGCGGTAAATAAGAGTCAGTTTGCGCAAGCTGGGCATACACACACTTCTATAAATTCTCTTGGTGCTAAAAATGCTCAAACTGGTCGCACTCAAGCATACGGCAATGTCTATTCTTACAATTCAAATGCTTCTGCTCATAATGGGATGCCTACCACTTACACTTCGACAATTGGATTTGGCTGTGGAGCAGGTGGCACAGTAGAGCTCTGTGGAGAATGGACAGGTGGCCGTGGACTTTGGACAAGGGCTTTACGAGATACGACGGATAATTGGTTCAGCTGGCAACGGATTTATACGGACAATTATCATCCAATTGCTGACGTAGCTAATTCTGTTGCTTGGAATAATGTGAGCGGGAGGCCAGACCTATACACAAAAGCACAAGTTGACCAGCTGTTAAAGAAAGCGATGTACAGTGAAGGAAAACTAGTAGGAACCGGCAACGTGACTTATAGTTATAATAGCGATGGCACATTAGTCGTTCCGTCCACGAGCGATTACATTAAAATAGTTAGCGTTTCTGATAACACCACGTATCATTCATATACGGTTCCCATAAATACAAAAATGGTTATTGGAACTACTCTTCATACTAATGATAGTCGGTACTATGGAAGAATAACTTTTGATACAAACGGCAAAATAACTTGTGTTGGTTACGATGCCTACAATAAAAGTTATACTTGCACTTATTATATTGAAGCTTATCAGTATTATTGATAAAGAGGTGATGAAATGATTGTAGATAAATTAGTATGGACTGGATATGGTTATGTTAATAAGAGTGCTTCTATAAATCTTACTATTCCTTCCTATGTAAATTACATAGTTATTAAATGTCCTTCTTTCAAAATCAATGAAATTAAAATTGTCAAAGGCTGTACAACAAATATCGGCTCTTCAAGTGTATCTTATAATTCAAATAATACTTTAAAACTATCTTCTACAAGCAATAGCAATGAGGGGTACTTATTGTGGTTTGAAGGATATCAGTATCTTTAAGCTAAGGAGGAACTATGTCTCAGGAAATATTAAAACCGTTTCTTCTTGATGTGACTGGTCAGCAAATCGTAATAGCATTGCAAGGCATCGCCGAACAGCTGACCGCCATCAAAGAGGAACTGCAGAAACAAAATCAAAGTACAACAGACACACCGTCCGAATAAAAAGAAAGAAGTCCTCAGCTTTTTAGCTAAGGACCTCTTCCCCACATACATATTAGAGTAGGTAATACATAATTTGCTCGACGAAAGTAAATCATGCTGTAGCACTACTATATCATGATGTGCAAAATTTGTCAATATAAAAAGAATCGAGGTGATTAAAATCGTATGGACGAATTATTGAATTTTTTCCTAAATCATCTCGGCTCAGTGATGGCCGGGAGCGGCGGATTGATCGCCGTTGTTATGTCAGTGGTACAAGTCTCTAAAATCGAGATCAATCCGTGGTCTTAGGTAGCCACTCACATTGGAAACGCCCTGAATGCCGGCGTGATGAACGAGATCAAGGAAACTAAATCCGAGCTCAAAGATATTCGCTCCGAGCAAGAAGAGACTCGTAAAAAGCTAGACAATCACATCGAAAAGGGTGAAGAAACCAAAGCTGACGGTTATCGTAGTCAGGTGCTGCGCTTCAATAATGAGCTTGTTCGCGGGCTCGGCCACACCGAAGAGGACTTTGATGATATCCTTGATGTCATTGGGAAGTATGAAGATTATTGTAAGACTCATTCCAACTACAAGAACAACAAGATGCCCTTCGCCATCAAGAACGTGGGGCGCGTATATGACGAAATGCTACGCACTAATGGTTTTTTGAAACCCAAAGAATAAGATCACGTGATTCATGACCTCGAACGATGTGTTCGGGGTCTTTTATTTTTATCAGGAGGTTTATTATGATGGACTTTATGAATCAGGTTGTTGCTACTATTGCCCAGCTAGTCGTCGCAGGTGCTGGTACTGCTTTTATGGTCTATGGCATCCCCTATCTCAAGAAAATTGGCGTCTATAAGCTTGTCCAGATGACCGTTCGCGCTGCTGAGAAGGTCGGCGCAACTGGTGTTATCAAGAAGGCTGACAAAAAAAAGTATGTTATCGCTGCTCTTGAAAAGATGGGCGTCAAGATTACTCCGACTATCGACATGATGATCGAGGCTGCCGTCAAGGAGCTGGACATTCAGAATGAGAAGATTGAGAACGAGTTGAAGAAGAATTGAGGTGCGCCACATGGCAGTAAATACATACTCAATGAAAAAAGATTGGAACAAAAAGGTGTCTGCTCATTTTTCCGTCTATGAGTTTGCCTGTTCCGACCATAGTGATACCGTTCTAATCAGTACGGAACTTATCTCCATTCTTGAACAGGTGCGGGCTCATTTTGGTAAGCCTGTCCATATCAACTCCGGCTACCGCTCCCCTGCTTACAATATTTCTATCGGTGGTAGTCCTCGCAGTCAGCATTGTCTTGGTTTGGCAGCGGATATTACCATCAAAGGTGTTGACCCGATTCGAATTGCGCTATACTTGGCTTCCATGCCCTATTTCCAGAAGCGGGGCGGCATCGGCTATTACAGTCGAGTACAGCTAACGGGAGGCTTTGTTCATGTTGATGTGCGGAGCTGGAAGTCTCGCTGGATCAGTAAGGCTGGAACTGCTTATGTATCAGTGAGTAAAATCATGCCTACGATTCGTCAGGGCGCGAAAGATTGCACTGGCGGCATCTCGTATACAGTCACCGTGCTGCAGAGACATCTAGGCGTAAAAGCGGACGGTATCTTTGGAGTAGGCACTAAGACAAAACTGATGGAATGGCAAAAGGCGCATGGCTTGAGTGCTGACGGTATCTGTGGGCCAGCTACATGGGGTTCGTTTTGATGGCGGACAACCAGAAGACATTGCGTGCAGGAGATAAAATTAAATTAGACGGAATTTTATTTTCAAACAGCCAGACTCACTGCGGAATGAAGCGCCGGGGTGAGTGGTATATCTACGATGGAAAACTCGTCAATGGGCGGTATCGAGTGACAAATCTTGAAAGTCGTATTGGTAAGTATCCAATCTCAGTAAATGTGTCAGGCTATGTTGAGCCAAGCGATATCGAGCTGATATAAAACGAATGGGGTATCAATCCTTAATTGGACTGGTACCCCATTTTTTAGCGTTGGATTATTTTATATCTTCTTGAAGCCACTGTTTCCAGCCTTCGATTGTTCTGGGACAGTTGTCCTGTTGAGCCACAATTTCGTTCAATGCTGCTGCAAGCTCTTTATCGCTCATTTCGCGGATAGCTTGTGCTTTGTTGTTTTTGCGACCGAATTCATCTTCGCTATGCTTGTGAAAAATAAATCCGAGTGCGATATCAAGTATTTTTGGATTGTTCATGATTCCACCTTATGAAGTACAATTGGCGCGTCATCAGGATTGGCCGCGACAGTCATAGGAGATAACCACTTTAAGATAAGTTTTCGTTCTTCGGGCTGTGTCTTTGGGCCTGTCCAGAAATGATGCCAATGACCGCGACGCATATGAGGACGTGGCGAATTATGTCCGCTTTGATTGCGCTCTGGCCACTCAGACTGCTTGCGTATTTTTTGTTGTCTTATCGCCGCTCCAACACGAATGCCAACGTCCCACTTTCGAATTTCAGAATATTTATCCTTGAGTGTTTTTCCTCTTTTGGTGATAAAAGACTGTTCAGAACTTGGCGTGATTTCTGCGTTCTGTGCAAGAATATATAATATTACTTGAAGGATTTGTTTTAGAAATATTTTTGTTTCTGCTGAATCCTGCATCGCTCTTAATGCCAAACGTTTTTGCTCCAATATGAATGGAATAGCTGAATATATCTCCGTTGTCAGTAAGAAAAACCGGTTTTAATTCTTTATCTCCATTGATAACATCATATTCTAATGTCACAAAGAACCCATGTATTTTATCTGCCCTATAATATGTGTTTGGAAGTTCCACATAAAAGCACGGATACGGAAGCTGCAATAATATTTCGTTAGGGACATCGAGTTCTCCGTCCTGCTCAAACAAAAGGTCTTTTAAATCTTCGTCAATAACATAGACCTCTTTACTTAGTCGCCACGGGGCCAACGCAAATATCGCCTGAGCTATAGATGTTATCTCCATTCTTATATCAATAGGGAGCTTGTTTAAATCATATCCTTGAGATGCCACCGCCAACGCAGCGCTCATAGGGGCGTAGCACCATTCAGGCCACTTTCCCAGATTTGGTTCCCCGTTTGCATTATGAAACATTTCCATCTGCTCCCATGCTTTAGGGTAATGCGCCGTAATTTTTTTCAAAATATCAAGCGGAAGATACGTTTCTTTTTTCATGATTCGAACTCCGGCATCATGTAAATATTTTCAGCTTCTTGGTGCGTTTTATTCCAAACGTTCAATATTTGTTTCGGAGTGATTGAGTGGGATTTTTCAAAAGAAAGCTGAGCATTATAATCGAGTTCAGATATCGCGTTTAACATAAAAACGACTTGCTCTCTTGTAAGTTTGCTTAACCAATTTTCGACGACAATATCAAACACTTTATCTGCAGTCCACTCCATAAGAAGCGAGAGCTCTTTCTCCTCATCTTCCGGTTTCCTTTTTGAAGGAACCATAAAATTCATCATATTTGTAGCCGGAAAAACACTAAATCCATCATCCCATATTTTTTGATATTTTTTCATGACCAAATCAAATTTCATATGATATTCTTTATTCAAATCCATGGCGCTAGCATAAAGTTGAATATAGCGCGAATGCAGTTCTTCATAAATGTCCATATTGCCCCACTCCTTTGTATAAATTGTATCATACGGATAACAAGAATTCAAGAAAAGGCGCAGGATTACTCCCACGCCCATCATGAATATATCGTTGTTCAAATGCGATTTTCAATTTTAACGCTGCTTATGTAATGGCGTCACTAGGACGCCGGGGCTGCTGTGTCACATCAGAACTCTTACGATTAAGACTCAAAATCGGATTCGACTACGGTGCTAGTGGTGTAAAATTCAAATTGGTGTCAAAGTGGTGTAAAACGATTCCGAAATAGATGATTTTAGTCGTAATATCGATGTTTTTCAACCATTGAGCAAAATTAGGTATATTATACCTTACTTTCCCAAGATTCTCAAGCCTTGTTCCATTCCTTTTTTTCAGAGAATGTTACAAATTTGGCAAAAAGAGCGGAAATTTCAGGCATGATGC